TGATCCCCCCCAAAGCCCCCCCCGTCATGCCCCCCAGACCCCCCCCCAACTCCCCCATAGACCCCCCCTGATTCCCCCCCCCCCCTGAGCACACTCTCCCAGGCATGACAAAACCCCGCCAATCTCTCGACTGACGGGGTTTTGCTCCTAGCTGCTAGTGGGCGAGCACGACTCCTACTGTCGTGGCTACGATCACGGCCAGTCCGCCGCCGATCAGGATTATCATGGCGGTCGCGTTGCTCATGCCCCCGCGAAACCACTCTTTGGCCAGCCACTCACGCATTTCATGTCTCCGATCCCACCGCATCCCTTGCAGTGTACTTCTAGTATAACCACCGCATCCGCATCATGCAAGTCACCGCATGAAACTAGCCCGGCCGCATGGCCAGGCTAGTCTCTGCGATCCCTACCGACTAGACCGGCATCGCCTGCCAGTCGTTGTCGAACGGGGTAATGACCCGCACGTCTGCCGGGGTGAGCATGATGCCCGTGCCGACAATCTCGCGAGCGTTGACAATCTCGCGGCACGGCCGACCGTGGGTTGTCTGCACGTCCGCATAGTAGTCGCTGTCACCACAACGGCCAATGATCGTTGCATACATGAGCGGCGAGTCCACAAGGCCGACAATGACGCCGGTACCGACGATGAAATCTCCCATGAGGGTAGAAGTCTCGGACATGTCGGGCTCCTTTCAAGCCGGGGTATCTATCTGAGAACTACACTACACGCTCGGCACCGCATGCGCAAGTCTATCAGGATTCTCCCAGAATTGACAATCCCCAGCCGGGAATGTTCACCAACTGGGGACTGTACTGCGATATCAGACACTTAAGTGTATCACATGTCCCGTAGGTAGTCCAGTATCAGGGCCATGTCTCCCGCGTCAATGTGGCGAGCGCTCACGGCATGCCCGGCACCCGTGACGAGTACGCGAGCGCTGCCATCCCGCGCGATCCATAGCTCGCGAGTCGTGCCATCGGGTAGTGTCAGCGTATGCACGCGGTCGCGTCCCTCCCGCGTGAGTATCGCCGTATGCCTGTCCGGTCGCTCGCGCTCGGGTACGGCGGCTGCCGCGTGACGCTCCCGCTTCCAGGTTTCCAGGTCCAGCACATTTCCCATGCTGCTAGGCTACCCGATAGACCGTGCCAGTCATGTAGGTGACCATCGGCGTGTCACCGGAGGCTAGCCAGGCGGATAGGCGGGACCGGACGATACCGGGCGTGACGCTGCCATGTCCGCGAGCGCGGCTCACGTCCAGCGTGTCCACGACTGCCGGGGGTGCCGATCCGTCAGCGGGCTCCAACCATACGGTAGCCGACTGACCGCCGCCTGTCTCGGCGGTCGCGATCCAATCGCCGGAGTCATCTCGCACTGTCGTGCTCACTCGCAGACGTTCACTGTCCATGCTTCCAGCCTATCACACTCACACTCCAACTCGATTGTCCGACTTGACCGGCGTATAGACTTTGCTCGCGCCAGATACCGGGAGCTTGTATCCGTATCGTGCAAGGCGGAACCGGAGCGCACCATGCGAGACACCGAGTCGGAGGGCGAGTCGATAGAGGGGGACGCCATCGTTTTGGTGCACGTCGGCCACTAGCCGCGTGTATTCCTCGGCCTCGGCTCGGTAGGTCGGGCTGTTGGCGCGTACTTGCTGTGCGTAGGGCTGTAGTGCCTTCAATCGTGCTAGTTTGTCCGGGTCCGGCTCGATGAATGTGCGGGGCTCGCGTTGTGCCTTCACGGGCAACTCTGGTACGCTGGCATCCTCGGGAGCGGCCGGGATGAGATTTGCATCTCCGGCTGTGGCGACGATCTGCCGGACGCGCTCGCGGGTGAGCCCGGACGCATCCGCAATGCTTTGCAGGGTCCAGCCTCCCGCGCGTAGTCGCGCAATGTATGTGTCCCGCTCCTCGCGCTCCTGTTGCGCTAGTATCTGTGATACCCAACTGGGGAGGGTATGGTTTGTCTTACGGTGTTCCAATTCGGTTGTCATTCGGAGTTGTAGCTTTCATTACATGCCGCCCAGCACCATATAACGATAACATACAAACGTCAACTACGCAATAGGCATCCGTAAATATCCTACCAGTACGTAAGTTGGTTGTCAACTTGCAGTTAGAGCGGGGAGACTTCCACGTTAGGGTCACCCTCGAACAATGCTTCGGCCTGATCGAACGTCAGTGTTCCATCGGCTTCGTAGCCGGAGTCCTTCTGCCAGGCTCGAACGGCACTGTCTGTCAACGATCCCCACGCGCCATCTCGGTCGGCGTGGGCGTCGGAGTAGCCTAGCTCGGCCAGTCTGCGCTGCAAGTGATGCACGCTCAGTGACTTGCGCGTCTTGGCCTGCACGACTGGGACCAGTCGGGACAGGGTTACTGTGTCACGCTCGGCACCACTGACGACCGCGTTAGCTGCTGCGGGTGCACTCGGCTTGCGTGGCTTGCGCTTGGGAGTCTCAGCCTCGGGCTCCACGCCCGGCTCGGCGGGTACACCAAAATCCTGTGCGTCCTCAGTGGACACCGGGTTGACTTCCGGCTCAGTTTCTGATACGTCTTCACTCATGCGTACCAGTGTACCATACGCGGGAGCAGGACGTGTCAGTCCTCGAACGGATCGTACTCGTCATCGAGTCCAATCCACTCGCCGGGGTCCATGTCCTCGTAGAACGTGTCCACGTAGTCACCCGCGTAGGGGTCGAACCCCAGATCGCTCGGCTCGTCCGGCTCCCAGTCTCGCTCGTCCTCATCCATGTCTAGATTCTACTCCTGTTCGGGGAGAGTGTCAAATCCTGCCCAGTCGTTCATGGCGAGCCAGTAGGTATTGTATCCGGACAGGGAGTCATCCGCGCTTGCTGCACGCTGCTCAGCGGCCCAGGCTTGGTATTCCTCGCCCAGCTTGGCTACATGGTCAGACTGCCAGGCGGATTCCATCTCCTGAATGACTGCGCGCTCGTAGTCCTCAGGGTCCGCGTATGTCGTCTGTGCCATGTTCAGAGTCTACCAGTCCGATCCGTACATGTCAAGTGTACTCCAACCGAGAGTCTAGGGCGTGGTGATGGGCCAGCCTAGGCTCCCGGCCAGGGTTATCATCCCTGCTCCGGACCCAGCCGGAGGAAAGTCTATGGGATGGTAGCGACATGATACCTGCTCAGATTCTAAGAACCTTCGGCCCTACGGACCTGCCAATTCGCCTTTACCGCTTGGCTTTGACCATCCTATGAAGTTTATGTGCTGAGCCATTTTGCCATACGCCGCTCAGCTTGGCTGCTTATCCACTCATTGTGTACGACAGTTACGGTGGCCGCTACTGCCTCCCCGCCTTCCGGAGGCGATGAATATAGTGTAACACACTCCGGGACAGGATGCAAGTCATCTCAACTCAACTCAACTCAACCTCTGTTGAGTATGGCGACCGCAATAGCTGCTAGGGCCAGTACGACAGCCAGCGGCACCAGTACAGGGGTCCATATAGCCAGTACAGCGACCGCTACAGCCGCGAGAACCAGTACGGCGGCTCCCAGGGCCAGCCAGACAATCTCAGACAGCCAGCGCCTCATTCCAGGCCTTGACCTTTCCACACCTTGTCCAGGTCCGATACGCTCCGATTACGATTCTTTGGTGCACCGGCCACGGGGACGGCGGCAGGCTCGGCCACACCGAGCAGGGTACGCGGCCGGGTCCGTATTCGGACGATGACCAGTACGACGATGAGCGCGACCACAATGGCCGCGCCGATGATTCCCAGGACTAGCTCTAGCATCCTCTCAGGATAGCACGAAACCCTCCCGACTGCAAGTCAGGAGGGTCCGCGCAAGGCCTATCAGCCTAGGATGCTGAACACCTTGTCCGGCTCGATGTCCACCGAAACCTCCATGAGGGAGGCTCCCACGGGCTCTACGATCAGGTGCTTACCGAAGTCGATCCGGAGAACCTCGCCGGAATCGACGTGGATGAAGTCGCCTCGGGGCGTCTGTGCGAGCGCACCGCCGAAGTCGATCAGCATGCCCGGCTGGACATTCTCAGCGTGGATGGTGAATGCCATTTCTCTAGGGTCCTTTCCTTGTTCCGACCTTGTGTTTATATACTACTACGGATCTAGCTGACTGTCAAGCCAGCGTGTCCCGCAGGAGATAGTCGCGGATGACGACCGCACTGTAGTCCATGAGCCAGCCGCGGAATCCGTCCTCGTCCGACGTGTCGATCTGCTCGACATCGACCTCGTTCGCGGCCAACTCCACGATGACGTTGATCCGATCCTCCACGCGCTCCGGCGTGACCTCACGAGTGAGCGGACCGGACGCCATGTCCACCTCGAACGCGCGCGATCCGTAGTCCACAGTGTAGACATACCCGTGAGCATTCCCGCCCTCCAGGTGAGCGATGAAGTCCTCCACGGCCTCGACCGGGGACATAGCCTCGTCGGACGGGACCGAGAGAGTCACCAGGGGCTCCTCGTTGACGGGGAACAGCGGGACGTATCCGCCCCGGATCGCCTCGTCCAGGGTCACGGCCCCGGCCTCGATCAGGTACGGCCAGTCCAGGTCGTCCTTGTTGAACTTGGTCATCGTAGCATCCTTTCCTCAGTGGTTGCTTGCTACGTTATCAGTATAGCAGACAGTCCCTAGACTGTCAACGTCCGCGACCGGCCGGATGTGCGGCCATGCTCCGCTGACGCGCGGCACGCGCTCGGCGCGTTCGCAGCCAGTCCACACCCATCCAGGCGAAGCCGATGGCCGCGAGCACGAAGCACGGGATCGAAAGGTCTTGTGCGTAGGTCATAGTCCTACCTTACCAGTCTAGGTCTTGATAGTCAAGCCACGCGGCGACCGACCGCGCGCCAGTGCCGGGTGATCCCCGCGTTGCTCTTGAGCGGCCTCCCGCAGGCACAGGTCGCCTTGCCATGCACCTTGTCCTCGGAGTAGTCCCAGGTAACCTCGTGCTGCTGGAGCGCAGCATTCACGCGCTCGATCCGCTCGGAGATTTCCGTCCTGGTCTGGCTCATGCAACCATTATAGCAACTATCGCCCGCGAGCGCAACCGGCCGGTGCACCAAAGGAACGCTGAGCACAGACGAAAGGGCCGGGACTCGTGGTCCCGACCCTCTCGCTTAGTCCTCGTAGTCGAAGTAGTCGCTGTCCGGGTCCAGGTCCAGCATCCACTCGTGATCCGGGTCCAGTCCGGTCCGGCTCTGCCGGGGTCGGTCATCGGGCTCCTGGTAGAAACCCTCGTCCTGGTAGTCCTCGTACTCATCCATCCTGGCTCCTTTCCTGCCAATACGTCAAGTATAGCACTAGGCCTAGATGTTCACAAGTCCTGTTAGGGGCCGGATGCTGGCAGCGGGGACTAGCTGAGGCTTGACGCCCAGCTTGTCCGCATAGCGACGTGCCTGGCTGTAGTAGGCGAATAGCTTGCTCCCTACTCGCCACTGATCCCGTGTGTTCATGTCAGAATGCCTCCGTCCAGCCATCCTCGCCCGGCAGGACGTACCCATCGAACGCACCTTCCGACCAGAATCGGCGTCGCCAGTTCGTCCAGATGATGGCCTGAGCCTGAGCCGGAAACAACTGAATGTCCGTCTCTCGGGACCAGATACGCGCAGCCTTACGCACGGCGTCCTGTGCCAGTCGCGAGCGCCGCTCAGTGACACGCGGCATGGTACCTTCCGAATAGCGAGTGTTCACCGCGGCGGACCACATATGCCTGTCGATGCACACGGCGTCAGTCTCACCCGCGTGCAAGATCGAGAGATAGAACGCTCGGACCTTAGGGCCAGTCAGGACCGCGAGCGGATCGGCCAGCCTGTAGATGGAATCGGCGGCGACCAGGCCTCGGCGGAGATAACCGCTCCGGAGACCACCATGCTCTAGGAATCGCGCGGCCATCGAGATGTTCTCTCCCCATCCCTGCAAGGGACTGAGCGCCGCGATGATACCGGAGACGGCCGAAACTGTGCAATCGTACTTGACTGCCAGACCACTGGCGATGTTGTGCGCGTCAGCGTACCAGTCGAGACCCTTCTGAATCTCATCCGGCGTGGAGACTCGGAGAATGCGAGTCAGATTCCGAACGGACGGCTCGGCGTGCTTGGTCATGGAACGAGTATAGCAGGCCTTCTACCTTTACGCAAATTACATAGGGCATGACTAGGACGGACGTTATCTAGTGAGTCACTTCCGCCATCGGCTAGAGATATCACATGGTCACGCCATAGAGACAATTCCCATCCGGGGAATGGAGACCTTTTTGGTGCACCGATGTCTATAGGTTCACCGCACAAGTAGCAATCTGTACCCCAACGATCAAGCATGTCGGATTCCGAGAATACCTCATGACCCGCACCATACATGCGAGCACGTCTCAGTCTACCTGATTCAGCCAATGCCTCTTTGTTCGATTGGCGATAGTTCAGCTTGGATCGCAGAATCTCGGCTCGATTGTCCTGTCGATATTGAGATTGCCTGTCCCTAATCGTATTGGCATTCAGTCGCGCATAGTCCTGCATATAGTGTCTATGACAGAACCCTTTAGCATATTCGCGATCCCCGCAAACTGTGCAGACTGTGGCAGTCTTACGACGTTTCGGCGGCATGGGAATCTTCCCGCGTAGTGCCTGATTGTAGTGAGCTACGCAAAGTCCGCGCGCCTCTACAGGCTTGGAACATAGCTCACACGTCATAGAACCATTCTAGCATGGTTCACGTTGTTCGATGCTTAGGCAGCATCTGAGTCGCGGACGGCCGCACGGCGAGCATCCTGTCGCGTACGCGCTCGGCGGGTGCGCCGATCCTGGTGCGGGCTCGCCGCACTGGACCGCCGAAGCTCGGACATGGCCCGGTATAGGGCCTCATTCCGAACCGGCTGGAACTTCTCGCTCTTGCTCATGTCTCAAGTATAGCAGACTTTCTCTCCGGGATGCAACTCGTCCCGGAGTTTTGGTGCACCGGGCGCAAAGCGAAAGCCGGGACCTTTCGGCCCCGGCTCGCTCGGCTCCTTTCTAAGCCTGTCGATAGTAGCTGTACGGCGTCTCCGAGTAGGTCGCCTGGTAGGCCTCGGGGAATGCCTCGGCCAGCAGCTTGCGGTCGATGGCGGTGCTCTTGGAGTCGATCCGCGTGGCGACCGTCACGCCCTGGTAGGTCAGGTGCTTGGCACCGGCCGCGATTTCGGCCAGTTCGGCCTGGAGGGCCTTCTTCTCGTCGGCCACGTCACGCGCGGCCTTCTCGATGGCCGCAATCTCGCGCTGACGCGCCAGGATCGCGACGCCGCGCTTCCCGATCTTGGCCGTGTCCGACTCGACGGTGACGACCTTGCTCGTGGTGATGGTGGACATGATATCCTTTCCGGCTTTCGCCTTCACAGTCTCTCGGCCTTGACCCTGTGTCCTTGGCTCTCGTCCTGCGATACCTAAAGCTTACAGTACCTAGCGACGAGTTGTCAAGTCAGGATTCGAGAACCGGCGTGAATTGCTGAATGCGGGCCTCGGTGGTCTGCTGAACGTCCTGGTGGTACTTGATCCATGCGGCAGTGCCAACCTTCTTCCGGTAGAGAATCGCGAGCACAAGGTCCCGATTCTGCTCGGCGTAGGCCTCGGCCTCACTGCGAAGATAGACGAGAGAGGACCGACCCGTGGTGAGTGCCGGGTGCGGCAGCCGACTCTCGGTGATCTTCTCCTGTCGAGCGAGATTGTAGACCTTGCTCATGCCATGCTGAGCGTATCCCAGGATATCAAGTCCTGCGATCTGCGCGAACTCACGCGCGCCGACGAACGGGGAGGGCTTCTGCTGCTTAACGCTGTTTGCCATGCTTCTATTATATAAGCCTTCCCGCTCATGTCAAGTCCACACTTCCCTTGTCCTATGACAACCCTTGTGTCATGGTGCAGCACGATGTTTGGTGTACCAGTCGGGAAAGCGAAACGGCCCAGGATTGCTCCTGAGCCGATCGCTGTCCGCGCCTTTCTACGCGGGATTGACCATCTTCTTGAACTTCTCCAACTGGAGAGGCGTGAGGCTCCCGACCCAGGGGCCGAAGAACGTCTGGCTGTACTTGCTGAGGCTGGACGCGACCAGATTCCGGGGGCGTCCCTTGACGATGCCCTCGTCATCGACGTAGCCCTGGATGCCGCCGAGCAGTTCCGCGCTCGCGATGAGTCCGCCGATCCACTTCTCCTCCCGGATCGCGGGGTACTTGACCTCACCGGGTGTGTAGGTAATGCTACCGTCCTCCGCGATCCGGACAGTCGTCTTGTTGCTTGCCATTTCGGGTCCTTTCCCTTGTCCGTTTGGCTTACAATTTAAGCTTACAGGGTATTCGACTAGCTGTCAAGTCAGCCGACGAGCTTCTCCCGAAGCTCCCGGAGCGCGGCGTCCTCCGTAGACTCGATCCGCGTGATGATGTCCTCGAACGGAACCACGTCCTGCCCCGCGTAGTAGTCCGCGATGACCTTGGCTTGCGCGAGGGTGAGGCCGGGGATGAGGTTCCGCAAGTCCTTGATCTGCGGAATCTTGGCCTTCTCACGGCGACCGAGACTGACCTCGACGCCATCGGCGGGCCAGTCACCGTGCACGCGACCCGACACGTCCTCAGGGTAGAGGGTGACGATGCGGTCCTCGTACTTGCTGTACGTCTTGACGGGGTTCATGCTCTAACCTTACCAGTCCATTTCGCCCATGTCAAGGAAGGCTTCCAGGTGCAGTTGCTCGATGGCATCGCACGCGAGTACGACCTTGCCATTCGGGAGGAACAACTCGCGGCCCTCCTCGCCTGCATTCATGGCCTCGATAGCCTCGACCGCGAACGGGTGAAAGTCCGGGTGAACGGGCGGAAAGCAGTTCGAGCGAAGGTGTGCCGAAACGGCGGATTCCAGGCTCACCGCACCCTCATTGACAGCCTCAGCGTATCCAGCAGCAGTTGCATATCCCATACCTATATCCTACCCTATCGAAGGGATAGTTGCAAGTCAGGCCTTGGTCGCGTTACGACGATCCGCCCAGGCGAAGATAGGCTGGAAGGTGGCAGCCGAATACCGAGCCGCGCGTTCCTTACCACCGAAACGGGCGATGATCCAGCCGATGCTGAGGACCAGGAAGGCCAGGATCGCAATAGCCCAGCCCGTAAGTGAGCCGAACACCTTGACCAGCAGCCATATGACGAACGCACAAACGGCGATACCAATAATGATTCCCATGCCGCCAGTATAGCACATCATCCTAAACATGCGGTGCTTTGGTGCACCGTGGTGGCACAAGTGGTGGGGCACCCGTATGACCAAATACCGGATGCCCCACCTGGGGAAAGGAGCCGCTGACCGCGGATACGAACCAATCCCGCCAGCACTACGGATAGCTAACCCGCAGCGGTCCATTCAATTCTAGTCGATGAAGTCTGGCGAGTCAAGCTCAATCCAGACAGTCACCTTCTGACGTGGCCGGTGTGCTACCGTCGCCCACGGCACGAGTGCCAGTGAGCCCTCCGCGTCCTCCTCGGTCGCGGTCCGGCCAATGATGCTGCCATCCTCATCCAGAATCGCCCAGGGTTCCGGGTCCGTTTCCGGCTCAGTTGTCGGCACTCCACACCTCCATAGCCCATTGATTTGGCACCAGGTCGAGTGTCTGTACGAACTTGATTTCGTAGACTCCCGGCCCCTTGTTGGCATGAAACTCATTATGGTCAGTGTCCCCTCCTGTGATGAAGGAATACCCCGCATCCTGCATGGCTTGCACCCGCTGTGTCTGATCCCACTGAGTCGAGATAGTGAGAGCCCCGGCGATGGCACACATAGTGATGATCGCCGTAAGGATCGCGGTTATCGCAACAGCCAACGGTACCGGGTCCATGAACTTATATTCGAGCCAGGACCGAAACGGCGGAATGGCATACAGAACCAGGGCGATGATCGGCACGATGAGCGCGACCAGGACCCACCAGAACGCTTCCCCGCTGTAGGGTGCGAGCGTGACCGCAGTCATGGCGCAACTCGCACGTCTGCCGCCGCGATACGGAGAACCTCACCCGTGCCACTGATCGGCTCGATCTTGACAGTCTGATCGAACAGATTGTGCCCGATGACCGTGAAAACCTCGCCAGCCTCCTCAGCGGCCACGAGAACGGCCGTACCGACCGGCAGTCGCTTCTTGATGTTCACAGGCCGACCGCCTCGCAGAACACGTCGAAGTCCTCGAAGCGCGTCTCTTCCCACTCGTCGTTGCTGTAGCCGAGCAGCGTCTCCCGGTAGGCGATGGGGTCCGTGGCCTTGAGCAGTGCGGACGGCGTGAAGTCCATGCCCGCGATGGTCACCTGGTCGTTGGTGTCGTCCAGGAACTCATCGAAGCGGCGCTCCAACTCGGACTTGGTGATCTGCTCACCGCTCTCGGTGTTTCGGTATGCCGTGTAGGTCATGTCTCTAGTCTACCCTGCTCAGTCCAGATTGTCAAGTCGTATCAGCGGACGATGAGCAGACGGCGCGTGCCATCCGGGAGGATATGCCAGGCATTGTTCAGCCCGGCAACCGCCTTCATGGTGAACCAGGCCGCAGCCACGGAGCGCGCGTGCCGGGAGATACGGCGTCCCCGGAAGTCCTGGCCGGTGAGCTTCACAACCAGGCCGGTGTCTGTCTCACAGGCGAGCATATGCGCCGTGGCTCCGGTGGCCTCACCTACACGCGCCGCGAGCGCGGCAGCGTCCTGGGTGTCGTTGGCGAGCTTCTGCCCGTATTCCGTGACCTTCATGTCTCTAGTATAGCAGGTTGGGCACTAATCGCAACTGGCTCGGTACGATTCTTTGGTGTACCGTGGGAAAAAGAACAAGCCGCCCATTTCTCGTGAGCGGCTTGTTCGGTCTAGTTGAGCGGATTTCCTGGTAGCCCGGCCACGGCGGACCAGAATGCGAAGTCCGCTTCGGTTTCGGTCACCAGGTCAGTGGTCGCCGTACCGGCGTCTGCCTCAAGCTGAGCGATAACATCACAATCGCATTCACCCTTGAGGAAGTGTGCATAGTTCAGGCAGTTGGTCATGAGCCTACTCTACACTAGACCTTGACCGTGTACAAGTACTCACCGCCCTCGATCCGGCCCACAGCCTCCTGATTCCAGGTCCGAGCGAGCCGCAGCGCCACACGGGGGTCCGTCACGATGACGACCGCATCCAGGACCAGGGCCGCGCCTTCCTTCCAGCCACCGATGTAGATTTCCTCACTGAGGAAGTTGGACAGGGTGAGGACACCCTCGCACCAATCCTCCAGGTGGGTGGGGATGCCGTCGAACGCCGGTATGATGCCCCCGACCGCATAGCCCGTAACGGGAGCCTCGTTCTCCTCAGTGCCCACCATCTCATCATAGTGCTGCCTGTAAGTGAAGCCTTCCGGGTAGCTGTCCGCAAGCACACGCACGCGCCCCGCGAGAGCCTCAGGGGATGCCCAGATCGTCATGCTAAGCCTTTCCACAGGGGCCGGTGACTCGGAGGGAGTCTGGCCTTCCGGCCCCCGTGACCTTCTGCATCCAGTATAGCATCCATACGCTAGAGCGTCAAGTTCGTTCGGCATTCAGTCCGTTTGTTTGGTGCACCGAGTAAACAGTTCAGGCCGGGACTCCGCACCTTTCGGTGTTCCACCGGAGTCCCGGCCGTTCCTGGTTCCGGGGTTCATCCAAAGAGTCGGCTTGTATCGTGCCTCACATCGGCACCCGACTGGTCCCCTCGCCCGTACCGAGGGTGGTCAGTGAATCGTGTCCGGATCGCGGCCGATCAGCGACGTGACCACCTGCACGATGGCGGTCACCTGGTAGTCGGTGAGCCCACCCCAGGACAGGTCCGCATTCTCGTCCGCGAGCGTGATGCCGAATTGCGGCTTGAGTAGTTCCGTGTCCCCATCCTCGGGACCGGCTGTCAGTTCCCACTCGCCCAGGACCGGCTGCCGGATCAGTTCGGCGTCCTCCAGGGATTCCAGTGTCTCTGCGAGACTCATGATGTTGGTCATGGTTATATACTACTCCAATCCGGCGTCGGCCGCAAGTCCTTTGGCTTTCTCGATGTATTCAGCGGCGCAGATATACCATCGCTCATCCCCGCCTCGATGATAGTAGTCAGTCTCCGGGGTACCATCCGCGAGCAGGTACAGCGCGAACTTCTGGACATAGGAGCCCTTCTCGGTGTGCGCGAGGATGTAATCCTCGGCCACACGCTGCACGTCCTCCTTGCCCTGCTCGTCGTACTGGTGCGAGTAGAACGTGGATGACTCGGGGCCATCCGCATCCAGTTGCTCAGCCGTGGAACCCGACTCCGGATCGACCCAGTGCCAGCCCTGCCAGGTGGGACGCATGCCGGGAAGCGTGGTCATCAGTCGAGCCAGCCGGTGAAGGTGTCGGCCACGTCATAGCCGATCTTGCCCTCGGCTCGTGCCTTGTCCCAGTCCTGCTCACGCACGACCTCGGAACCGAAGTAGCCCTCGTCCCCTGTCGGGTAGACACCGAGAATCGTGTCACCGCGCGCCGTGGTGATCCAGCACCACTCGGATCGTCCCTCCTCACCGACTGGCTGGGCGAGCACGAAGTCCACAGCCTCCTGTGAGGCGGGGAAGCTGGTCTGGACCACCTGACCGGACCGCGCGTTGCGGACGGCATGCTCCAGCATGCCCCGAAGCTCGTCCTCGGTCTCCGGGAGGCAGCCGAACTCACTCACCGTGAACTCCACGATCTCCGAAATGGTCTTGGTCGGCTCAGGCATGGAGCGCCTCCCGGATGTCGGCGCGCCAGGTGGCCTCGCCGCTGGTGGTGTTGATCGTGGCGAGGATGAGGTTGCGCGGGTCGAGGAGCGAGTAGACGTTGACCTCGGGGCGATCCTTGGTCTTGCGCTGACGCTCGTGGACGAGGGTGAAGCCGGGGCGAGCCTCGGCCACCTTGCGGAACTTGGCGATGACGGTGCGACCCTGAGCCAGGGTGGCCTTCGCGTGCTTCGTGGTCATATCTCTATACTACACGTCGCCGTGCAGGAAGTCAAGTCTGGCGATCATGTCGCCACCTGCCGCAAGCTCTGCCGCGCAGATCGAGCACCGCAGATGGGCCTCGTCCTCGTAGTCATCCCCGATGCAATACGCCGCAGGGAGTCCACAGTCGTAGCACTGGCCGTACTTCTCGGACCAGGCGAAGACGACCGGCACCAGGTCTCCCGACTCGATGCCCTCAGCCTGCCACTCTTGCAGTTGTTCAAGCAACTGGTCTCGTAGCTCCATCATGTCTCTCAGTCCTCCACAGGTACGACGTAGGTGGCCTCGCGCTCTGTGACCGCCACAGAACCGAGCGTTTCATCACCCTCCCAGTCCGAGAGCAGCGGCTCGAAGAACTCTTCGCGATTCTCGGTGCCACCTCCGGTGATGACGGCCCACTCCTCATCGGTGTAGTCCTGTCGTTCGAGAATGATCCGGTGTGTCTCCGTGACGTGGGTGTCCCAGGTGACTTCGACTCGTTCCTGATTGGTCATAGTTCTATACTACTTCCTGCCGCGCTTCCTGTCAAGCCAGTCGTAGTACATCTGCTCACTGTCCACGGGAGTGAACGGGAAGTGTCGCAGGATGAACGCATACCGGAGTGACTTCCAGTGCTTCGGCTTGAGCAGATAGCGGGCCAGCCACGTCAGGCAGACCGTAATCTCAGCCGAACCGACTCGAACCACCAGATACTTGGTACGGGTGAGCCCCATGTCATCCTCATAGTGAACCTCAGTCGTGAGATTCAGCAGAACGTGATGGGTCTCCGAGTAGCGGCTCATAGCTGTAGTATAGCACAAATTGACTCATCGCGCAAGTACAGATGTTTGGTGCACCGCGGGACAAGCGGAAAGCCCGCCAGAGCCCGAGCGGGTCTTTGCTCAGGATGACGGGCCTTCCTATCCGAGGCTTGCGCGTGCGTGTGTGCTAGCTTCCCTGCCCTGGGTTACGCCGGGTCCCCTCGGACTTCTCTTTACCCGAACACGACGTGCTCGTGACCGACCGGGCAGTTCCGTGCTGACTCGTCCTCGGAGTCATGCAGGAGGCCGACCGCGACCTGAAGCACCACATCCGCATCGGCCGCGTCCATCGCGGCGGGCTCAGACAGTTCCTCGTCCACCCGGACGTATTCGGACAGGAGGCCGTGCGAGAAGGCGTAGGCGTAGGCCTCGGCCAGCTTCTCCCAGGTCACGAAGGTCTTGAAGGTTCCGTTCTCGGGGTACTCCGGGGAGTGCGTGAACATGATTCCGTCCGCCTTCTCGTCTGCGAACAGCCACCACTCCCAGGTGAGCGCCCCAGTGCCGAACACCATATCGGACAGGCTCTCCTGCGTGATGGTCAGCGGGATGGTCACTGCGACCTCGAAGGTCTTGTCATTGGTCATGAGACTAGTATAGCAGTGATAGCGGTGAACCGCAAGTCACCACTCGTTGCCCAGGTCTCGGATGTTCGGGGACGAGAATCCAAGCGGAGCCAGTAGCTCTAGGAACTGGTGATCCGAGTACGCATCCGGCACCGGCATGTCCTCACGAGCAGCATCAATGACCTCCTGAATGATCTGGGAGGCCTCCTCGAATTCCATGTCATCCGGAATCTGGTAGTAGAGCGCGTATTCCAGACCGTATTCCGCATCCTTCACGCGAATGATCCGAGCCGCGTCCTTGTAGTGCGTGGTGGGATTGATTTCACTCATGCAATTAGTATAGCAGCCCTACTCCGGGTCCGCAAGTATCTCATCGAACAGATCGCGTCCCGCATCCGTCAGCGAATACTGCGTATCCATACCCGCATCCGGTCCGACCTGCTCCACGAGGCCGAGGTCAACCAGATGCAGCAAGGAGCCCTCGACCGCAGCCAGATCGCGGAAATACTTGGCAATCTCCTCCGACAGGCTCACCGCGTCAGCGTCAGGTCCGAAATCGCCCACTGGTCACCCCCGAGCGGCACGAACTGGAACACATGCGTGTAGTTGAGGTCATCGAACGCAATGTACTGATTGTTGCCATCCGGCACCGCATTCGCATAGCCCGCGCCAGCGAGGGCAGCCTCCTGGTGCATATGATCCCAATTCGAAGCCGAAGTCAGCCCCAGGCCCAGAATGATGGCTCCCACGACAATCACGCCCGGAAACGTCAGCAATCCTCCGAACAACTGACGGTCCATCCTATCCCGTGCCGTAGCCATGACGATGATCCCCACAACAAGGGGGACGACCATCAGCAGCAGCCAGAAGAACCAGGTTCCGTCAAACGGTGTCACCGTGACATGCGCAATCATGTGACTAGCCTACCAGCAGACCCGCACAGTGTCAAGTATCGGTGGTGCACCAAAATACCGGGTGTCCGGCCAAAACAGTACAGCCCCAGGGTGAATACTCCGCACGCGGACCCTGGGGCTGTTGCTGTGGTAGGCGGGTGTCCGGAGCCTACCAGTCCGAGGGGTCTCTGTCTAGCCGAGGCCTCACTTCTTGCTGTGGTCCAATTTTCAGCCTGGTGCCACGATGCCGTCTGCATTACCAGTGCAGCCTGTCCTTGGTATTAACGCATCCTCGGTCTCACGCTCAGCTTCCAGTTTCGAACCCGGCCCTCTGAGTGGGTGCTTACAGCTTAGCATGCTCCCGGTCAGTAGTCAACCAAATCGCACGACCATTTGTCCGCCGCATGCCCGAAGTCCTCCCAGGACACACCGCACAGCAGCTTCACCGGCTGTTCCTCGGTGATCGTGAGGACACGGGTATCCGTCATCGTGACCGGCCGGTCGAAGCCCGAGAGCGTCACCGTGAACATATTGGTCACACCGTGGTCTCCGTCCGTCTGGATGACGGTCTGAACATCCGTGACCGTGCCCGAGTAGTGGAACCAGTCCAGGTACTTGACCTGGAACGGGATGCAGCAAAGAAGCTGCACGACGATGATGAACACCGCGAGGCCCCCTGAGATGATCGAAGTCACCACCAGCCAGAAGGAGCCGTCCATCCACTCCTTCTCCCGATACTGGGATCGGAAGTAATACTCCGGCTTGCCCCGGTTCTCCCGCATCCAATCCATCATCTCCACACCTTGAAGATGTCGAATCTTCTTATTGACTACCCCCTGGGTGGTCGCAATGACTCCCCAGATGAGCAGCGCGAGAAGTGCCACGCCCAGGATCGAGCCACTGATCCAGAATCCGATGATCCACGGAATCGAAAGTCCGATGTCCGTCATCAAGCACGCACCGCCTGCGCGTGGAGGCCGACCGCGGTTCCGTGCATGCGCGCCGCAGCCGCAGCGAGCTTGTACTCGGTGAAGTGGTTCTTGACCTGCTTCTTCTCCTTGTCCAGGAGCGGCCGTCCGCTCGCATCCAGGAGCGTTGCGACCCGGCCCGCCGTGGTCTTCACGACGTAGCCCTGCGGGTCCTCCCCGCTGTATCGGTTCTTCGGCTTATCCGTTGCCGTCTTGTTCATCATATCTCAATCCTACCCGATCATCCGCAACGTGTCAAGGCTGGCTGAGACGTACTGCCCGAGCTTGCGGTCGAACCACTCGATCATCTGCCCCTTGTGCGGAACATGGTACATCCGGTCCGTGCCCCGCGTGAATCGGTCACGGTAGAACTTCGCCCCGCACGCCGGGCATGTGCCCTCATACCGGGCCGTCTGCTCCCGGAATCCGGACGGCAACGGGTTGACACGCTGACCGTCCCCGCCGATGCTGAGGCACTTGCGCCGCCACACCCGGTCATGGTTGTGCCCCGGCGTGAGTGCGTGGGCGATCTCATGCAACAGCGTCAGTCGCGTCTCCTCCTCGGAGCGAGCCGCCGTGAGCAGACTGCTCAACAGGATGGTCTTCGTGGAGTGCTCGCATGCCCCGAACACGGTCCGGCTTCTCGTCCAGCGGAAGGACCAGCGGTACAAGCCGTGCTCGGTCATCAGGTCATGGGCCAGCCGAACCGCATCATTGATCTGCATGCCACAACGCTACCATGATCGGTAGTATCCTGTCAAACGCAAGAACCGCCCCTGCCTGGGTTAAGGAGGCAGGGACGGTTCCCACTTACTCAAACATTCAAAATGGAATTTCAACAAAGCCGTAGTATCCGCTACGGGTCGGTTCGGGTTGCCCCTGTCCCGGCAGTCGTTAGCTCTTCCGGGCGTGCCCCCCTAGTCTAGCACAAACGAGCCGCCGCCGCAATAGTCTCTTCCGTAGCGGTTCCATTACCGTCCAGAATGCCGACCTCCGACTTGAAACGACGGATCGCAGACTTGGTGAGCGCATCCGCCTTCCCCGGAATCATGCCATGCACACCCGTCTCCCGGTGCAGGAACGTCTGGAACTCCTCAGCAGAAAGCTCACGGTCGGTTCGAGCAGGCCGATCCGTATACCGAGGCCGAAAAACGAGTGCCGCATCCTGTGGAAGGTAGCGGTGCCGCAGATAGATGCCATCCGGTTCGGTATGGCCTCGGGCGGTCGCCGGATTCACCATGCCCTCAATCGTGATGACCTCACCCGTTGCCCCGTATCGGTCACGAGATACCGTATGCACCAAACCGATGTGCGCCGCCTCGGTCGCATCTCCCGCCGACCACGGGAAGATCAGGATGTCACCCGGTCGCGGATTTTTGGTGCACCGTCCCGTGCGCAGCGCATAGCCGGTCACCGCAGCCGAACTGATGAGCGCGACCCCCGCCCACAGGTTCTCCTCAATGAGCACGGTCTCCAGGAACGAGCCATCCCAGGTCGCCGTGGCCCCGTTGTACCCGGTTCGCTTACCGAATGGGGTGTCCCGGTTCGGTCTGGCCCGGAAGCCAGTGTAGGACTCGGCCCGTTGCAGAAGCCGCTGAACGCGAGCCTCCTGGTCACGGTCTCGTCGGAACACACTCATCACATCAATATTCTAGCCGTCACGGTTCGATTTGTCAATGCGTCACGGTGAACGGAGCCACAGGCGGTGTGATCAGATGATTCAGCATGTTCACGAGACCGACTGCCTCACTAGCCCGGATCGACCGTCGAATCTGATCCTCCCGGTTCACCGCATACGCGACATCGGACTGGAGTGATTCCGCCAATGCCACTGTTGCCTGATACAAGGCCTCGACCTCAGACATTCTCATCCTCCACGACCTCCGCCTCAAGCGGTTCCAATTCCGGTTGCGTGGACTGCGCCGCCTCCAGCGCCTGCTCCTGAGCACGCCGTGCAATCTCCGCGAGACGACCCTTGACAATAGCCGCCGAATCGACTACCGCAACCTCCGCCTTCACATCAATCTCGGTTCCGCCGCGCACGCCTGCGCGGTCCAGAATGCTGTTCACCGCACCGAGCCGGACCGGCTCACTGGTCGCGGTCTCCGCAAGCTCTTGCAGAATCTCGGTCGCCGCCGTAGCCGCCTCGATCAGGCGGTTCCGGGCCTTCTCACGGTTTGCTGGAGCGAACTCCGTAGACTTGCCCGACTGACGGTTCAGATGCACCCGACACAGGCTGTCTTGTGTGTCCCGGCCACCGTGCCACTGCTGGCATCGGTCACCGTCCGTCCGCTTCGCCCGGCACCGTCCCGGTGGAGAGATGAGGGAGGGATGGTAGTGCGGGTTGCGGCGCTCCTCCCGTTCATCCTGCACCTTGACAAACCGTCGAGTCTCTGCTAGCACCCAGAAGGGGACAAGCTCTTCGACGTTCGGCAGCAGGAGCAGGTCGAGCCCGGTGATGTAGTCCGAGTTGGGACGCTTCGGATCAACGAGGATCGGGGCCTTGCTGGCCAGCAATCCATTCGCACGAACCTCCGAGGAGAGAGCACGAATATACGGGGTCGGTTCCCCGTTCATCCCCCAGACATCCTCATAGCGAAAGCCCAAACCGCGCAGAATACGCCGATTCTGGGCATTATCCAGGCATACTCCGCGCTCGACCTGCTCGATACCATACTCGGTCAAGTCCGGGAGCAGTGCCGGGGGTTCCGGGATCAGGAGGCCATCGTTCTCGTCATTTTCATCCATTCGTACACTGTAGCAAAACTGTACCTTGGAGGTTTCAGGGAGCAAAACGTGCGAGTGTGCTGGTTTGTGGTACGACGCCGGGATTTTCTCGGCTTTCAGGCCAGTATAAAACTGATCCTATTCGCTCCACGTCCCTCCATTTTGCTCCACTAGGCTTTGCCTCTTCCGAGCATGAGTACGAGGACACCGAGCCCCATGTAAACGAAGTTCCAGAAGTCGGCCTCGCCACGCCACATGATCTGGAGATTCCAAACCGTGACGGCGAGCCCGACGATGACAAGGGTGATCTGAGCCAGGAACACGATCAGGGCTGCAAGGAATACGCCGAATGCGTTCCAGCCTTTGGCACCATCGGTCTCGAAGTTCAGCTTCATGCACTCAGCCTACTGCTTGTTGAGAGAAAAGTCAAGACCCGCCAAGGATTTGCAGATCAGGTTCGGCGGGTCTTGAGTCTTTCAGTGGTCAGATGGTGTCAACCTCCTCTGTCGTAGCCGTGGTGGAGGACAGAGCAAGCTGAGCCTCCTTGAGAGCGTCAGCCTCATCGAAGAGGTTGATGTACTGGACCGCCGCTCGATAGTCCTTCTCATCCGAAAGGTAGCTGACCCGGTTGAACAGCGGGTAGCGGTGTGCCGGGGACTGGATCGTGGTCATGATCTTGAGCGCATCGGTGTTGAATCCGTACTGGTGCAGGCTGTTGTAGTAGGAGCCGCTGGATTCCTGGATCAGCTTGACGAACTCTCGGTCCTGGTCACTGTGCTTCACCTTGTCGAACTCGGTAAGCTCCTGAATCCATGCTCGGGTCTCCTTGCGGGTGATCTTCGCCACCATCTTCGGGGACCGTGCCAGGGACGCCGCCCAACCGCTGTTCAGGTTCGCATCCATGATGACTCGCTTGCGCAGGTCTGACCATCCGGCCACGATGGTCGCGGCTTCGGTCTCGATGACGGTCTTGAGGTCCGTGGTCAGGCTCGGGATGCGGTTCGGCCAGTCCTTGACGTTGGTGTTCTTGTTCGCCAGGATGAGCGCGTATCGGCCGCTGTTCACCAGATAGTTGAGCACGAGTCGCAGGTGCCGGTTGGCCTGTCGGCCCTTCTCGTTGGCGATGGAGTTTCGAGCGTTCTGGATGATCGTGTCCGAACTGCCGTTCTGGAGCAGGATGTAGGTCACGTTGGGGTCAAGCGTATCCATCGGCACGATGTTCACCCCGGCCTGCGAGGCCTCGTACAGCTTGGTGACGACATTGATCCCGACCGGCTTCGGCCCCCTGGCCCCAGCGGGCAGGATGAGCCCTTGTGCGATCTTCTCATCTCGGGCAGCGCGTCGAGCCAGGCGTCCCTTCTCCCGGCGAATCTCTGCGGCCTCCTGATCGAACTGCTCCGAGGAGATGACGCGGGAGAAGACACCCTTGAACCAGAAGGGAAGCTGCTTGCGAGTCTCGCTGACGAAATACAGTCGGTAGGTGCTCGCGGTGCGGCCATTCTTGTCCGCATCGTTGACCGCCCAGAGGAGCGCCGAATACGAGCCCTTGTGTCGAGCCGAGGCAGCATTACCAACCAGAACTCGGGCTCCGGACGAGTGGATGAGAACAGAGTGCGCATCGTTCTTGAAGATGTGATTATATCCCACGTTGATGAGTTGCGCAAGAGACGAGGAGGTCTTGCTTGAGCCGAAGCCGGAGGCCGTGCCGTAGTCCTTGTGAATCGTGACTTCCGTGACTCGGGACAGGTTAGCCTGATCCAGGGTAATCTCACCCGAAGCATCGTTGATCGCGAACGAGAGCGTCTTGCCCTTCCAAGTGTAGTCACCCTCGAATCCGTACTTCTCAGCCTTCGCCTTGATCTGGAAGGCCTCACGGATCGTGGCGGCGTTCTCGATGTCCTGCTGGTAGCCCTTCTGGCCGAGACCGATGATGTCCTTGATCCGCTGCTGGATGTAGTCGCGGGTCGGCTTGTCGTAGATCAGTGTCTCGCGGGACGAGTGGATAGTGACCGCGCCATTCTCGACATTGATGACGATTTCGCTGAGGTAGCCCTCGACCAGGGCGTTCGGAACGTCGGCAAGCTGAGCGGAGTCCAGCTTGTATCGGACTCCGGCGATGAGCATGGTGACATCACGCTGGTTCAGCGTGGCGACAGCCCGGTTGATGTTGGACTTGAGTCGCCAGCCGAGTCCATCGGGAAGCTCATCCCAGACCTGATCCTGGTACACGTTGGCGTAGTCGATGGCCGGGTCGATGTCATCCACGAGGAGGGTGCCGGGCTTGACGCCGAGGAAGAATCCACCATGGATGGCGTTCTCGAACTTGGAGCGATCCGTGGTCGGGATGATGATCTTGACGCCGTTGGTGTCAGCGGTGTCCTGCTCCGGGAACGGGAAGGACATCATGGGGGCACCGGACTCGTCACGACCGACGATGACGGTGTTCTTCTTGCCGTTCTTAACGGCGATGACGGTGAACTGGTCGGAGACCGCCAGACCGCTCTTGCTACCAAGGCCGAAGCCACCCACATAGTCGTTCGAGTCCCGCTTGCTGGACTTGCCGAACTGTCCAAAACCGCGAAGCTCCTCTCGGGTGAGGCCGAGGCCGAAGTCCTCGATGGTGAGCGAGGGGGCTACCGCCGAGGGCAGTGTGACCTCGACCGAGCGAGTCTGTCCGGACTCGACATGTGCATCGAGCGCGTTGGCGATGTACTCACGGAACGCAGCGAGGTACGGGTTCGAGTAGGCCTTGATGAGTTGGTTGAGGAGGAAGCCATTGGCCTCCTCGTGGAAGGTCATTGCGACCTGCTCATCGTATTCGATGTTCGAGGTGACCTGAACGGTCTCGTTGGTGATCTGCATGCTACGAGTCTATAGCAGCCCTGACCAGTCTGTCAAGTATGTATTTGAGAGAATCACACAACAAAACGAAGAAGCGGGCCAGACGTTTCCGCCTGACCCGCCTCTGTGGTAGCTGCTACCTCAGCCTCAGAGCTTATAGCCGAGGTTGGCCGCAGCCTGGGTGAACTCGTCACGTCGGCCGGACGTGATCCGCTTGGAACGGTACCGCTTGAGGTTTGCGTTCGGGTCCGCCTTGATGAGCGACTGGATAAGCTTCTCGTATTCGGAGACTCGGGAGCCACCCTGAGCAGGAACCACGGCCGAAGTCAGAACCTTCGACTGCTCGTACGCCTCCGCAGTCGGAGCGGATACCTCCTCAACCGAGAGGACACCGGACGCGAACTTCCGCTTATCATCGTTCAGGCCGAGCACCTTGTAGCGGGACGCACGAACCTTCTCATCATTGCTATCTGACGGAACCGCCACCACATCGCGCGGGTTGACCTCGACGGTGAGCAGCACAGTGGAGTGCTTGGATGCATAGCGATGCGAGCCGAAGTGAAGCCCGGTCGAGCAGGCGACACCACGGTTGTCATCGACCATCTCGCGCGGAATCTCCACGACGTAGCCGACCTCGTTCGGGAGGTAGTCATTCTCATAGACGGTGACGGTGCCGTCCGGCTTACGGACGATACCGTACCCGGCGTGGGTTGAGAGGTGACGGTCGTTGACCGCCTTGTATCCGACGATCATGCCCTGGGGGGTGATGGTCAGGCCGTGCTTCTCCACGAACTTGTACAGGTGCTCCTGGGAGGCCTTCGACGGGTTCTGCGCGAGATTCTCCAGGAAGTTGACGTAGCCGCGCCACGTCGCATCGGAGCCAGCGGAGAAGCCCTCAGCATCGAGAGCGGTGAGGATGATCTGCGCGATGCCCGTGTTGATCGGGGAGCCATCGAAGAAGAGCCGGTTGGCCTTTCGGGACACGCGGTCCGAGAGGTACACGAGATTCTTGAAGATGGCTTCGAAAGGAGCAGCGAGGGGGAAAATCTCCGACTCGTCCGCGTCAGCGAGGAGAAGCTGGATCAGCTTCTTGTAGTGGGGATGGTCCTGAGCGACGGGAAGAACCGTCCCATCCGGGAAGATCAGGGATGCACCCTGAAACTCATCCCCGTTCGAAATGTTGTATAGAACCTTTGCCATGTCTACAGCCTACTAGCACCTCACTGTTCTGTCAAGTACCAATTTTTATCCGGGAGATGGGCTGAGAAGCTGGGCGGCTTCGATACGAAACCCATCCCCCGGAAGACTACCGGGAGGCTCCGGCTCGGGTTAATGCCTGCATACAGGCCTGACCGATCACATCGGCAGCCGCAAGCACATCCCCGGACAGTTCGATGAACGATGCACCAGTATCCGCACAATACCCCTGAGCCCGCTCCGCATGGGACCCCTTCAACCCGAGCCACACCACGGCCACCCCTTCCTGTCGGCATCGCTGCAACCAGTGCAGACATGCCTCACTTTCCTGTGTGACGTAGTGACCATCTGAGCAGATGATGACCAGTCGGGCACCCGATCCGTTCAGTAGATTCAATGCTCCGTCCAAGGATCGGAAGGCCTTGTCGAACATCTCGGTGCCATCGGCGGCACTGTACACCCGGACCTCTGGGAGTGTCTGACCTGCTTTGAGTACCGGGAATACATCGTTGCCATAGTAGACGGATGCTGCACGACCCTGCACACGGCGTGCCGCCTCAGCCATGATCCACACGGCGGAGCCCATCGGCTGCATAGCCCGATTCATCGACCCGGAGATATCACACATGATGCCGAGTCGCAGTGTCGGATCGTCCACATGGTGCCGGACACGCTTGCGCCACGGTTCCACAACACCGGACCCTCCGGATTGCCGTTCCGCCACGCCCTGCATAGCCGTACCTACCCGGAGGCGTCCGGGCGGAATCTCCGTCAACCGTTCCGTGACCAGTCGGTCTCGATACTTGGCCCGTTCCAGTGCTCGCCCGATCTTGTTCGCCGCAACACGCTCCTCATCACTCGGGGGTCGATGTTCCGTCAGTCGAGAGGACGTGGCAACCCCTTCTGGCCCCGGTGCATGACTAAAGAGCATCTTGGCCTGGGCTTCATTGTCCCGCTGCTCACGGTCCTGCTCCTGCTTCTGATTCGCCCGGTCCTGCTGCATCTCACGATGCTGCTGATCCGCCGCATCTTCACTTACGGTGAGGAACACGTTTCCGCTCATGTCTTGCAGGGTCTTGAGGATGTCCTGAAGCAGTTTCTCCTGTTCAGGGGTCAGTTCCTCACCTCCAGTCCCCTCCCCGTCTCCGTTAGCATCGTCCTGCGCGTTGGTCTCATTTTCGGTATGCTGCTGCTTGGCCAGCCGAGCGACCTCATTCGCGATGCGCAGCATCTCATCCAAGTCTCGGCGGTCATCCAGCCGGGTGAATGTGGCACAGAGGCGCAGGATAGCCTGCCGTACGGTCTCATCCACATGATCCTTGACATAGTGCCGAATCTCATCCAGATCATGCGTTTCCAGAATCCCGGCCTGCTGTCGCCCGTATCCGAGAATCAGAAGCCGGAGCCCGAGCGTGGTCAGATTGACATGCGACTTGCGTAGCTCTTCCTCGTCAACCTGCATCAGGTCGGTCGCACTGGCTCGTAGGAAGATGTGATTGTCTGGATACCGATCCTGGTGCTGGGTTTCGATACGGACCTCTTCCAAGAGTCGATAATACTCCGGTGCAGCCGGTTCCACTGGCACGTCGCTGATCTTCCGAAACTCATCCGGGGTCAGTCGTTGGGCTCGAACCCCGGGAGTCACCGTGGACCATCGGGCATGAGAGGATTCATGGGCCACATATCCGGTGGCTTTCGGCCAGTCCAACTGTATCCGGCGTTGCCGGAAATCTCCGACATGGTTCCCGCGTACATGCTCCCCGAAGGCCTCAATGGTGTTGACTTCGATTTCGGCGGTATCGTGGAAGAACACCGCAGCGGCGAGCTTCTGTCCCCCGTCTGAGTTGACGTAGGCTACGAGGTCTTGTCGCATCGCCCATGTGTTGGCTTGCTCTCCGATTTCACCCGTGAGCTTGAGCCAATCCTTGTTGGATGGGCGAGGCTTGCCACCTCGGTCTCGGGTCGTGTAATGTCCAGTCATGATCGGTTACCAGGGTACCGTATTCACAGTCCCATGTCAAGCTAGAAGCCAGAGGGCTCGGTCGTCTCCGAGTACTCCGGTGAGGGCATCCATGAATCCGTCCACCAGATCATCAGTCACATCTCCTCGTATCCCCTCTCGGGACCAGTACGCCGACACAATCTCGAAACGTCCCGATGTGAACTTTGGATGTCCAGCCGCAGCCATTCTCAGTCTGACCTGCCGTTCGGAGCCCTCAGCCTGTGCCCCGAGAAGCAACCGGGCTGTGCCGAGTTCTCCAGCTATGGAGTAGTCCTCGATATAGATGCCAAACGCATCCGAGACTTCCAGGTTGATCCGGCTCTCGAATCCGTCCAGATTCTTCGTGATCGACCAGTTAGCCTCTCCGATAGGCAGTTCGAGTTCGAGTGCTGTCCAGATGTTGATGCAGTGCTGGGCTCCGCCACGCTCCAGGAATTCCTCAGTTCGCATCAACATGCAGCCACTCCTCCCAGAAGGACGGATCATCTGTGGTGGCATGGTTGATTGCCTGAGCCAGCCGTTCAACCGGTTGCGTGTATAAGGCTCGGGTGTGATCCGAGATCATCCGTTCCAGGTATCGGGTTGCATAGGAGGGGTCCATTCTTCGCCCATTGTATTCTTGGTAGAGTCGGTAGAGGATGCTTTCCATCCTGGGCTGATCGAAATGGAGCAGCACGGCGAGTTGTCGGTCTCCGTCCTCCCTGATGCGAGACAGTGGGAGGTCACTCAATTGGAGGATGCCTCCCGGCACTCGGCAGCGCAGCCGCCGTACCGGGACATCACTTCCGTCCATTCTCCGCCATGCCGCGTGCGGTGTGAATGTCATCTCATTCTCCAGAACAGGGAATTCGATCATCGCCTGGGTCCAAGCCCAGTACAGTGGACGGTACTCGATCAGGTGGTCGAGAGCTTCGGTTCCGAAATAGGTTGCACCTAGCGTCTCTGAAACCGTAGCGGGTTCGGTAACTGGCTCAGGCAGGGACGGGGTATCATCCTCAACTGGCTTGCGTCGGATCGTCCGCTTCCAGTTCCAGTTGAACACCATGATTCAACTGTACCCTGTCCCTGCCTGATTGTCAATGCTTGGTCTTGCGTCCGGTTGCATCGATCCGTAGCTCCTCCCAGTGCCGACGCACCGAGCGGCGACAAAAGGAGCACCGGCAGATAACCGGATTGGAGGCTTTGAACGAGTTGCACTGCCGACAGGACCAGACGATGTTCCAGCGTACGTCTAGGCCCCCCATTGACCTTGGCACGACGTGATCCTTGGTTCTGGTGAGGACGTTGATGTCTCGCAGGCAGTAGTGGCACTGATCTATGTCGGTCACATGCTTACCGTTGGCGGTGAAGTTCCAGCCTAGGGTGGAGGCGGCACGGTTGGTCTGGTTCATGATGTCTGCCTCCGCAACCACCTTACCTCATATCAGAGCTTATGTCCAGCCTCTCCGCAATTGCAGACCCAGATTTTCCCGTAGTAGGTGATTTCCAGCTTACACCCGGCATGGTATCCGGTCATGCACCAGCCACATGGCACGTCACGGAGGATACGCTCAGGCTCTCCCCCAACCGCAGTACTACCCCCCGTTGCAGCCGGTTTACTCTTCACCGGACCCTGACCCGGACTCTAGTTCTTTCATCCAGGAGTCCACGATACGCTCGGTGCCCTTGCGGGCCTTGTGCTGCTGATACTCCGTCTGACGGGCATTCGAGGCCTGCACCCAGGACTCCACCGCCTCCTGCAACTGATTGAAGGACAACCCCTCCGCTACATCTCGATGCAGCGGATCGTTGATCGCATTCAGGAATAGGTTCACGGTGATCATGGAGCGGACGGGTCCTGGGGAGTACATGGCTCCCATGACGGGGAGTCCCGGCATCTCGTACATGGAGATGGCGAGCGCGTTGAAGTCCTCCGTCTTCACTTCCACGGGCACCAATCCGCTACCGTCCGGTTGGAAGTCCAGGTTCTCCAGGTCTGCTTCGTCTGCCATGTTCTCAATCATACTACCTGGTAGACTACACAATACTAGAGGCTGTGTCAAGTTTTACACGCCGTTGCAGCATGGCTCGATGCTCGTCACAGATCAGGAAGTCTCGGGTCAAGCCCCGGATCGGGTGATCCATTTCTTCTCCGGATACCGTCAGCATGATCGGGAAAATGGCTCGACCATCTCCCGTCGCACACCAGTCACACTTCACACCGTCCGCCCATCGAATTCCACTGCCGAGGCTCTTGGCCTTCATCATGCCTTGGAACAAGGCGTGCCGGATACCATGTCCCGTACTCTTGTAGCAGAAGACTCGGGTGTTGGTCGTCTCGACCACCGGTCGGTACTGCTCGCACTGACACTCCATCCGGTTGGTCTTACAGGGCATCATGTGCGGGTGCTCAGCACGCAATCGAGCACTGGGAGTCAGGCCCTCAGAGGCGTGAGCCGTCTGCCGATGACCACAGATACAGATACCGGCCCAATCGTGCCCCATCTTCCGTTCTGCCCGCTCAGCGTTGATCTTCGCCCACTCCTCTTCGAGTTGGGCGACGTTGGCTCCGAAGATTCGTTTCAGGTGCTCTCGCTCCTGTGCAGCAATCTCATCTTGCACTTGTTCCTTCTCCGCCTGGGAGAGGACATACTGGCGCTCCTCCGCGGGCTCTTCCCATCCGGGCTTGCGTAGTGATTTCCATGCCATTTCTTGTCATTCCAATCTTATCATAGTACAGTTCTCAGAACTGCTGTTCTACCTAGTCTACCACAGTAAAGTGACTAAGGCGTATACGCTACAAAAAATCCTCAGTATTCGCGTGAGGTTTCATTATTATTATGTGATCTATTTTTAATCAAGGAGAGAAAGGGGCCAATCCTGAGCAACTAGGCACATTTTGTAGCGTATACGTCTTAGTTCGATTAGTCTGCATATCCTATCTCACTTTTCCATCCATCTGTCAACTTTTTATCCACAGGCTCCACAACTTGCTAACACTATCACATCCACTAACGACTATCAACTTTCATCAACAACGTTCAACCTCAGCTTTAATCTTCACTTGACATCACAGCATCCCCATCTGGTTTCCGAGTACCTCCAGCACCTCGCGGATGAGGGTCACTTCTGTCACTTTGAGGACCGCACTGCCCCCGACCGCTACGCGGTTCTGCTGCACCAGGTCTTCGACTCTCCCGGCGACTCGTTCCAGGTCCACCTCGTTCAGATGCCCCATCTCCAGGAAGGGCCAGGCTCCGAGCAGGATGTCCTGGGGAATCTGCACGCCCAGGCCGGGTTCGACCGGGTTGCTGATCCGCAGGTTGACGATCTTGCGGCGGGTCATGTCCTGCCGGAGGCTGAACTTGTAGGTGGTGGTGCCGTCCTCTAGGACGAGTACGTCGATGTCTTTGCCGGTGATCCCGCCTACGCCGCCTGCCACGTCAACCCCTCCACGCCATCGATCCAGTAAATCTTGTAGGTGTCTTGCATCACGATGCCTTCTCCGGCATCCTCTTCACAGGTCACCACAGCATAGATGGCTCCTTGTGCCATCTCCTGTCCATCTCGGTCCTGAATGATTACGATGTCCCCAGCCCCCAACTCAGAGTCATCCACAACCGTGATGCCGAGTCGGTCGATCTCTTGCAAGAACCAGGCCTCTCGCTGTTCCTCTGGTAGGGCTGCCAGTGCCTGCTCCAAGGCCTGTATACCGTCCAGGAATATGCTCATGCTGGTGGTCAGGGTGTTGACGGCACTGGTCCAGGCCGTGACGGCGGTGTTCACACCGGTACCGATCATGGTCATGTAGTTGGACCAGGACCCTGAAGACCCGAAGTCAGTCCCGACTGTATAGGTGACACTCATACCTGCTCCACCTCTGTTTCGGGGTACAGGTAGAATTCTCCGCCGTTGACGACGATGTTGCCGTTGCTCCACCAGGCTAGCTGTCCGAGTGTCCATTCACGCGGCACGCGCAGCCACATACCGGCATGCTGTGTCACCACGGGACGCGCCGTCTTGTTCTTGTTGGGGTAGATCAGCGACCGGAATCGCATCCCGAGATGCTTGAAGGCCAGATCAGAAGCTTGCATACTTCAAGCCTACACCGTAGGATTGAAGAAGTCAACTCCTACCTATCCTACCAGTACTCGGCACCACGCCGCTGATAGTCCAGTGGGTTCCCGAACAGGTTGCGCAGTTCCGCGAAGACCTGATGCCTGCGTATAGCAATCTCGGTGGCGGTGATGTAGACCCAGTTCAGGTCGTATTGCTTGCACAGGTCAATCCAGAACTCATCGCTGCTCTCACGCTGGTCACTACCATAACGTAGTGGGTCGGGCTCGAAGGGTATCTGGGACCCGAGTACGATGTATAGATCGCTTTGCAGTCCTATAGCATCCAGTATGAGCTTGCCTGGCACAGGACCAAGATCAGCATCCCCGTGATGGAGTTTCCAATATCCCACGGTTGAGAACAGGTCGGTGTCTTGTATGACGAATGCGCGACCGGCTGCTTGTGCTGCGTCCTGGGATGAGCGTTGCAGGGCTGCCTGCCCGGCCCAGATGTCTATCATCTGCTCGCGTGTGACTGGAGAGCCGACCTCTGATTCCAGATAGCCCCGAGCCCATTCCGGCACGGTCAGTATCCGCTGATCATTGCTGAATGCTCGGGTCAGGGTGCTCTTGCCGACGCTTTCGGCTCCGAAGAGAGTGACTGTTTTGCGGAGTCGCTGCTGGAATTCGGGCAGGATCATGTCGAAGTTGTCGAGCGTGTCCTCTCGAACGCGGGTGGCTTTGCTGGGGCGTATGCCTCGATCCATGTCATAGGGGAAGTGTTTGCCACCGACAGCCTGGGCGAGTTGTGCGCCGTAGCTCTCGGATGTGATGATGAGGTCTCCGGGCTGGAATCCATGCTCCATCATGATGTCACGCCACATGTTCCAGAAGTCGGTCTCCGAGATGCCACCGTCTCCGGGCTCTTGCGGCAGGTACCGATGGATCAGGTTGATACGGACACGTCTGGCGTAGACCCCGGTGTCAGTCCAACCATATCGTTGAGCGTATTCATCTAAGGCTTTGGCTCGTTCTGGGATCATGGGCTCGTCTGGTTGCACGCAGAGCAGGACTTCCACCAAACCGTAGGCATCTCCGGGCATCATACTGCTGATGAGCCGGTGCGCGTAGTCGATGAGTCCGCCGTGTCCGATGGTCGGAGGTAGAGCGGTCATCAGGACCCAGGCGACAGGATAATTACGCATAGGGGTTCTCCACCTGCCCCCAGGGACCAGGAGCGATGCGCTCGTATTGCTTCCAGCCGTTTCGGGCCGGATACCGGGGGCGAACATCTGCATCGACCTCGAAGTCAGCGGCGTCGTTGAACTTGCCGACTCCGTACTGCGTAGGCCACGCGGCCCGCAGGGCTTTCAGGACTTCCTCGGCCTGGTGCTCCGGCGTCCAGTCCACGGGCTTAGGTCCGTTCTTCGGCACCCGGCCGGTCGGCGTGTACTGACCACCGCACTCGCAGACACCGGTCTGGTAGTCGTAGATCATGTACTCCGAGTGTGCAGCAATCGCCTCGGCCACCACCTCGATCAGCTTCTCGTCCATACTACTAGTATACCCTAGATCGATCAGATGTCAATCAATGGTGAAGATTTCTTCCCGAACTCGGGTCGGCCGGGTGCTGTATCGAGCACGGTCAGCGGCAGCGTCCAGCGCTTCCTGCTTGTCATAGAACGAGTCTCCTACGGTCATCCACCACCAGGAGTTCTCCGATTCCTTGGTCTCTACAAACCATATGGTGATCCGCCGCCTGGGTCGGGAAGGGATTCCAGCCGGAAATCGTTGGATGACTCTGCTGCGTGCCATGTCAACGTGCCTCCGATGTGACCTTCAGCCACAGCTTGCGCTCATTCATGATGCCGAGCAAGATTGGATAGTCATAGCTCAGCTTGAGCATAGCTCCCACCGAGTCATGCCGGAAGGCTTTGTCCAATTCCTCACGAATTCGATCTGTGCTGACAGAATCGAACGCTCGATTTAGCAGTAGTCCAGCCAGTTCCATGCGGAACGCAGAGATATCCCAGATGTAGAGCCCCTTGGTGATCTCGAATCGGAAGGCTCGGAAGACGCGCAATGGGTCCTCTCGGAATCGATCAGCGGCCACGCCCACCGGCCGCAGAATGCGCTTCTTCAGATCATCTACACCACCGAACAGGTCGATGATCACGCCGTCTTCACCGCGAGCTAGTGCATTTACGGTAAAATCCCGTCTCCGCAGGTCTTCCTCCAGCGTTCCGGGGCGTACAAAGTCCGGGTGTCGGCCGTCCGAGTAGCCCTCCTCGTGTCGGGCCAGTACCAGGTCCACGTCCCCGAGTCCCGGCACCTTCGCCCGGATCGTGTAGAACTGCGGGGTCTCCAGGTAAACCTTCCCGCCTCGGCGCAGCACCTCGGCTCGCATCTCGTCATAGGCCTCTTCGACCGTATCAACACCCTCTACGACGCAGCTAAAATCCACATCTTTGCTCTTGATTCCGAGCAAGGAGTCCCGGACGCAACCGCCGACCTCGTAGAGTGTGATGCTTGTCATGTCTCTACCGTAACGTATGACACGATGTTTGTCAATCTACAGCCCTGGCGGACATAGACTTCTTCCAGACATAGAAGGTCAGCAGCGCGTTCAGCCAGAACAGAATGTACTGAATACCCACAACCATGAGGCCACTTGCGAAGTATTCATAGATGGCAATGGTGTTGACCAGAAGCCACACCGCCCATGACTCCAAACGCTTGTTATCAAGCAAAGTTTGAGCCAGGATCGTGAGCGCGAGGATCGCACTGTCCAGCCAGGCCAGATTGCCGCCGAGCAGGGTGACCACGAGGACGGCTCCGAAGTAGCCGAAGGCGGCGGCACCGAGGTAGATGGGAATCCAGAGGCCACGCCGACGATCCTGCACGAGCCAGGTGACGGGCCGCGTCACAGCATCCTTGCCCCACCGAATCCAACCGTAGATCAGCCAGGGGGTCAGGTAGGCGTTCAGCACGGTGGAGGCCAACAATCCTGTCTGCCAGAACAGGACAGCGTACGCGGCGGTGCTGACAAATCCGTACACGTAGTTGAATCGGCGCTGGACGACGCACAGCCAGGTGCTGCCGTAGGAGGTCGCCACGGCGAATGCCTCCAGCCAGTTCACGTCATGAATCCAGCCTGCGAGCAGGCCTACTCCGTAGGAGAGGGCTGTGAGCAGCACTGCCAGGATCACGGACATCACGACATCATTGGTCCGGTCTGAGAGGTGCCGGAAGGGTCGAATAATCCGGATCATGGTCAGCCTTCCTCTGCATCGTACATGACTTGGATGGGGAAGATCAAGTCTTCGGTCTCGAATTCGAATGCATCTCCGAAGGCGAGCCACACAGAGGATTTGCCTGGTCTGCGGGTCAGAATGTACCAGGTGCCACCGTCGTCTCGGATCACGCTACCGGAGCGCAGGTCGATCTTTATCCCGGGATAGTGATTGATGTATCGGTCGGTCATGTCCGACATCAGCGTGCTCCTTCCGGGGCTGCGCAGAATCCGTACAGCTTGGATGGCTTCGGCAGGATGGGTTCCGGATTCTTGAATGGCTGCCTCGTGTGGCGAAGCAGTGATCCTTGGACGGGTCGAATACTGCGCTTACGTCGAGAGTACTGCTTGAGGGGTATACCGATACGATCCACCGTATCCTGTATCTCGTAGGGGCGTCCGTCCCACATATCTACGAGTACCACATCACCGATCTCCAGGGGCGTCTTGCGGCTGGTGGTCGTCTGCCAGCTTCGATAGCCGCACTTGGCAAAATGCACGATCTGATTGCCTGCCTGGTTGGCGAGCACCGTGTCATCGATGATCTGTGGTTTCATGATAACTCCACTGTACACAACTAAGCCCCGGAAGTCAAGTCCGGGGCTTAGCTGTTTTTGCACCGATCAGGCGCGATCCTTCTTGATCTGTCGAACAGTCATGGTGGTCAGGCCACTGCCGATGAGTCCGAGGGCGACCACGAACCACCAGGGCGTGCTGCTGTTGACCCCGGTCTCAGCGAGACTCGCCGGAGGCGTACTGCTGTTCGAGTGGGTCGGAACCGGCTCCGGAGTGCTGCTGTCAGTCGGCGTCGCAGACGGCTCGGGGGTCTCGGTTACAGATGGAGTCGGCTCCGGCGTAGGAGTTGCTGTTACAGTAGGGGTAGGAGTCGGCTCCACTGTAGGCTCACTGGTTGCCGTCTCAGTCGGGCATGGCCCATACACATCCTCATCGAATGCCGGAACGTAGTCAGGATTGTCGATCTCGATAGTCGGGGTACCCACCGCAGGCGTTCCAGGAACGGCTGCCTGGCGGTAGAACCAGTTCCCACCCTTATCCGGATTGCCATTGGCATAGACCCCATCAGGACCAGCCTGCCCAGGAGAAAGCTGACCATGGTCATGCCAGGTCCCGCGAGCATCAGTCGGGTAGGTCGGCGGGCCGATGAATGTGGCCTGCTGATCGTCCGGGGAGAAGTTCGCCCAGATTGCATCAGTTCCAGGGACTGCCGGTACGTAATCCGGGTTAGTCACCTCGATACGAGGCTCACCTACTGCCGGGTGATGCACCACATCAACAACACAGCCAGTCTGCGTGACTGGCGGTTCGGCACACACGCGCTTGGCCACATCCCCGGGCACGGTGTCCCATGCAGGACTGTCACCCTGAATGTAGACGCAGGATTCAAAGCCAGACGGGATGTCTGACGTGTCACCGTTGGTGGTGTAGGCCTGTCCCACCACACAAGGGGAGATGTCCGGTCCGACATTGTTGGTGTTGCACAGCCATGCCTGATGCGTACCGATGTTGTGGAGTGCGAACTGTGCCGAGTTCGGCGTGACCGTCCACTCGTTGCTACCGAAGTAGGCGAATGTCGTGTCGTACTTGGTGGTCGTATAGACGGCCGTAGGCCCGGTGGCGGTGGCCGCAGCGGTTCCGCCTGCGAGGACGGCTCCGCCTCCGAGCAGCAGACTGATGCCGAGCACCAGTGCGAATCGTCGTGTGTTCATTCGTCTCATACCTATACTGTACCTTGTCTATCAGCTTGCTGTCAAGAGGGTTGCTTGAGGAATGCCTTGTTGCGAAGCTCCTCCAGCGTATACCAGCCGAAGGCCTGCTTGCCACCCAACTGCTTCAGTCCGTGGCTGTTGAGCCAGTACTTGACAGCGCCCTTCTGCTCAGTCGGGTTGCCGAGGAAGTAGTAGCCGAACCCATCCGCTTTGAGTTCCTTCGCGACCGGCTCCAAAGCCTTCTCCTGCTGCTTCGTCCATTTCTCCGTTGCAGCCCGCTCCTTGAGGTACACCGCCCCGAGGTCAGCCGAGTCGAACAGGGACATGCCGGAACTGAAGGGTCCGAATCCACCGCTGCCAAGCGCCAGCGACCCGCCACCCTTCTTCGGGGCACGACCGGCCCGGTAGAGGAGGTCGAGCACATCGGCCATGATGCCACGCTCGGCCTTGAGGATCAGGACGTTGCCGAAGTGGAACCAGCCCGGCCAGATGTCCGGCGTCTCCGGAACCTCCGTAAACTGAATCTGTGCGATCAGTGCATCCTTCGTCCGGGCAGGCTTGTCTACACCGGCTGCCACCGCGATGGCACGAAGCTGGACCACCGTCTTCCACGCCCACGGAAGCCATGCCGAAGGCAGGCCCCGCGCCGAGGCGATGCTACTCCGATACCAGGAATCATAACCAGGCTGCATGAATCCATAATCACCAGCTTCGACCTGGGTCGGTAGAACGGCATCCAGGTCTCGGTAGGCCAGCTTGGTGAGAATCAGTGAATGTCCGCCCGAGAATCGGCCGATGTGGTTCTCGGCTCCGCACACCTGCTTCTGGTTCCACTTGTCTTCACCGTGCAGGGCCTTGCGGAGGTCTGTGACACCCCACTCTTCCTCAGCCCTGTAGTCGTTCATGTACGACACACCCACCACGGGGTCACCATCCGCCTGGTCCAGCATGACCAGTCCGAACCGCCGTGGGCCGGATTCCTTCTGCCACTGCTCAGCAGCGGAGGTGATGTCTGCGTCGGTGTAGCCGAGGTCCAGAAGCTTGCTGTAGATGCTCATGCAGTGAGGCTACATCATCCGATTCGGCTTGTCAAGCCTAGTGTGGTGTTGAGGCGGGTATGCCAGTCGTTGTGGACATCTGTGTTACGGACGAATGCACCACACTCGTCACAGGTCCAGCCTTCCTGGCTCCCATATGAATGATAGTAGTATCCGTCATGCTGCTTGTGCGGGTATCGGTCAATCCTTGGTCCGTCGTAGTCGCATCCCATCAGAGTTTCGCTCTCAATCTCTTGCCTTGTTCCTCGATGAATTCGATAGCAGTATCCAGTCCGTCGTTGAAGTCGTCTGCGTAGCTCTTTTCCGCGTATCGCCCGTGTTGTGTGGGCTTACGCAACATGTTGAGCCCTTCGCTGAGGGCGTCACAGACTCCAACGGCGTGCTCAGTGAGCATAGCGCGAAGTCTCTCTTCGATTTCCGGCGTCATGGGTTCACCTTATTCGTCTAGTTCTTCTGTGTCAATACCGTCTTGGAACTTCTGCCACTTGGTCGCCTTGACACGACGGAAGATCGGAAATCCTGCGTGATCTTCCCAGAAGGGAACCTCGGGCTCATCCGGCTCCTGACGCCAGGCCTCCGCAGCCTCCAGTGTCGAGAAGCGTATCCAGTTGAGGCCGTGATGTCCGTAAGCACGGTCATAGTTCCAATATGGAATGCCATATTCGTATTCTACTGCCATGTCAATCCTTACTTTTCTGCTGTCGGCATGTATGGCATCGGTGTAGCCAGTTGAATCCCCAGGAGTCTCGTTCTCCGGTATGTTTCACACAGGCGGGGTCGATCCGGTCATGAACCGTGATGGTGATGATCGTCTTCATTGTGGGACTCCGGATCGTAGGTGAGGTTTGATGGCTTGGACTACGCAGTCGGTGTGGAAGTCCCAGCGGATGTCGGTGCGCTTATTGCCGCTCATGCCTCCGGACTTGTAGAAGGGGAACAGGTATGTCCATTTGGCTCGGGGCGTGTTGTGGGCGATGATACCAATGTTCAGGCAGGATCGTTCCGAATAGTACACGACTTCGCCGCAGATATCGCAGATGATTCGGGAGTCTCGGGCTGGAATTTCACTCATTATCATTGGTTTCTGTTGTAATGGAGGTAATTGCAGCCACCTCAAGGCTCAGCCAGTTGTCTTCACTGCTGTCACCCGACAGGAGCCAGTCCGCATCTTTCCATGCTTTTGCCGCAAGGTCTAGGAGGTCCGCGATCTTGAGGAATGCAGCCCGCGTCTCCGCTGTGTAGGTGTTTGCTTCGTATTGTGATGTCCAGTCGTCCCAGACCTCATCATCGGCCTGCTCGCGCAGATCAGACGCCACCTGTTCGACCTGATGGAAGCCGTACTGGCCGAGCGTTCCGCCGCTCACGCCTCCGCTCCCTTCGTGAGATAGGCGACCACCGCACGGGCGATTGCCATTGCGTCCTCACGGTCAAACTGATCCTCCCATGCCAGCACACGACCAGAGGGCACACTCTTGCTCGGGGGCGCAACCGGGCCACAGATCACCTTCGCTATCTCCTCTACTTCAGGGATGAGGTGAAAGCCAGCGGCGAAGATCGAGTCCATCAGCGGTCCAATGTGCTGCCAGGCAGTCCGATGCCCGGTGCGCTTCCAGTAGCCATCGGTGAGTGCCGACTTCAGTGCTTCCCGCTCGTCCAACCTGTCAGGAATCCCGACAGGTTGCCCAGGGGTCTGGGCTGCGGCGAGCGCATTGGCAAGAATGGTGTCAATCGCCCGCACGCTGGCTCCGTACCCCCAGCCGTCTGCTACACCACGGAGATATGTGAGAGCCTCGCGTGCTTCCTCGATGAGCATCTGTACGTCAGCATTCTCTGGCGCAGTCATAACCGATCTCCTTTGCTTGATTCGGGGTCAGTCCGCAGACGCCGCAACGCAGTCCCATGGCGTATTCTCGTTCGAGTTCTTGTGCCAGGAGCACGGTTGCTTTGCCGAAGTCATCTAGGGACTGGATTGCTCGATGTATGAGTTCTATGTCGTCCGAAGTCATCACATCTGCCATACCCTGCAAACCTTCACCGGGACGAGTTCGGTATACATCAAGTCTCCGCTCATCTAGGTTTCGGAGGGATTGAATATTCACAACGTCTTTGGTATGGGTTGGTCCGACTGACGGCGAAGGAGTAGCTGTTCCTCCTTGCATCCATACAGGCGGGTTGTTCATCTCTTCTTCCTCCATAATCTTCTCGATCATCGCGGTGACACCAATTCTGAGCATGTCATCCCACGTCTGCTCACCATCACCTGTATCGGCGTCAGCCATCGCAAACGCACCAGCCTCCCAAACGGCCTCCCGGTCGAATTGACCGAGCGTGTCAACGATGCCTCGTGCGATATTGTCTCGCCGTAGCCTGTTCAAGTTCTCACCGACCAGGGGAAATAATTGCTCGGCTCGTCTAGCCGCATAGTCTTCAATGCTCATCAGATCACCGCCGTAATCGGATAGGTCACCTGATGACCTTCAATCTTCGGTGTGGCACCCCAAGCTCCAGGCTTGTGCCCGTGCAGAGACCCGTTCGGGTAGATGTGCTCGACATCCCAACCCAGGGCTACTAGGTTGTCACTGATGATCGAGCGATGGCAGCGCCACGGCATCGGCTCGCCGCACATGATGGCAACTCGATACTCACTAGCCATACGCTGCAAGGTCTGCATACCAAGAACCCAATCCGGTGTCCGTGTGTAGTCCGCATAGTTGCGGAAGCTCTCGTTCTCCCATCCGGCGTTGCGTTCATCTCGATCTGCGAGGACTCGTCGTCTGCCTCCGATGGATTTGAGATTGCCATAGTTGATCCCAGCACCGGTCAGCCAGTTCTGCATCTGTTCCGCCCCGAACTGCGGTGAACGTCGTGAACCTGGGAAGGATCGGACATCCACCAGGGCCTGAATGTCATGCTGCTGAAGCAGACTGGTGAACTCATCAGCACTGATGTAGGAGTGTCCAATCGTGAAGACCTTAAGCATACTTGTACTCTATCTTATCCACGTCAGCATGTCAAGTCACTCGTCTTCCCAGATTACATGGGTCCAGGTCCCCGGTGCCATATACAGCGTAGGAGGTTGTACAGAATCCTCTCGCGCCTCCAACACACCACCATCAATAATTGTGACATGACGATAGACGGCGATGATGACATCATCCTTCATGATCTTATACAACAGGTTCCCCCTCCACGGCATTCAAGATAAGCCAGGCGTTGTGGATTTTGTCATATGGGTGCTCGTCCAGTTCTTCGTTCTCCAGTTCGGCGCGTGCATCAGAGATGACACCCAGCATGACGGTGTATTGGGTGAGCGCGTCAGCAATCGCATCATGTCCGTATCCACGGAGGACATCCTGGGCGATGGCCAGTGTGTCATCACTCACCACTCCGGGATGCTTCTGGATCAAGTCCGCATCATGCTGTGACAGCCAGCGATGGAACGCCTCAATACGATCCATGAACTCTTCCTGAGTCGGTAGCACGAATTGTACACCCTCCTCGTTCAAAGAGCGATCCGGCATTGGTGCCCCAGCATACACGGCCCGAACCGCGCCTTCGGTGGGAATGTAGAGGTCAGACATTGAGATCAACTGCCTCTCCGTGGTTCAGTTTGTCAGCAATTTCGAGAAGATCATAGAAGTTCCCGGATGCGATGATATGGTAATTGCCGTAGTAGATGTTCGAGAAACGTACAAGCTTCGCGGGCGTGTGCGAAGTCGGGGTGCTGTCATCGTCACGAATCACCAGATATTCCCGATCACCCGCAGGAGACGGGTGCCAGTAAGTCTTAAGCATGAGATGCCTCCTTGGCTGCCTTCAGGACGGCTTCAGCCGCCTGCAAGAACTCCTGGCCACCCCACCAGGCAGGCATGCCTGAGATGTTGGCAAGCACTTGGGCTCCAGCCTGAATCTCTTGTGCGGATGGCGTAGCGGACATCACTGACCTCCGTTTACGTCAGACGGGTGCAGGACCGGAGGCCGCACAACGGCGGTGCCAGTCCAATCCTTGACAGCATACTCACCCTCCAGAAGCTGACCGTGCTCATCGGCAACCGTGAACTGATCACCCTGAACCCAGTTGAAGTGGGTATAGCCTTGCTGTTCTACAGCCTGCTGGGTGGCCTCCTGACCACTTCCTTTGATGGCATAGCTGGATGTCAGAAAGCCAAATGCACCACTTGCAATGATGATGAGCAGGGCTGCCAGAAGACCGAAACTGAAGTCATTACTGAGGTAGGAGCCTATGAGGACCATGCTTGTGAGGCCCAGACCGACGACGGCGAAGATGATGATCCATGCCGTGGCCCAGCCGGGCCAGTCCACCGAATAGGTGATGATGTCATTCATGCAGGACAGCCTACTAGACCTGCTATTGAATGTCAAGTCTCATCATCGATGGGGATTCCGAAGCTCAGCCGGTCATAGTCTCGAAGCCAGTCACGGGCTGCCTCCGGGTACATGATGCAGTAGGTCACAATGGCTACCGCGACTCCGTATCCGCTGTTGTGCTCACAACTCAGGAACCGTTCGAAGTCGTCCGGGGTCATGTCTTTGACTGCTACCGTTCGCGTTTGAGGCATATGGATGGCCTGATAGTCAGACATAGAGGGTTCCAATCGCCGTGCCGATCATCACAGCCATGGTGAGGTGCATGATCTGGTCGGCGTGGTATCCGAACCAGTGTTCGACAGCCTTACCGTAATCGATGATGCCGTGGCTGACTGCTGTGATGACCGCAGCCCAGACAATCCAGATCGGGTCCACGCCGAGGATGAGCAGTCCGAGAGCTACGGCAACCCCGTGATGCATGGAGTGGGCTACGAGGGCATGGATACCGTCTGGTGCTGTCCAGACCTTCGCTTTGGCCTGAGCTACATAGTCATTCTGCATGGCAAAATCCGCAACATAGTGTGCAGCGAGCATGATGAGAATCGTGTAGAGGAATATCATGAGTGTTCCGTTCTAAGGCGTGTCACATCGGTCTCCGAGGATACCATGTGCTGGTAGTCCACCGATGGAATAGCATTGCTGGTCGTATGCATCACGCTTGCGCTGGTCGGCGTCGAGTGCGAAGAAGACTCCGGCGATAACGCCGAGGATAATTATGATGACCGTGAACCACCGCAGAATGATACCCAGGACATGCTTATCGGCGTCACTCATCAAGGTCTTCCACCTCCCACATATCTTCATGTGGGTCTTCCCCGGTCTTCAGGAAGTAGAGCAGATCATCGATGGTTTCCGAGGCACTGCCATAGCTTTCGTTCACGACGGACCACATCCGGTCGGAGTCGATTCGTCGTACGATGTCGCGGAGTTCTTCAATGTCTAGGTCTTGTACGTCCATGGCTTGTCCTTCTTCTGTTCTTCGACGGTGATGGTCTCCCAATAGAAGCCTCCGGGCCGCTTATGCTCTAGGCGTCGGCCAGGGTGTGCGTCAAGGATTTCTTGGACTCGTTCCGGAGTATAGCCGAAGCCCTCAGACTGGAACGACACTCCGAAGTAGCCGTACCCGTAGGCTCCGGACATCCAGTCCAGTGGGTCGGAGCAGAAGACTCGGTATTCCCAGTTGGGTTCGGACATGATTCGTACCTGTGCACAGAGGAATGCCCATGTGTCTGCGAAGCCGTGTTCGGTTCGGTAGGCTTCATAGTCCGAGGATGAGTCGTTGCCGTAGATCGCCATCCAGATGTCACACTGCGCGTAGCGCGGGATCGGATCGTCAGCCATCTTCTGCCGCCTTCTGGAGTCCCAGCCGGATCGATCCGGTAATCATGCCTCGATACCACGGAGTGGCGATGTGATTCATGGCGAAATTGGCAATCCACCACGCGAGACGATCTCGTGCCCGACCCATTCGGGAGTCATCTGGTTCAGGAATTGTGGTCATGAGAGGAACACCGACTCTCCATCTCCGCCGATAACCTCAATTGGGGATACGACCAGAATCTCGTCATCGTTGGCTCGGGCATAATAGACCGGGGCATCCTGTGGGTACTCGGATAGCATCTCGATAATATCCCGAACCGTCCAGGACATGTAGTCCTCAGACTCGAAGAGGTCTACGTCGAAGTCATCGTGCAGAATGGTGTCATGCGGAATCTTAGCCATTAGGGACCACCAGTTCCTTCACCTGGTACCAACCCTGATCAGCCTTCACTGGGGCCAGGTACAGTCGTACCAGTCGTCCGTCCTGTCCGGCGATCAGAATGGTGTGGTCATTGGAAGCCCAGGTCACATCTGTAAATCCGGCCTGTTCGATGGCTTGTATCACGCGAGCGTCGGTGTCATCCGAGATTTCCTCGGACACGTTACTGGCGGTCACGGCGGTGAACATGACTCCCAGAAATACGGCGATGAAGATGAGGAGTCCACCGACCCATCTTGTACCCATCCGACTTCGATCCTCGGGGCGTCCCCAGATGAAGAATCCGATGGCGATGAGGATCAGGACAACAGCGATACCGATAGGGATGGCCAAGAACCACCACAGTCCGGGATCGACCGGGTTAATGTTGATATCCATTAGTGTTCCTCCTCATAGACCGGGGTAAGCCGGGTCAGTCGATCTGGAAGCTGACTGACAAGAACGGAGTCCCACCGGCCAGTCCAGTCGGATTCCCAGGTCTCCCCGTCATCCGTAATGTAGAGGACACCCCAGAGGTCATCCGGGTTGTCGGTATAGATTCCCGGCGCATAGGTGATTGACTCCGCGACAGGAGGTGCAGGTTCATGTCTGGAAATGTCGTTAATGCTTACCGTGATTACGGGGCCACTATCCATCTCGATGGTCATGATTCCGAAGTCGCTGATGTTGATACTAACCACACCCCAGCCCAGTGGTCCAACCTCTACACGGTCACCCTCTTGGACGGAATCGAATTCAATATCGCTCATACCAATATACTGCCAGGGTCATGCCCGAATGTCAAGAGGCATTATTCGCTCAGCACCTTGCGAATAGCCTTCATCCGTGCAACCTCTTCCGATCCAAGGTACTGAGGCAGCACGCGACCATAGAGCCACTCATCCTTCATGATCTCCTGAATAGCCGTCAGCTTTAGTAGCATCTCCTTATGCTTAGGCAGAAGAACAGTCTCAATGATGTGAGAGTTCTCCTCGTTCTGCTGACGGATATCGTGAATATCTTCGGAAACCATCGTTTCGAGGGCTTCCTTCTCTCGAACAAGGTGCTCGATAGCTCGCGCCATGCGAAGTTCTAGATATGATCCAGACTTGGTGCCTCGAAAATCGTAGGCCTCATCTGCCAGTCCGAGCGGACCCTTGCGGAACTTGTTCTTCTTAACCATGATCATCCTGCCAATTCGATATACAGTTGCTCCAAGTCGGAACGCCGTGCTGCCGATGCTCTGATCTTCGTCTGTTCACGAAGATATCGCAGTTCTTCAATGCTTTCCCGAATATCCGACATGGCTTCGTGACGCATCTCCTTCGGCAGATACGGAATACCCCAAAAGATTTGAGCCTCATACGCAATCGAGGAGATGTCCAGGATTCGATAATGCAGATGCGCGCTGGTCGTCGGCAGGAACGCATCGATGAAGTTGGCGTCCAGACGTACGGAGTTCCCAGCAAGACGAGCCTGCCGAGGTTCTGGCGCGAACTGCTTGATATAGTTCGTCAGCGCCCAATCCACCTGCTCGTAGGTGCCTGATCCATCTCCACGGGCGATCTTCGTCCAGAGACCGCTGGTGGTGTGCATCTCACGAACATAGTCGTCCGCGAGCGGCATCACATCGTCCAGCTTGTGTCTGATCCGGACCTCGTACCCATCGTCATCCAGGATGTTCAACTTGGTGTCCGTCACCAGACAGGCGATCTCCAGAAGCTGGTGCCCGTCCTCCGGACGCAGGCCGGTCGTCTCGACATCGGCCCAGACGATGACATCATGATCATACATGGAGCATCCCCAGAATCACAACCTCGTATGGCGCACGAGCAGACGCGGAGCCACCCACGCCACCGAAGGCATTCAGCAGTGCATTCACCGTGTCGTTCTCCTGCTCAGACGCTACTTCAGGGTGGTGACGAATAGCCACCTCCATCAAGGTCATGCGCTGCGCCGCAGCTAGGATGATCTTCAGCGCATCCTCTAGACTCTCCGGCTCATACGATTCCTGAACCCGAGCCTCCACAGGCTGGTAGATATCAACGTCACTCATTCCGATAGTCTACCTGCCTCTCGATATGAAGTCAAGTATGTCATGAGAACTAGATGCGTGCCGGATTGATCTCCGTGCCGAACGCACGTTCGGCCAGTTGCAGGACTTCAGCCTGATCGATCTCCGGAGCCTGTGCCAGTAGATTCGCCAGTGCGAACTTCGAGCCGAACGTCTCTGCGATGTCCCGGTAGGCGATGCACTCTCGGAACTGCGGAGCCCATGTCAAGGTGCCATCATCCACACGCCGCGCCAGGTTCTGGGCGAACGTCACCATACGGTGAGGCACACCCAGTTTACCGACCAATGCCCAGTCCGTGCGAACCTCGACATGTAGCAGGAATCGAGACAGGAGGGCCTCGGATAGGCGCACACCTGGAGCGTGCGGGTTGGTGGCTCCGAGGACGAAGAACCCATCCTGAGCCTTGATCGTGCCAATCTCGGGATTCGCCGTGACCACAACCTCGCGTCGATCATCCATGAGACCATAGACGACCGAGAGCACCTTCGGGTCACCAAGCCCCACCTCGTCCAGCAGGATCGGACGGCCTTCCTTCGCCGCCGTGAGGAGGGGACCGTCGATCCAGTGGAACGAGCCCGGCTTGGCACCCGGCACATAGCTGCCGATCAGATCGGACACCTCTGTGTCGCCAGTCATGACGATGGTCAGCATCTCCTCACCGAATGCGGCTTCCGCAAGCGCCGTCTTACCAGTTCCAGGCGGACCATACAGCAAGGGGAACAGTCCCGACTGCCGAGCCTTCTTGAGCACAGCCACATCCTGCACACCCGTCCAGTCACGCGGATAGTACACCTCTCCATTCGGACGAACATACTCGGTCTGAGTGTCTACCCCCAACGAGGCTCCTTCCGTCTCTGAATCCACCGTGTCATCCTCGGCCAGTCGTCCTCGGGGCGGCACAACATTCACCATGTACTCGAACGCATCCTGATTGAAGGTCTGACCGACCATAGCCAACAGCATAGCAGAGTCCTCCGTGGACAGCAGGGAACTAAGCATTTCGCGATAGTCTGCGAATGCACCATCCGTGCCCATGAGGGTGATGATATCCGTATCGGTAAGCATTATGCCGCCTCCACCACGGGAAGGGGCACCTTGGCCAGTTCCGCATACACCTGACGGATATCCGGGATACGCTGGATCACGCCCAGCGGGCTACGCAACGTGACCAAGGCCTGAATATCTTCCTGAGACAGTTCCACCGGGATCGGATGACCAGCCAGACGATACCGCTGGGCCTGCATGGCACTCAGGATGGAGTGCAGATACAGTAGGCTGGATGCTGCGAACGTCATCGCCTCCTCCAGCCCATAGTCTCGAACGATGCCGCCTTGGCTATTCAGCCTGATATCCAGGCTCGGTGCAGCCTGATCAGTCTCAACCGTGTTGCGGGGGATCGGTCGCCAGTTCCGGTTCGGATGTGCGTTCGAGATGGAGCGGGAGATCACCCCTGCGGGTACAGTCTGGTTCCGGGCAGCGAGGTACAGGCCGGGGTAGAAGAGCATCTGCATGATCTTACCATCCGACTTCTGCTCATTGTGGAACTCTGTGTAGAGTGCGATAGGCGGTTGAGACATACCTATAGCATAGATGGTTGGATGAGTAGTGTCAAGCCCAGGTCAGATGTTCGGCGCGAATTCGACCCAGAAGACTCTCGGGTACGCGAGACATCACGAGGTCTGTCGCATCCAGTGTCGTCAGGTCCATAGCAAAGATGAGGTCTACGAACCAACCCCCGTCTGAGGTGTCCATCTTGGACATTGCGGAGGTGACACGCTGATCTATGGGGAACTTGATGAGATTGTCCACGGCTTCGGCTCCGGTCTCGGCAGGCTCGAAGTAGCTGAACGAGGTGTTCCACTTGCCGGAGGTTTCAATCATCCTCCAACCATTGGATAGCTGGGTGCGCACGAGTGCCGCAGAGTCACCGGTCAGACGGTCCTGGATGGCGATCTTCTCCGGGATCAGGAACTGGATGATTCGTGATACATCCTGTGCGTGCATATACTGGACAGCGAGTATCTTCAAAACAGCATCACCGACTTGGGATGGGACGGGGTACGGTTGATCAAGTCATCGATTTTGATGTACAGATCGTTCAGTGTCCCGTCATTACGGATGGTCTGGTCGAATCCAGCAGAGGATAGGGTAGTCTCACTGCTGTGCTGTGTACCACCTGCTGCTCGGGCGAATCCGGGGCGGTCCACCCACCACAGGTCACCTCCGATGGATCGAATCATATCCTGTTCGTTCGGGTATCGAATACCCGTCAGGATCACGTCACGATTGCGACTGGCGTCCAGTACACGACGTTTGGCAATATTGACCCATACGGCATCATCAATCATGTTGCGTCCGACTTCAGTACCGAGTACTTGAAGCAGTCGGCGGACTTCTGGATTCTTCTTGGCTTCCACGTATCCGACAGATGCATATAGTTCGTCGTATCGGACGTGTGCGGTGATACGGTTTTGAACCGCCCAGATGGCATCGGGTTCCGGATCATCCTGTTTGACAGGAACCAGTGGATTGAGCTTCAGCAGGGCATCGTTGAGTGCATCGCTCATGCCAAACTTCACCCAGTCATAGTTGTCCACGAGATAGTCAGACACGGCATCCTTACCGGCTCCGTACAGTCCACCTATTCCTACGATCATGCTCGTTCCTGCCTCTTTCGTTGATTGATGTGATGTTCTACAGAAGCCAGTGTATGACGCCAGAGGCCATCTGTCCAGTTGTCTATACGAGCACCGGGCATACCTTTATTGTGATGTGCGGTGAAATATACCTGCCACCATTCGGCCTGGTCGGCTCCGTGAATAAGGTGATGAGGTTTGTCATCGATGAGAATGTCTGCTTTGGCTAAGGTCTTGTTCCGGGTGATGACGGTGTTGTCCACCATGTCTTTGCCGAAGTATCGTTCGACCCATTCGAACTTCTCGCCTGCGCATTCCGGATTCGGTAGCCACGGCGCGGAGACGATGCTGACTTCATGGTGCTCCTGCATCTCCTTCACTGCGGCCACGGCCCCCGGAATGGGCTCCAGTTCTCGGTAGAAGCCGGGACGGTTGAGGATGTCTAACAGGAGGGGTTTGGCGTCCACGTTGAAGCCCTTGAACATATTGAAGTCGCAGCGCTTCTCACTACGCTGATATCCGTGCTGGAGCAGACCTGCTGCTTCTGCCTGGTCGTCCAGTGCGGTGCACCAGGATGCCAGGGTGTCATCAAGATCAATAGCTATACGCATTATCGTTGCTCCGGAAGGACGGTGACGGAGAAGGGAATCTCGATTTCTCCGAGATCGATATCGAATTGACCATAGCCATTCTCGTCCAGGACGGTCAGGGTCAGGTTTCCTCGAATGGTTTTGCCAATGACTACAGCACCTGTGGCCATCAGTCGATCACCACGATTCGTTCATAGTTGTCGGCATTCATCTTGGTGATCTCCTCTGTTGGCAGCCACGGGTGCCCGATCATGCCTTCTTTGAGCCAGCGGACAACCAGCTTGGGTGTGATTTTCGAATCGATCCCCAGATCACTGAGCTTGATCCAGGTATTGGTCTTGGGATCACGCTTGTGGTCGCTTCGCCATTCGTTCTGGGTGGTGAAGCCCTCAATGAGTCCGACGCGCATCTTCGCGAGATTACCTGCTCGGAAGGCGACCGCGATCTTCTGACCCTTCGTCAATGGCGTACCGAAGAGGTCGTAGAACTCTTCCGGGTATGTGTCGGTGATCGGTGCGGCCATCAGAAGCAATCCGTCATCGGAGGGATATCGGAGGCATCAACCGGTTGATAGTTCAGCAGGAACAGATCACCATCATGCGGGTAGAATTCTCCTTTAGTACCCTTGAGAATGAAATCTCCGCGCTTGAACTTGACCCAGGTGTTGTGCAGATAGTCGAAGACGTAGTAGGTCTCGACACTCATATCATCGTCATCTTCCACCGGGTCGTACTTGACGAGTCCTCCGGTGAAGGCCTTGCATTCTTCCCAGGATGGTCGTACAGGCTGACCTTCCGGCGCGAACTGCACAGCTTCCACTATGATGGGAAGCTTCTTATATCGTCTAATCACACGAACATCCTAGGCTATATGAATGGATAAGTCAAGTTTTGGTAAGAATCTACAAACATACGGAAACGCAGAGCACTCGAAAGTGCCCTGCGTTCCGCACACCAACACCAGCAGGTATGTTACACCTATCTTACCTAGTCCGTATTTACGGTCTTTTCCGTCAGATATGTACGAATCTCCGCAATATTCTCCGGAGACAGCGCTGATCTCGGGTCCGAACCCACCGGGAGACCTCCGGCCCGACGAATCGATTCCGCCCGACTGCCTCCAAAATCATCAGAGAAGAACTCATCATCGATGAAGACAAACGGTGTGCCCGGATTCTCCTGAGCCCACTCGATCAGGGCCAGCACCTTACCCCGCAGTGACGAGTAGTCCGAGAATCCACGGAACCAGGGTAGGAAGTCCGACTCGGAACCAAAACCGACCATAGCTCCGATCTTCGGGGCCGCGTCCGCACGCCAAGTCGTGAGCCAGAGATGATCCAAATCGAAGTCAGCCACAAGCTGGTTCAATGCCTCGATCATCTCCGGTGACCACTGAATGATGTACCCATTAGCGGTACCCTCCATGACGGTGGGCCACACCTGGTACTTCTCCACGAACTGTGGACGTACCAGAATGTTGATGACACCATCAACATCGGTGAAGAGTACAGGTCGCTTTGTCATAGAAGTAGATTACTAGAAGAAGATGGATAAGTCAATCAGACAGTGAGATACTGAGTCATCTTTGTGACATCATCTGAGGTCAACCCCACCATATCATCGACCGGGATAGCCAGTCCCCCGAACTTCTCGTGGAACAGTTCGACATCATGTAGTCGAATGACATCTGAGGTGTCAATCCAGAGCACTGGCTCCGAATCGGAAGCCGTAGCAAAGATCAGCCTGCGGACTTCTTCTGGGTCTCCGAGGTCGTCTCCGAGTGTGGACGCAACATGTAGACCGACTGTCTTTGCTGCCTCAGCATTGCCGTAATAGGCGATAGAGGCATCCAGTGCGTTGATGGCACTGATCATATCCGGCTGCCAGCGTAGATGCCAGGCAGTCTCGGAATCCGGAACGTCAAGTACGTCTGTCTCCGTCTTGCCCCAAGCATCATCAGGGAATGCAAGACCGAAGATCACGCCGAGTCCGTTCATATAGATAGTCGCCATGACACCTATTCTACCTCAGAATGAACGAGGAGTCAACAGCCGGTTTGGCCAGATTCCACAGACTCACCTGATCGATATGTTCCGTGTCGATCATGCCGAGGCTGAAGTTCTGACCGTTGCAGCCGAATGAGGTGACACGGCAGAATCCTTCACCGGACTGGAAGTCCCAGGGGACTCGAATGTCTTCGATGTTTCCATGATGGTAGTGTCCATGCGCCCATACGAGAGGCTTGACGGCATTGAACACTTCTGTGACACGTCGTCGCCCATCCGCCGCATAGAGCAGATCAGCCGCACCGAATCCGTGAGGATTACCGGCAATGATTCGGTCGATGCCGGATACGCCTTCGGGCAGATCATGGGCGAACACGACATCCACCGTGCCTTCTGCTGAAATTGTGTCTACCTCTTCCCAGGTGATGACTTCTTCTGGGAACCAGGTGTGATAGTCCTGAAGGAAAACGTCTTTCTGATCCTCTACCCGCCACGCCCGATCCACAGAGGGTGCGCCACTGAGGGACATGAACCGGATGCCGTCCTGTTCCCAGCGGTATCCACGAGGTGCGATGAACACCGACTGGGCGACCTCCGTCCACCCGGAAGCACCCTCCAGGAGCTTCAATGCGTGTGGCCAGTGCTCATGGTTACCGAGCGTGATGTACATCTTCATGTCGAGATTGGCCAGCAGAAGGCTGACTCGATGCAGGAACTTGTAGCCCGCATTGGTCGGGTACAGGCCGAAGTCACCGAGTTGGTGAATCTCCTTGATGCCAGCGGCATCGAATGTGTTGATGGCGGAGCGTGTCCAGTTCCAATCACCGTGCACGTCTCCGAGGAGTCCTAGTTGTGTCATTGTCATTCAGTCCTTGTCTATACAGCATCGTTCTGTGCAGCAGGGATGGATGAGTTCATCCATAATCTGCACATATCTTTGTAAGCCCTCCACGTCTTCCGGGAGGGGTTGATCGTTCTGCCAGTAGGTCATGATCTCCTTCGAGGAGGTCTCCGGCCAGAGTCCTCGGGTATCGTTCAGATACCAGGTCAGGCTGTCCGGATCGGGATGCTCGATCCCGTGCGTGCAGATGTGTGTCATCACCATCCGGCTGTCCATCCCGAACGGTGTCCCGAGGAGGGGATGATCGGTAGGCCGGTGAAACACGCATGTCTCCCCGAAACAGGCTAGGGACGAGTGTGTGTTGTAGAGGATTCGACCGTCAAACAGTGTGATGTTCATAGATCGTCCGAAATACGGGGGTCGAAGAGCACAGGTCGGCAGTCCCAGTAGAGGTCGGGCACATCCGGAATCGTGATATTTCGTTCTCCAGCCATCCACCGAACTTTCATGTCGTTGGCCTCTCGCTTCAGTTCCGTGTGCTGCCTGGACAGATAGTCACGCACCTCCTGAGCACGTTCCAGCGTAGAGAAGACTGCTACGAGGATGGCGTCACCATCGCGATCATTGATGTCGCCTTGGAACAGTCCAATGAAGGTGGTAGCAGTCATGCAGTAATACTAGCGGAGAATGCTCATCAAGTCAATATGTCGTTCTGCCAACTCGATGGCTTCGATGAAGGCCTGAGCACGAGCTTCAGCCCGTGAGGCGGCTTCGACATCGTTCTGGATATGTAGAGCCTCGTTCTGGGCTTGAGCACGGCGTGCATCGATGTCACTCAGGAAGCCACTGAACGCCTGCTCAGGTGTCCACATCATTGTTGAGTCATCCTCTCTCACCAGGATCAGCACTGATCCCCAGGTCCGATTCTCGAACCCATTCTCCGTTACGCATCAACTCTACCATGGTCTGCTCGGGGTCATTCAGCATGAGTTCTACTCGCTGTTCCGCCGTCTGCTCTCCGCGGGTTCGCCGGGATTCTTCTTGGACCCAGAACTTGAACTTCGGGTCCTGGACAAGACGCTTCAATGCAATACGTTTGTTACGATATTGCTCGCGTTCATCCTGCGACTGTGCCACGGCTCCCGAAGCCGGGTGCTTGATGCGAACGGCTGTCTCGACTTTGTTCACGTTTTGCCCGCCTTTACCCCCGGCACGAAATGTTTCTATAATAAGGTCTCGTCCTGGAATGAGAGAGAACAATGGGGTTCGGCTCATGAGGTCATCCATTTCACAGCATTGATTACCTCTGGAGTGATAATCTTAGCCGGACTGGTGTTCCAGGCCGTCATAGAGGCTCCTGATGCAGGTGTGCTGCTTGATCCGATGACAGGACTGATACCGATCCCTCCCGAAGGGGACTTGTTCTTCTTTTTCAATTCCTGCTTGAGGGCCGCGTTCTCCTCGATCAGTTGGGCTAGCTCTTCGTCTCGGTCGTAGACCCAGGCTCCCTCCGGACGCCATTTGAGTTCATTCCAGATGATGTTCAGGATGGCGGTCCGGGTGATACTGACCCCGCTGTTGACCTCCCAATCATAGATGGCTTGGTCTAGCGCCCGGAGGTCTTCGATTTCCTGTTCATCCAGTGCGAATGCTTCGCGCTCGGATACAAAGATGTCTCCGAGTCGTTCCCAGTTCAGGAGGGCATGTTCACGTACCCAGATTACTGGGTATGCGGATAGCTCGATTCGGTATTCGTATCCGCTCGGTTCTGTGAAGGTCAGTACTTGGCCCTCACCGGCCTGATTGATTTCGATAAGATATCCGTCGCTCATGGTCAGGTCCAGGATTCGGTATAGAGCGTGTGCATTAGATCATTGATGTGCGTGAGGTTGGCATGTTCCGCAAGACGGCTGTCTGCGTAGGCGGTGTCCAACGTCTCAAGGATTCGTTCACCATCAGAGATGGCCTGAGCCTTGTTGAACTTGTAGTCACCATCCTGCGGGTTCTTGATTCGCATGACTAGTTCTAGATCATCCGGCCGCAGGGGCAGGGTGATATGTCCGGTCTGCATGAGTTCGATACCTTCGAGGGCAATCCGGAAGGTGTGGGACAGCCACTTGGAGTCAAATCCGTGGGTGTGCTCCAGTTCCGGGCGGTTGGTTCGCTTGTTATTCATGCCTTTGACGGCTTCGATCTGCCCAGTGGCAAATCCCAGGAACTTGCGTCCGGCGCTCCGAGATACAAACATGTCTCGGTACTCCAGCAGGAGTCCACCAGCCGGACTGATCACGTCGTAGTCCGGCAGGAACAGGAATTCGAGTACGTTCGGGTTACCGGCTGAGGCCAGCTTGGCGAACTTCTTCAGACCATATCGGGTGGTGTCCACCGTGTTCACGTCGGAGCGGGCCTCGCCATTGCTATGACTATGGTTGGCCAGGTTGTCCGGGTCACTGAGTCCGGTGATGTATGCACGCGGCTCGATCACGACCTCCATGTAGTCCTTGTCGGAGAATGGTGTCGCCGTGCCATAGGCATGGGAGCCTACTGCGGCTCGAAGGATCACGTTGTCGTCAGTCATGATGTGAGTCTACCTGACCGGCAGGAGCGCTGTCAAGCTCCAGAAGAAGCTCTAGCTCTTGCCGGTCATTGGGCCAGGTGTCCATCAAAACAGCCATTCCAGGATCATCTCTTTCTCCGGTCCGTCTGGATACTTGTCTCGGATGATGTCTCGTGTGTACTGCACACCATCCAAGAACGCTTCTCGCTCACTCTTGGAGATGAAGTCCTGCAACGGCGAATCCAGAGCCGGGAATTTCCGGATCGCCGCTTCAACTGCCAGCATACGTACGCCACTCACTTCCCGTCTCCCTTCGGCTCGATCATGTCCCACACCTTCGCATCGATGGACTTGCCATCGAAGGCGGTGAAGATCAGCGGTCGGTAGATCGCCGGGACAGCCGGAGAGTTCACCCAGGCTGCCAGGGACTTTCGATCCGTGATGTTCGGGTTGGCTGTGTACTCACGACGCAGCGCCTCCACGGTTCCGGTGATCTGGCTCTTCTCAATAAGGAGTTCAGCCGCAACCGTCTCAGCCCACTTGTACAACTCATCCGGAAGCTGCTCAAGCAGATCACGGAACGTGCCGTCCTTGAGGGCACGCCACACCGACTTGCGGTTGAGGCCGGTCACGATGCGGTGCAGGGCGATGTATCCCGGTTCCTTCCCCTTAACTGCCTTGTATGGGTCAAGCCACACAACCCAGCCTTCCTTATTTCGGTCCAAGTCCATAAGAAGGTCGTGCATCGTGCGTGTCTCCTTCGGGAAAGAGTGGTGCGGCACATAGGCTCCCGTCTCGATATGCACCCATCCGAGTGGAAGAAGGGCCTCTTCCGGATAGAAGAGTACGATACGATTCTGTGGACCAACCCATTCATACAGAGCGGTATAACCCATATCATGGGCCTCCTGAATTTCGGATAGAACCTCATCATGATCAGCCAGCCAACGAGTAGCGTCTATCGCCTGGTCAGATTCGAAGGACCCACGGGTTGTGATGGCCCATCGGCCGTCCGGACGCCGGTAGGAGATAGCTAGTGAACCGTCCTCCTTGTTGGACCAGGCATAGACAGGCACATCCTCCGTGATTCGAGGAGACTCCGGCTCGTCCCAGTTCCAGAACTTCGCAAAACTGCGGGATATAACCTCGTAAGTGTCAGCATCGTAGACCAATCCGCGGCAAATACGAGTGACCTCGTTCCACTTGCGCTCATATGCGGCCTTCTCACTGTATCCAGCAATCTTCAGGTTGGCGAACTCCGGGTGGGTACGAACTACAACGTACCCCTCATCTACCATCTGCTGGTAGAGAGAGAGGTCAAATAGCTGGTCAATCTTCATCTCTCAACCATACACCATTTAGAAGATGAAAGTCAAGATTTTTCGTACAGTCTCTTCTTGATCTGGTAGGAGATAGTAGCCTGTGTAACTCCGTACTTGGCCGCAAGATAGCCTTGAGAAACAGCACCTGTTGCGTACTCAGCAACCAAGGAGGTAGCTTCATCCTCAGTGAGTCGTTTAGAAGACATCCTGGGGACCGGTCCAAACAAGCTTCCGTCATATCGGCTTTTACCACTATTACGTTTAGCATCTCCATGTTCTTTAGCGCTCAAGTATCGATCTCTAGTAGGAATATTCGGGGGATTCTCCAGATAGCTAGCAGCCTTTCTCAGTAGCGCAGGAGAGTCCTGCATCTTTCCAATGGCAGTATTACATGTGAAACAAAGTAGACCTCGCACTTTACCAGTGATATGGTCATGATCAATTTGCATCTTGTTGGGTCGGTTGCTGCGTATTGTCACATCCAACTCTTTATCACAAATTGCGCATTTGCCATTGGACTGATTGAGTAACTCAGAGAATCCTGCCTCGTCTATCCCATACATTCGTCTAATGTGAGAGTAGTTTCGCTGCGCGGGGGCAGCCTGCTTACGAAGTTTTGCTGCCTCATAGTCACACGACTTACAGATTCTTCGATGACCTCGATGGCCGCTGAGCCAATGAAACTCTTCAATTGGCTTAGACTGTGAACATTTTCTGCATACTCTAGTAACAACAGTTCCTGAATCATCTACTTGATCTAGTAGCGATAGTGGGTCTCGGTACATTTTCTTCCTCTCTACTGTTAAAGGTTAAGATTATTGTACCATCATCTTTCATCGATTATTACATCTTCAAGATGCCCTTGTGCGCCGTTCCCATGAACCCGCCACGTCGCCATGCCATCTCGGCATCAAACTCGTGCGCCTGGATGAACAAGTCCTCCGCCGTGTAGTCTCCACGCTCTGACGCGCCAGCCTCGACGGCCTCCAGATAGAAGGACGGCAGCACGGAATCATAGACATACGGCTCGAAGTACTCCAGTTCGTATTCGTCTGCGGGGTGCTTCAGGTAGTCACCGAGGAGTCCGACCGTGAACCCGTGGTTGTACACCTCGTTCTCACGGCCGAGCCTGCCCTCGGTGACCTGATAGTCGTAACTACGTTCTGCTTGCGTCAACATCAGAACGCTCCCGGCGCGACCTGGAAGCAGCGCAGGCCCTTCTGACGCCACATCTGCACCACACGGTCGCGGTCATCGAACACGATGTCCACGTTGTAGTTACCGGCGATGTGCCGCTCGAACAGTTCGTTCTTCACGACCGCATCGTTGCGCGTGTCCCCCACAGGACGCATGAAGATGTCATCCCATACGAATCCGTGCTCCGTCAGCCAGGACTCCAGGACAGCACGATAGGCGGCGTCTCGTCCGGACATCACAATGATCTTCGCGGGAGCACCATGACGTGCCTCGTAGCGTGCAGCCGCAAAGACCGCATCGGCCACGACCTCATCGAACAAGTCCTCGGCGTACCGGGACGTGTCATACGGGTTGCGGATGCCCTCGTGATGTGCCAGCGTGCCGTCGATGTCCACCAGGATCGCACGCGGCAATCCCTCGATCTCGACATACTTCAGGAACGTCCATTCCTCGGGAAGCTGCGGGATCGGCGGGAACGTCGGGTTCTTGATGCCACCCAGATGCTTGTCGAAGAACTTGCGGATGACCGCCTCCCCGACATGTCGATCACGAGCCGTGTCACGCTGCACCGCCTCCTCGAATGAGATCGGGAAGTCCATGAACATCGGTACAACCTCGTCATATTCCGATGCGATCTTGAGCACATCAACCAGGAACTTGTTGTCCAGGTTGGTGTTGTCCAGCACGACACTCTTGTCTGAAGCCAGTGCGGAACGCAGCAAGTCGTTCTGAACTCGCGTGACGTACTTCTCATCCACACCCCAGTACTTGCCGAACAGCATGAATCGGATGTCATCACGGTTGACACGCACACGGGTGTCCGGGTCGTCTGCGACCCAATCTTTTGCCCAGGTGCTTTTGCCGGAGGCCGGAACACCTCTGGGGACCATCAAAGTCTTGTTCATGGTTTAACTGTACCAAACAGATGGTTCTGTGTCAACTTCATGCGATTCAGACTTTCTCGATCTAAGGGTTTGCTGTGGTCAAGGCGAATCCGATGTTCAAGGATTTCGATCATCTGTTCGAAGAATACCTGATTTGATGCGTACTGGTGGACTGCTGACCTACAGGTTGCACATCCTGGATGATTCGGCCAGTGATTCCGTTTGACCGTGTTGCATTCTTCACAAGCAGGCACCAGATTCCAAGGCTCACCCGGGCCATAGAGCGCACGGGGGATGATATGGTCCCAGGTGGTTGCGGGGTCACCGCAGTAGTGACAGATGGCAGCAGTGGGTAGTTCGGGTAGGGGGACCTTGGTGCCGGAAGACATACCCGGCATGTTATCAGGCTACGGCTTCGTTGTCAACCCAGTCTTCGAGGTGTCCGGCTGCCCAAGCCTTATATAGGAACATCGCCATTGTGCAGGTTTCGCAGGAGCACTCCCAGACATTCGCTCCTTTACGCTGATTGCAGGCGCGACATGCTGGAACTACGACGACACTATCTGGCATCCATGCTCGCGGGATCACATGGTCGGCGGTGATGCGGCTACGCTTCGGAACACCCTTGGCATCTTTGGACGGATACCAGCGCTCGCACCAGTGACATTGCACGGTGTGGGGTTGCTCTTCCTCGTAGCCACGCCACGCTGGATCACCATTGTGTCTCAGAAAATCCTGAGTTGATCGGTTCGGGAATCTGCGGCGTTGCCGCATCGTCCGGGTACGCTCATCCGATTTAGCCATCCCTATGATTCTAGCAGGGTATCACTGCCAATAGACGCTAGCATTCACAATCTGATACCCGGACGAGAACTCCTCCGGAGCATGATCCTGGGCGAAGTTCAGAAGTCTCCTAGCCCCGAACGGGTTAGCTGAGTGCACGAACAACTGCTCGGGCCACCAGTTCTGCCCAGCCATCCAGTGCATGATGGGCATGCTCGTCAACTCTTGCATGTTGTCAAGATCGAATCCGAGATCATGGTCGAACGAAATCGTCACGACATCCGCCCGATGCACTTCCAGGAACTGGATCGCCTCAGCAGGAGTCCGGACGAGATGTGAGAACTGCGGCGGCTGATCCCGCTCATCATCAATGAAGAGGTGAATGTCTGTCATAGTTCTATACTACTTCTGGCTCCTGGTTCCTGTCAAGCAAACGGCTTGATCGTGTGATCCCCATAATTGAGGTCTAGCGGTTCCAGAGATTTTCCTCGGAATTTCTGGTCCAAGGTTCCGATCCAAGCGTCCCTATCAGCATTTCCCTTTATGTAACATAGTGTCAGGTGAGGTTTGTATTCATCTGCGAATTGATCCGTGAACGGGAGTACCGATAATCGTCGTCGGGCCTCCAGCAGGCTGTCAGACGGTACGATGTGGGCCACGATCACGGAATAGTCGTATCCTTCCGCGGATGCAGGGAAGAATCCGACGTGATCGATCTGAATATCAGCGGGGGTCCAGTTCCCTAAAGCAGCATCCACGTATCGATGGTATCCACCTCCCATGGGATGGATGCCGAACTGGAGCGTCACATGTGCCTTGTTTTCGGCAACAGCACCTTGCGCGTAGCGGAGTCGAGGCGTGTCACCATAGAACAGATCATCTTGGTAGGAGTCGGGAAGCAGGTTCATGACGGAGAGCGGTTCGGTATCCAGCATGATGGCTTTCAGGTCAGTGTATTCAACACCTTCTGGCATGGGTAGGTTTGGCATTAATCAACTCCGTTGTAGAGGCTGGAAGAAAGCTGGGCTTCACCCGCGAAGTCACGATCCTGAATCTGACTGATCAGGGTGACCTTGGACTCTCGGCAGAGGTTATACCCGTATCGGGTGTAGCGGAGGGCTCGCTCGAACGTGGAGAATGGCTTGACCAGTTCATCCGGATCGATGACGAGGCGCTTCTGCTGAAGATGCTCGAAGAAGTTCTTGTGATGCATGATGTGATACTCCCACGGTCCGTACTCCGGCTCAGGTGTAGCAGACGCACTGTCAAACAGATTCAGAGGTGCGGGTGCTAGCTCTTCCCGGGTTCGGAACAGTGCAAACTTGGTGATCGTGAAATCGAAGTAGTCGATGGTGTCCTCGATATTGGCGAAGTTCACCGGGGGCTCACTGTCGAAAGCAGCGGACTTGTCGATCTCCTCCTGCGGGCAGCCGACCAGTTCGATGCGAACGTGGGTCACGGGGTCGATGAAGGCTTTCACACGAGGATTCTCATAGGCGACGGTGTACCCCTTCTTGGTATACTTCTTGACCGCATGCCCCCAGTCCTCAGCAGACTCGAAGAAGACATCGATATCCTTGAACGGCTCGTTCTGGAGCACGTTCTTGAAAGCTCCTCCGGCGATGAACCCACGGTGCCCCTTCAGATATCGCTTGAGTTGGTTCATCTGCCAGAAGTCATCGGCAGAGCGAGTCACATAGAGTGGATTGTCCGTCATGGTTCACTATCATAGGGCCAGTCAGTACTGGCTGTCAAGGTCCCAGGGGTAAGCTCTGTGTATCCAGCATCATGGATGACGGTAGTCATCGCCTCCATCTTAGTTGGTCCAGCATCCAGGACGACAACCCTTACACCGGGATGCACCCCGAACGCCTCCAATGCGGCATGCACGGCATGGGCCGCGAGCTTGTTGGTGCTGGCCTGTCCCTTCAAGTATCGGTTCAGGTAGATGCGGAGCTTCTCCGGTCGTCCGTGCTCGGTGACAACGGAGGTGTAGACTCGAATCACGTCTTCGATGGGCCAGGTCGCGGGAGCGGTAGCATGCCAGTCTTCTCCGAAGCTGAGGCAGATGTCCGTGAGATCACATCCGCACTGGTGTCGGTGCCACTCCATCTCCAGCAGGGCTCTGGTGGTGTCCAGACGATCCTGATCTATAAACATCAGGTCACGTCCCATATGGATTCGACAGCATCCAGGTTGAGATGCAGCGGCCGAGGCTTGGCGTCCTCCCAGGTGGCGCTCACGATCTGTCCCAGGCCGTTTCGGTTGACCTCGAAACTGGTGCACCGGATGAGGACAGCCTGTCCGGACTTATAGATGATTCGGACCTTGTGACGCTCACTCATGCTCTCAGGGTATCAGGACATAACTAAGAAGTCAATAGATATCAGAAGGGCCGTATCGCATGATACGGCCCTTCCCCGGCATGAACCTCGCGGAGAGGTATATCGGCTCTAGGCCTGTTGGTTGGGCTCCGGGTCAGCCGGTATGTCGATGATACCACGTTTCATAGTCGGAGTACCACTGCGGTCCAAGAATCTTTTTACAAGTCACTCGTATATGACCGAAGCTGACACGGTGCGTGATGATTGTATTACGAACAAGTATAGCGATGACTGTAATTGAGGCTTGGAACCAGGCATCCATCCAAGTATATGCCCACCCACTACTGAGGTTACTACCTCGTTTGTGAATCATGTCAACACAGTATTCGTACTGATATGCCTTGCTGTGTGACCATGACTTATACCAGCCTCGTTCCGGTGACCATCGGAGTGGTCGAGTCAGGTGGTTAATGTGAATCATTCAGGATACCAGTATGCGATCACTACCGTCCCACTCAAGGTTCGCTCCTCGATATGCTCCCAGTCCAGATCACGCCCGTGTGTGAACGTCCGGCACCAGATGCAGTAGAGGCCGTTGTCAGCCTGACGGTACTCGTTACCACCACATTTTGAACATTTAGGCCTCATTCCGCGATATCCTCCATATAGTTGTAGTTTACATACCGAGGACCAATCGCTTTTAGGAGTTCCCTGACTAGCCACGAATCATTCCCTGATCCACTGGCGAGCGAGTTCACAGAGTGCCACGAATACAGCATCTTTATCACGCTCTTCCACACCCAAATCCCAGTATGGGACCATATCCGGGTGGGTCTTCTTCTCGATATCCCGGACGGGACCATACACCCAGCCCATCACCTCATAGGCTTTCACCCAATCATCATGAAGCTCCTCAGGGGACCCCTTTCGGTCATCGGACATCATCATGGCAATTACTGGTAAGAACTGCTGCTTGAACGGCTCCTCACGTAAGGACCAAGGTTCCGGAATTACCGGAGCGTTCACGGCTGCTGCCTGGAGCCGGGCACCCTCGTAAATGAAGATCGCCTGCCGCTCCAACCGGGAGCCAACGGGCCAATCAATCGGTCGCATATCCCGTGTCATCACAATCCCTCCGGATGCAAGTTCTTGCGTACCTCATCGAAGGTGTATTCCTTGACGAACTGGCCATCCTCCCAGACGGTCTTGAGCATGTCCGCATCGGTGCCCTCCAGCTTGGCTCCGGCGTCACCATCCACAAGGATATAGTCGTTCTCGCCAGTCACAGCATTGAGACCCCAGGCGACCGCGAGACGGCCCTTGGCGGACTTCTTGGTGCCATTATCCGTCACCGGGTCCTTGAAGATAGCCTTCCCCTCACCGTTGATCTGCACCCAGGTGGCCTTGATCGCCGTCATGTACGTGTCCCGAGTCACACCCTGATACGAGTACGAACCCACACCGAACACCACATTCGTGCTCGCAAAGCCCTTCGCAGCCAGTCGCTGCACAACCTGCTCAGCCCGATCATAGGTGATCGAGTCACCATAGATCGCTCCGATGTGCGGATCAAGCACCTTGTAGCCCTGTGCGTTCACCGTGCCACCGAAGATGTTCCACAGAAGCTCAACCACACCGTAGTTAGCAGGGGTCGGCAGGAAAGACAGATCAATCTTCGCCGCCTCGAAATCCTCCGGACGCATATTACCCGTCAGGATATCCACCGGGTTCCCCGAATCAGGACGAATCACCAGCTTACCATCCCGAGTCATGATCTGCTCCTTCAGTCGCGGAAGCACACCCGTGATGACAGCCCACAGATCATAGGTGTCTGATACCGCCGACACGAGACCAGTCGGATACAGGTTGAGAATGTGCTCATACGTTCCGACCTCATCGATTCGGCCTTGGCTGTCTCGCGGTGCATCCGCTGCCCCGGCACACATCACTGAGTGCTCGGTTGCGGCCACAGACCCCAAGACGAGGCCATTGTCACCAGCATAATACTCATCCACGAATGCAATGACATTCAGGTTATCCGAACCGGTGAAGCTGAGCAGATGACCCGCGCCAGATGCAGCCGCAGCATCGATTCCCGCCATGCCTCGGAAGGAGAAATCATGCCCCTGCCACTGCACGCCAGCCGTTGCACCCGTCGTCTTCACTGCCCAAGTATCCAGCAATCCACGAAGACGATCCGCGGTCGTAGCCGAAGTAGACGGCTGCCAGATCACACTGGACATAGCTGTCTCAATATAGTTCGTCAGCCAGTAGAACTCAGGATGGGTGTTCTCCACCGTGAAATACGGCACACGAAGCGGAACACGGCCTCCCTCCGGGAGGGCGCGGAATCGCAGCGGGAGGTGACCAAGCCTGTGCAGGGATCGAATATGGTCCGAACCGATATCGTTGGGACCGAGTACGGAGGTTGTGAACTCCTCATACAGGGCTGCAACCTCGTCCTCATCAGCCTCGAAGAACGGAGCCCAGGCCTTCTCAATCCATGACTTCAGGAAATACTGGAGACCGAAGTTGATCGTGTGTGAGACACCCTCTACCCGGGACCCGCGAGCAGTCATGTTGGAGAGTACATACTCGGTTCCCTCCGGGTACTGACGCCTGTGGTCGAGTTTGTAAGCATCTGTGTCAATCAATGCTTGGATTGCAGAAAACTTGTTTGTCATATTCTCAGGTTAGCAGGTTGATCAGGAGTTTTCCAGTCGTCTACCGAAATTCTCGGTTTTCTCCAAACACTTGGGCCGCTAGACCGCCTTCGGTTGTACCATCTCTCCAAACTGGGAGAGTCAAGTATCGCCCATCATAACTGAGATGCAGCGCGGAGTCATCAGAGAACCAAACGATCCAGTCATCCGTACGGCGGTACGGGCACATCTTAGAGAGTCGGACATCGAGCATACCAATACCATGGCGATGCTCCAGTCGAAGCAGCGCAATCATCTGCTGGAACGGGTAGTGCTTGGTCATGAACCGACTCGTTCATTGGTGCCAGCCCAGACGAATTCGTCCACCGCCAAGTGCTGACGGCATCCGGTGCAATAGGTAGCTCCGTAAAACTTCGGGTCACGCGCATAGGTCTCCGCCAGAGCGCTGCCCATGATGGTTACGGTGCCGCATCCTCCCCGGGAAGGTGACCCTGCATGCATGTAGCTACGCCGTACCGGCCGGACAAAGCCCCGATTTCGTTCTTCTTCTGACAGAACCAGATATACCTCAGCCTGCTCGGTAGGGGTCTCGTCTATCCCGTGAGTGAGTCTCGGATCATTCGGGTCGGTGGTCAGTCCCATCGAACACACCTCCACGGAGTCCTGCAAGTACACCGAGTCGGAAGGCGTAGGTTTCCCCTTCCCGGATGAGTCCCTGTGCCTGAGCCTCGTCAGCAAGCCGGGTTCCGTAATCACCGCGCGCCCGCTCGATTTCTTCCCACTCTTCTATAGATTGGGATTCATTGTCCCTGATCCACTCATCGAGGCGTCCTGCGGCTATTGCAGACTTGACTGCCTGAAAGGCGTCATAGTGTCCGAGAGACATTCCCAGGTCCACATCAATCTTGTTGAACGGGTACTCGTCTGTTTCATCTGTCATGAGGACAGTGTATCATATTCTACGCTGGGTGGCAAGTACCTCATATCCGGTGGTGTGAAACTCTCGAACCGGTAGGAAGACATATGGTCGCTCGCCTACGATATTGTAGTCATCATCATATTCAATTTCCAAGCCCAACTCCTCCCAGTCCTGCTCATCATTACCTTCCATGACATCATTTCCAGGGGAATACCAGAATGAGTATCCGAACTTCTGGCCGTCAGACTTTCTCGTAATGACTCTCGTGAATAGCATGCCCTGGTAGAAGGACTCTTTCGGGTCACCGAGATAGTCGGTGTCATCAATTGTGAATAACGCATGGAACTGCTGAATATTCTCAGTGCCGTCCCAGAGGAGTCCCCACACCACGTCTCCGCCGAGATCACCGCGGATGACTACCCGGTCGCCCAGGTCTTCGATCACAGGATAGTCAGTCATTCTGGTAGCTCCAGGTGATGACGCTCTCCACAGGTGCAATTAAACAGTTCACAACCATCTGGATCGATAGGGCAGTCATGGACACTCGGAGACATCGTACCACCCCGCATACAACGAATCCAATTGTCTTCACCTGGCCCAATAAACAGCTTGGGACCGTAATTCGTATCGTCGTCTACCAAAATTCACTCACTTCCACTGATTCCCGTGAATTTGACGAATCACAGCATTATTCTGCATTTCAACTTTATAAGCGTCAAGAATCCGATTACCTACAGTTCGAATCGCCTCTTTATTTCCAATGTATTCCGCGTGGATGGCTTCTTCAGCTACCAGGAAGGATGATCTGGGCTCATACCAACGCTTTGTCAGCACGGAGTCAAGGTATAGCTGGATACGGAACCCAGGACGTTCCCCGTAGTCTCCGAAATTTGCCTCTTTGATGGTCCAGTGCAGCCCCTCAGGTGCAGTAGGTAGTCCTATTTCTGTCGCATTTCGAATCATAGTACCGCCGCCTCGTAGATAGCTGGAGTGATGTCCAGCACATGAATGTTGTCCGGAACGCGCTTTCCTCCAACCGGGGCAAGATGCCACATATCATCCCAAGGATTGAAATAGGAGTTGGTCGTGTACACGTTGCCGAATCGCTTGGTGATCTCGAAACCCTTCGAGAAGATGCCATGGCTGACCCAGAGGTCGAGTCGCTCCGGAGGAAGACCTGCCGCATCGGCCAGCAGTCCGAAGGTACCGCCGCCGTCGAAGATGTCGTCTACGACCAGGAGACGACCTGTCTTCGGAAGCTCGTCCAGAAGTTCATAGCCGGACAGCTTGCCTGTCTCGAAGTCTCTGGTCTTCTCGGCTCGGAAGAGCGGCACGTCAAGTTCTCCCGCGATGCTGGATGCTCGTGCGACTGCGCCCTTGTCCGGGGCGATGACTCCGACATACGACCCCTGAACAGCCTTGGCCACAAGTCCAGGCAGGCGAAGGGGAGTCACAGCATCATACCCACCGTTGAGCCATTCCACACTGATGGGGGAATGCGGGTCCAGGACGATGATCTGATCGAAGCCGATAGCCGCGATGAATTCGCCGTACACGGCTGCACCGAACGGAGCACCACGATCAGCCCGAGCAGCGGGGATGTATGGCAGGGCTAGCACGACCTTGGGTCGGCCGAAGCTCGGCACGCCTTCGAATGCGTCACCCAGATAGTCCGCCCACATGGCAACGCTGAACAGGTCTTCCGCGGAGTAGCCTCGGAGGTCGGCTAGGTGGACGGAGTAGTCCAGTGGATCGAACCCATCGCGGACTTTGAGATGCTGTTCTCCGGCAGGGAAGTGGAACGCAGAAGGTCCGTTCACCCACCAACCGGACAGATGCCGTGCCTGAAACTTTACTGACATGTAGGTAGGCTACCGCAATGCACGCAGCAAGTCAAGCCTTGACGGCATAGTCTTTCGGATCATGAACCCAGTCATCCAGCTTCCCGGCCTCCGGCCACCAGGTATAGTAGCAGCCGCCGTGGTCAGGGGTCAGATGCCCCCAGCGTTCATAGAAGTAATCGTGATCGCTTCTGATCCAGGGTCGGAACGCGCGAGGGTACTGCCACCAGCCGTTGGGATTGTTTTGGCTCGTGTGGTCATATGGTAGCTCAGGTACGACAGCGATGTCATAACCTGCTTCAACAGCCCGGTGGTAGAAGTCGTCGGTGTTCCACCACCAGACCATGTTCTCGTCCATCCGCAGCCCCGCACCGGGACGGAGAGCAAAGAGGTGCGGGGTCAGCGGTGAGGGCACCAGAGTGTCCCCGCGCCCACTCATGAACGCGAGGTCTGATCCATCGATACTCTGGAAGAAGGCTTCGAAACCATCGGAGTCCAGGTCGAGATCATCATTCACGACGGCCGCGATAGCGGAGTCACCACCGAGTCGCTGCACCTCGTTCATACCCTGATTGAGCCAGACGGAGAAGTTCCGCTCACGTTCAACCAGATGCATGCATCCGTAGAAGGAGATGCGGGGTGCCTTCGGTGGTTGGATTGTGACTGGCGTCACACCGATCTCGCGTAGACTCTTTGTCAGGTCGAGTAGTTTGTATTGGTCATCCGCACGAGTCGGGATGATGGCATATCGTTTAGGCACGTCCTAGCTTCACATTCTCTATGAGGGCAGAACTGGAGAATCCACGAGTTCTGGGTCCATAGAGAAGTAGGATATCACGATCTGCTAGCCATTTGGGGGTGATTCCGAGTTGTTGGTAGTAATCCTTCAGCGCCCAGTCCTGTCCGATGAAGAGAATATCCGGGTGCTCATTCTCGATAAGTTCACTCTGATCAGCATAATTGTTGTTGATGATCACACGATCCACGACTCGGATGGCCTCGACCATTTCGACACGAGTCTGCTGATCAAAGAACGGCGTGAATCCCTTATAATGCAGGATGAAGTCATCTGAGTTGACGCCGACGATGACTTCGCCATCTTCACCTGCAAGGTATCGGCACTGATTGAACAGTTCCAGATGCCCGGGGTGGAGAAGCGTGAAACTCCCTATTGTGAGTATTCGAAAGCTCATGATTTGACCACCGGGATGGCTCCGGTCTCCAGCCTGTATGGCCCATTCTCGATGATGTCCGCCTTTTGGAAGCACTCTATGGCCTTCGACTTCAATTCCCGATTCCGATGCTTATCAGTGGTCTTGCAGGAGGCGTAGAACCAGTGTTCACCGGCTCGGCGGTACTCGTCGGCTGTTCCTGGTTTCATTATAGAAGCTCGATATCGTAGTAAAAACGCTGGAAGCATGGCTGTACCTGTCACCGAAGCGAGCAGTGCTAACTCGTTGCTATCCATGCCTCGTCATCCTCAACTCAGCGGGGGTCCAAAACTCATACAGTAAGTTTACAGCAACTCTTGATATGCGATGACAGGTACTCCAGCCGCATGTGCGGCTTTTACCATGGCTGCTGTGCCTTTATTCGGGGCATCATTTTTGAAGAAAGCCAGCACAAGATCAGGGTGCAATTCAAGCATTTGCAGGTTGCGACTAATACCCGCTTCAGGGCCTTCTACCGCCCAATTTGTAGCTGGCACCCGAATGGGGGTCACGTAGTCTCGGCTCACTGCCCACACGTCCGCGAATGAGTCCGCACCCCTCGCTGCACCATGGATAACCAGTAGCGGAATATGCTCGCGGTATACCAGATCGAGAGCATCATATACTGCTTGGTAGTCTGTAAGATGCCGCGATCCAGTGACTAAGACCTTGAACGTCACCGAGTCGCGTCCTTCAAATTCTGGGGTTCTCCATCCCAGAGAATGAATTGGGATAACTTGTTCTCATCGCGAATGTACCAAATCTTACCAAAGGGACCATCTACGGACAGATGTTGTACCCCATTAGGGATATCCATCTGCTCTCCATCAGCGGGACCCCCGAAGAATCGGATGGCACTTTTGCTACGAGCTAATCGATTTTCCTCGAATGGGTTGATGGTTGTCATGATTCGTCATTTCTCTAGGTGCCACCAAGGCTCAGTCCTCATTTTGAGGAGATTGATGGCATAGTCTTTCACATCTACATCGTACACGGATGCAGGGATATTGTCAATGAGTCGCCAAGAGCCGGATTGACCGGGAAGTTCCCCAAGGAGGAGCCACTGATTAGTACCCACTCCTCGTGTGATCCGGTAGGCGATATTCTTGTGAGTGAACTCAATCATGACACCTCCTTCAAACATAGCGTACTACACTGCGAACAACCCGTCAACTATAGAAGTTGGTAGAATGAGGGTATGGATACCTCCATCACACAACAGCCAGTAGTCGAGTTAGAGCGACTCCTGGAGGATGAGCTACTCTGCACTAGCAGGAAAGATCATGACTGCTCCATCCAAGCTGTCTGGGCTGTACAAGCGACCTGTCATCCCGAGATTCCAGCCCTGTTTTGGTGTGAGAATCGTATGGAACTGTATCTAGAATCATCCTTCAGCAGTGGTCTCAGACGCTGTGCATACTGCCTGGAAGAGCGAACTCCCGGACACTGGCACATTCAACCCGTATAACTACGAGTGTGATCGTCCGCGTCCATAGGACTCAAGATATCCCGTAGCCCGAGCACGGGCAACCCTATCGTGGACTGTCCGCACAGAACCGATACCTTGATGCTGTGCAATGACAACAGCAGGATTCGGTGCATGGAACTCAGACAAGAACTGGTAGTAAACTACTGTCTGCTCAGCTACGGTGAGACCTGAGGACTCAACTCGATCTCGATAAGCCTCAAGGTGCTCATAGTAGTGTTGAGGATCATCAGGCTTGCCTCCGGGCGGGCCGTCTCCATTGCTGTTGTGCTCTAGGAAATCTATGACGGCTTCAGCCATACGTCCTGCGGAGGATGAGGCTAGGGAGAGCGTGTTGCCATAGATGGGGATGTTGACATGTCCCACAACCACCAATGCTTCAGATGAGTCCAAATATCGTGATACCCAGATATCAGATACGAAGCCCGGCCCCACTTTCTGGATAGCCGAGGTGGCTACATAGTCGCGGACAGCCGTTTTGAGCATGATCTCAGTTGTAGTCATATATCCATACTACCTGCATAATACCGTAAGTGCAATCAGTCTTCGGTATCTGTCTGCTGCATGCGGACCTTGTTCACGGCATAATGCAGAGGATTTGCACCGGACAACCCCATCAGCTTGGCGATCTTGGCCATAGAGAGATTCTGCATGTAGACTTCGTACAACTTCTGGTGGTATACCTCGGTGTTGATCTCACGGGCTGCCAGGATAGCCCGGACAGCCTGCTGGTATGTGTCTTCGGAGAACTTTGTACGAGTCACCTTGTGCAGGGGTGGCAGGTCGGCGGTTGTTACGCGGCGGCGTAGGCCCGCATAGGCCACATTGAGGCGGGATGCCATATCCAGCAGAGAACCCTGATGCTGTACATGGTACTCCTTGAGCAGGCGTGTGTACTCACGGCTCGCATCATGGGCGGGTGAGTTCGTGGCCCGGGAGCCATAAGCCTTCTTCGCCAGTTCCAGGTGGGGAAGAATCATCTGGGCGTACCGCTCCGTCAGTTCTGGATTGATCATGAAGAGATCATACATCTATACTAGATGGATGTCAAGTACATCTTTTCCATCATATTGTTGACGAAATCTACAAAATCATTTAGACTTAGTATGATGACGATACCAGACTTCTACCAATTAGCACTGCAAAAAGGGCTCAAGCCCAACTGTGCAGAGCCAGATGTTGACCCCGAATTATTCTTCCCCGACCCACGAGAAAAGGGTGTCAATCAGATCAACCAACAAGCCATTGCTATTTGCAATCGTAACGGTGGTTGCCCCGTCAAGACAACATGTCTACTCTGGGCACTAGATCACGAAGAGATCGGCACCTGGGGGGGCATGACTGAGACACAGCGCCGCAAGTTCAAGAAGAAACTGGCGAAAGCATCGACACCACCTGTGACGTGGCAATCCGACTCAAACCACACCATCGATCATCTATCCCGAATGAAATGATCAAATCATCTTCGTACTGCACAAGGCCAGTAGCATACTCGATCAAACGACTAGGCCGCTGCGGAGACTTCTTTCGGAACACCCAAGGCTCCGATACATCTGTCAAGAATCCCGATGCGGAGTACCTGGCGAAATAGTGGCGATAGCTACGCACCTGCTGTGGAATAGTCTTACCCGTCTTATTGTCATATCCGCCTCGTCCCGAGGACACCACGATATCATGAACAACGGCCAAGTACGTACCATCCTCCTGAAGAACTAGCTGAGACCCACCTCGGAACTGAGAGGTGTATGTCCCTCGGGATGCATTAGTTCGCATATCCTGATCTTGACCCCGCAGGGAGCCGTTCTGGTAGATTTCCGTAGGAGAGTACACGAAGTCAAAGCGATCAGTGAACTTGTCAGCGGGTATCCAATTCTTCTCCGACCGGTCTGAATACGGCGCGTCTAGAATTTCACGTAACTCGGCAACGTTGCTGTCCGCGTCCAGGTCGAACATGCCCAGCCGGGTATGCAGCATTCCGTGCTCTGGTTCATACACTACCGCAACGAATTCCCAGGCACCGTTTCGACGAATGAGACGTGCGTCTTCTGGCCCACGCGACAACAGCGGCCCCTCGGCCATCGGAATCACCTGAACGCGCCGTACTGGACCAACCTCCAACGTAGCTAGATTCACATCACAAACGTAGAGGCGGTTCTCATAATCCTCCCCCATACCCCAGGGAAACCTCTTCAGAAAGGCATGCGCACCACGTATCGTCATCAGGGCTGATCCATCTTCAGCCAGAGCCACAGACGGATTGAACATGGTCCAAATCTGATTGGTAGTCGGATCGGAGAGCGTCCGCACCACGATCTGGTTCACTGCACCGAAATCTGTAATGGAAGCCAAAGTCATCCACCTAGTCTACCAGAATGAGGTAGACTTTTCGCATGGAAAGCACTGTAGTAGTAGTAGTAAGTGATGAACAAGTTCCGACCCTGACAGAGGCAGATCGGTGTGACGGGTGCGGGGCACGAGCCTATGTGGAAGCGCTTTTCGAAACAGGAACCCTGCTTCTCTGTGGTCATCATGCCACAGAAGGCTGGGCAAGACTGGAAGATCAGGCCATCCGAATCATCGATGAACGCTGGGCGATCTGATCTCTTACTATACTACCTGAAGTAGACTGGAGTACGACTAATCTACTCAGGAGGCCCACATCATGGGAAAGCCCGCTAACGGCCAAGCACCCACCAACGCACTCGTACAAGTACAATCCGGCACCTATGCCGGGCACGCCTACACCATCTATCTGGAAAGCGCCACCGCAGCCGCCTACAATCGCGCCAAGGCAGCCGGAGGCCTGTCCATCGCCCCGCCGCTGGGCGGATACCGATCTCTGACCGACCAGGCCAATCTCAAGAACAATCCAGCATCTTGGGGATCATCCCTACCCTCCAGCAAGATCGCAGCGCCGGGACACTCTACACACGGGTATGGAGATTGCGTAGACATTTACCAGAACAACACCTGGTTCCAGACGCACTGTGGCGAATATGGCTTCGTGCGCGAATCGCCAGCCGGTGAGAATAACCACTATCGATTCAAGTCCCCCACTTGGGCCACACCTATCGCCGCCAATCAGCGTCAAGTCAAGTCCACCGCACTTGCCAACATACGCAACGCCCCACAGGCCACCGCCGATGACATCGGAGACGTACAGCCCAACCAGGTCATCACACCATTGGGCTACGTGACCGGAGGTTCCGTCAGCAACATCAGCACTTGGTATGTACTCGCCAAGGATGCCACCACCGGCAAGGCTACACAGTTCACCTGGGCTGGAGGCTACACTGACAGCAGCACCAACAACATCCCCGCGTGGAGCGACCCGGCTCCTGGCCAGCGCACAGCCGTCAAAGACGGAGCCAAGCGCCGATCCAAGCCTTATGTGGATGCATCCACGGAGGTCTCCCCGCTCATCGCCCCGAATGCCACCGTGACATTCAAGGGCTACGTGCAGTCACCCCTCCCAGACGGTTCCCGAATCGACACCGTAGCGGATATCGCACAGTGGTTCGTCAACCCGGACGGCACCTTCTCGCACCCGTCTGCATTCACCAACACGTCCGTAACCGACCTGCCGGACCTGTCTGCGCAGTTGTTCCCTAAGCCAGTCGAACCGGCCCCTGCTCCAGCAGAACCCGCTGAGGGCACATTCTGGTTTGCAGACATCAGCGAGAATCAGGGAGTCATGGATTGGTCTAAGTACACACTACCAGCCGTGGCACTCCGATCCTCCACCCGACTGGATGATCTCACCCTCAAGAAGGATGTGCAGTTCGATACCAACCTCGCAGCGGCTCGTGCCAAGGGTCTACCGATCTGGTTCTATCACTACAAGCGTGGTACCACCATCGAGGATGCGCAATCTCAGGCGGCATTCATGCTCAGCACCATCGGCACGCTTCAAGACAATGAGTCCATCGTACTGGATGACGAGAATGAGCCCACGATCAACGTGGACTACGATATCGCATTCGCCAAGGCTGTCAAGCTCGCCACGAATAAGAACATCATCGTCTACTCCAACTCCAACCGATTCAGTGGACAGGACACAGCTAAGATGGTAGTAGCAGGTATACAATTCTGGGTCGCCTCCTACGGAGCCAATAACGGTGAAGATGACGGTACAACCGTGACCGCTAATGGGCAGCCGGTCCTGGCCAAGCAGTACACCTCTGCGGCCACAGGAGCAGCATATGGCGCAAGCAGCACAGGGATAGACCTCAACGTGTTCTACGGAACCACTGAGCAATTCGCAAATGCCACCCCAGTTGCTCCTGTAGAGGAACCAACTGAACCCACCCCCGTTCCCACGCCTGAAGAGCCAGAACCGGAACCGACGCCTGATCCAGAGGAACCTACAACTCCGACAAAGCCGACAGGAAACAAAGTTCTCGGCGGAGTTGTAGGCGGATCATTCCTTGTCCTCATTCTCGGATTCTTTACTTGGCTATTCGGCCAGCATTGACATACATTAAATGATATAATGGCTATGCATGCAATCACAACTCTCTGAGAGGAAACAATGTTCGTACTAAGCTCAACGGACTGGTGGAAGGCGGCGGCAATCCGTGCACTACGTACGGCATTGATCATCGCAATCCCATACGTCCCAACCGTTATCGCAGACAACGCCTGGTTCCTGCTGCTCTCCGCAGCCGGATTCGGTGCAGTCACATCCATCGCCACCTCACTCTTCGGTATTGCCGAAGCCGCAGGCAAGGTCATCCCGTGGTGGCAGGCCCTGCTGGAGCGAGTCATCAAGACCGCTGCCCAGGCACTGCTCACGGCATTCGGTACCGCCACCCTCTTCTCCGAAGTGGACTGGACACAGGTACTACCGATTGTCGCCACCGCAGTCCTCGGTTCTCTGCTCGCTGGTGTTCTGGGTACACTTCCAGAAACACAGCCAGCCCAGAACCCGTCTGACCCAACCACCACCTGAATCACTAGAAGCAGATAAGCCTCGCTGGAACAAAATCTGGCGAGGCTTATTTGTGTGTAAATCGCTGATCAACCTCCGCATCCAGGACCAAGATTTCAGAAATAGATCAGGTTCACTCTAGCTTACCGGCGTCGTCTTTGGTAGACTGGTACAACCAAAATTTACTAAGCAACACGCCCGACCCAGGCAGATCGAGCATGTCATCTAGATATGCACCGGTCTGCTTTCTTCATCTCCGAGGCCGGTCTTGTGTTTTCGTACCCTGAAAGGTAGACTAGAGAGATGACCGTTACCGTCTATTCCAAGAACAACTGTGTCCAGTGCACCGCCACCAAGCGACTGCTCGACAAGACCGGTATTGACTACACTGAGGTCAACATCGAGACCGATGCTGCCGCCTATGCCTTCGTCAAGGAACTCGGATTCCAGGCCGCGCCAGTCGTCATGATCGACGGCACCGAAGACGCCTGGTCCGGATTCATCCCTGAGAGGATCACGGCCCTCGCCGCGTGACGTGCATGTCGTTTACTTTTCGTCCATCAGCGAGAATACTGCTCGTTTCTGGACAAGATTACAGGTACCTGGCACCAGAATACCGACGCACTCCACTCTGGAAGAGACTCCCAGAATGGAAGAGGACTTCATCCTGCTCACCCCGACTTATGGGGCCGGGCGAGGTAGCGCTGTCCCGAAGCAGGTCATCCGATTCCTCAATCACGAAGCGACTCGTCGGCACCTCCGAGGCGTCATAGCCGGAGGCAATCGGAACTTCGGAGCCAAGTTCGGCATCGCCGGAGATGTGATAGCCAACAAATGCCAAGTACCACTCCTACACAAGTTCGAAATTCTGGGCACACCAGAAGACATCATAGAAGTACGAAAGAAGATCGAAGAAATTGACACTACTCGATAGTACCGCCGACGTAGCATTTGAAGACAATGCTCCGGATTACCACTCGCTCAACGCAGAAGTCAACCTATACGGGGCAGACGGACGCCTACAGCTAGGCAAGGACAAGGAAGCCGCCAAACAGTACTTCCTCCAGCACGTCAACCCCAACACCGTCTTCTTCCACAACCTCCAAGAACGCCTCGACTACCTCTTCGAAGCAGGCTACTACGAGCGAGAAGTCTTCGACCAGTACGACTTCGATTTCATTCAACGACTGAACGACAATCTCTACGCCTACAAGTACCGATTCAAGTCCTACATGGGGGCCGTCAAGTTCTTCAACTCCTATGCCCTGAAGACCCGAGATGGCAAGCGCTACCTCGAACGCTTCGAAGATCGTGTACTCGCCAACGCACTCCTTCTCGGTAACGGTGATGAATCAGACGCCTGGCATATCGGAGAAGCCATCATGACCGGATTCCAGCCCGCCACCCCCACATTCACCAACGCGGGCAAGAAGGCACGAGGCGGATACACATCCTGCTTCCTCATCCGAACCGAGGACAACCTCGAATCCATCATGCGAACCGTCGCCTCCACCGGGCAACTCGCCAAGCGAGGCGGAGGTGTCGGCATCCTCGGCACGAATGTCCGGGCCGCAGGAGACCCGATCAAGGGCATACAGAATGCCGCCTCCGGTGTCGTTCCGTTCGCCAAGGTGCTCGATGATACCCTGGCCTGGATCAACCAGCTTGGAACCCGCCAGGGAGCCGGAGTGGTCTATCTGAATGCTCACCACCTCGATGTGATGGCCCTCCTCGACTCCAAGCGCGAGAATGCTGATGACCTGCGTCGTCTCAAGATTCTCTCTGTAGGCCTCATGGTTCCGGACATCACGTATGAGCTAGCCCGATCTGGCGAGCCCATGTACCTCTTCTCCCCACATGACGTGGAGAAGGAATATGGCAAGCCCTTCAGTGATATATCTGTGACCGAACTATACCGTGACATGGTGGATAACCCTCGCATCCGCAAGTCCAAGATCGATGCTCGCGAGTTCTTCCAGAAGGTGACGGAGGTGCAAGCCGAGTCAGGGTACCCGTACATCATCCATGAAGACACAGTGAATCGACTTAACCCCATTCATGGTCGTATCAACATGTCAAATCTCTGTGTAGAGATCGTCCAGGTTAATGCCCCATCTACCTTCAACGAGGATGGCTCTTATGAGGAGATCGGCAAGGACATCTCCTGCAACCTCGGCTCACTGCTGGTCGGCGGCGCAGTCCGCTCCGGAGACTTCGGCGGTGTTGTCGATGCTGCTGTACGGGCACTGACCACCGTCACACTCCGTGCTGAGTTTGCTTCCGTACCCTCCGTAGAAGCTGCCAACAACGCCTATCACTCCATCGGTGTAGGCAGTATGGGATTGCATGGATTCTTCGCAGAAGAGGGCATTGAATACGATTCTGAAGAGGCACTCGACTTCGTAGATGCCTACTTCTCTGCGGTGAACTTCCATACCCTCAGAGCCTCGAACCGGATCGCGGAAGAACGACGCGAGACATTCTTCGAGTTCGAGAAGAGCACATATGCAACAGGTGAATTCTTCACTCAGTACCTCGTTGAGAACTTCCAGCCTAAGACGGAAAAAGTTCGACGGCTATTCGAACGATACGGCATGCATATCCCTACCCCCGTGGAATGGGCGGAACTCCGGTCTGATGTGATGTCAGGCGGGCTATTCCACAGCTACCGTATTGCTAACGCACCGAACGGCTCGATCTCCTATGTTCGAGATGTGACCTCTGCCATCCACCCGATCACAAGCCTCATAGAAGCCCGCCAGGAAGGTAGATTAGGCACGGTTTACTACCCAGCGGCTGGACTTACTGATGCGAACAAGGGCATCTACAAGGATGCATACCAAATCGGCTGGAAGCCTCTCATCGACCTGTACGCCACGGCTCAGAAGCATATCGATCAAAGTCAATCGCTTACGTTGTTCTTCGACAAGAATGCTACTAACCGAGATGTACTCAAAGCTCAGCAGTATGCGTTCCGATCCGGCATCAAGAGCATCTACTACAGCCGATTCCAGCGAGACAGTGTTGATCTGTCTGAGTTTGATCAGGCTATGTGTGTCTCTTGCGCAATTTGAGCTAAGGCGGTAGCATAGAACCATGACAAAGCTTTCACGCGCCATCAACTGGAATCGAGTGGAAGACCCTGTAGACCTGCAAGTTTATGATCAACTGATTGCCAACTTCTGGGTCCCGGAACGTATTCCGCTCAGTTCCGACGAAGCATCCTGGCGTCGCATGACAGACACCGAGAAGGAAATCACCGGACGGGTATTCACAGGTCTCACAGCCCTGGACACCCTGCAAGCCACAGTGGGAGCAGTGTCCCTATTGGCGGACGCGGAAACAGACCATGAGGCTGCGGTCTACACGGTGATTGCTCAGCAGGAGTCCAATCATGCTCGTAGCTACTCCTACATCTTCAGTTCCCTGTTCCAGACGCATGACATCGACCGGCTCTTCGAGTGGGCGGAAGATGATCCGCACCTGAACAAGAAGGCCGAGATCGTGGAAAGCTTCTATCGTGGCTCCGACCCGTACAAGAAGAAGATCGCCTCCACGCTGCTGGAGAGCTTCCTCTTCTACTCCGGGTTCTTCTGGCCGTTCTACCAGGCCTCCCGAGGCAAGCTGACCGCTACTGCGAACGTCCTGTCTCTGATCGTGCAGGACGAGGCTGTACACGGCTCATACATCGGTTCCAAGTATCAGCGATCTATCCGAAATCTCTCTGAAGGAGAACGAGGAGACTTGTTTGACTTCACAGTAGACTTGTTCCTTGAACTCCATCGCAATGAGGAGCGATACACTGAAGCACTCTATGATGATCTTGGTGGTAATGTCACCTCCCAGGTGAAGAGCTTCCTGAAGTACAATGCGAACCGTGCCCTCCAGAACCTGGGCTACGATTCCCTCTTCTCGGCTGACCAGACTCAGGTCGGAGCCGAGATCATCTCAGCCCTCAATCCCACCAACGCCAACCATGACTTCTTCAGCATGGCCGGGGCCAGCTACAAGGTTTTGAAGACGGAAGAACTAGATGACAGTGCGTGGGATTTCTAGTGTCCATATCTGCTGACATCATCCTCGGAGCCCTCAGGATCATACAACGAGGAGGACGTGACCTGTCAGATGAAGACTTCAGAACATTCTTCACCGAAACTATTGACCGATATCAAGATGATCTTGATTCTGACCCCCTACAAGAACTAGACTTGACCAATGACCCTCCCAACCCTCTCGGATGAGCAGCAACGTGTTCTCGACTATCTCAACTATTATAGAAAAGAACATGTATTCATCACCGGTCGCGCAGGCACAGGAAAGAGCGTCGTCCTTCGAGCATTTCGTGAACAGTCCACCCAAGACCTGATGGTTGCTGCCCCGACCGGTGTGGCGGCACAGAACGTAGAAGCGGTGACTCTCCACAATCTACTCGGAATGGGTACAGGAGTACCGGCTGACGAGAATGTAGACATCAATGAGGTCAAACGTAAAAAGCACTACCTGAAAGACCTGGAGACCCTCGTCATCGATGAAGTCTCCATGGTATCCTCCGAACTGATGGACTCCATAGACCGAGTTCTACGCGCTGTACGCAACCAACCAGAAGTTCCTTTCGGTGGGGTGCGTCTGATCATGTTTGGAGACCTATACCAGCTACCCCCGGTCAAAACTCAAGACTTTGACCAGTGGCTCAACTATAACGGGTATCGGTCCGCCTGGTTCTTCGATGCCCACGTCTGGGAGGAAGCCGACTTCAAAACCTTTGGGCTCGTTCAGGTTCATCGTCAATCCGATGCCCGATTCAAGGAATTGTTGAATGCTGTCCGGGAGGGACTCATCTCCTCAGAGGACTTACAAGAATTGAATGACCTCGGAGCCAGAAAGCCACCACGGGACGCCCTCCACCTTTCCCCGTATCGACGGGTGGTCAAGACCTTCAACGATGAGCAGATGCGTAAGCTCAGGAGTCCCCTGAAGGTGTTTGAGGCCCGTGTACACCGCAACTGGGGTGATGATGACCCAGCAGACCGGAAACTCGGCCTAAAGGCCGGAGCGAAGGTGATCATGCTGAACAACGACACTCAGGATCGATGGGTCAACGGAACAGAAGCACTGATCAAGAACATCACCAATGACTCTCTCTGGGTTGAAACTGAAGACGGCATCACACATGCAGTCAGCCGATTCCAGTGGGTTCCAGCCGGAACACACCCTGACGACTTCAAGAACGCCCCCAAGTTCGTTCAGTTTCCCGTCAGACCAAGTTGGGCACTCACTGTGCACAAGGCTCAAGGATTATCCAAGAAGCAGATCGTCATCGATCTCGACCGAGGAGCATTCGAAGCAGGGCATACCTACGTAGCGCTCAGCCGAGTCACCGGCCCAGACGGTCTCTACCTGACACGACCTATTCAGATGACGGATATTCGAGTCGATCACCATGTGCTCAGGTTCTTCCGTGAAATGGCACATGCCTGACGTGATATAGAATAGACCTACAACATGATACGGGCTACTGCCCAGATTGGAGAATATATGAAATCCCCCCAGTCCATCTCGATCAGCACCAAGGTGCTGGTCTGGCAGTATGACACGTTCATGAGCGAAACGCTCCCGGCCTAGGTGGTGGTCCAAATCTCTGGCAAGACCCTGACGTATAGTCAGGGTCTTGCTGGGTTATAGGGCCATTTATCTCTCTTTCTTGAGTTACATGGGGTACAGATAGGTCTCATATTAGATAGGATATTAGGGCCTCCTTTGGCTAAAGGTTTAACATGGTCCATCGCGTCCCAACCACCTAAACAAATCCAACATCGGTTGCCCCAATAAGCAACCTTTGATTGAAGTTGCTCATGAGTATAGGAAAGACTTAGTACATTAGCTTTATTCGCCAAATACTTTCTAGATCGTTGTCGTCTAGAGGTTTTTGCTTTCTCACTAATCTCAGTAACAGGTATATATTGATGGGGATGCTTACTATTGTATGTAGCTCTTGCTCTTCTCATTCGATCTTCTGCCACTAATTTCCTACTGGGGTCAGCCATCCTCTTGGCGTGTTTGACGGCCGATTGACACTGCGAAGAACAGTATTTAGATCGCACTGTTCCGTGGTAGTTCCTGCCACAACCGACGCAAGGTTTCTCTTCCTCAGCAACAGAGTATTTACCAGTACTGTATGTAGTCATAATATAAGTATACCACTTAGGTGGTGATCCTAAAAATTATTTTGAATAGAAACAACAAAGCCCCGTCATAGACGGGGCTTCGCTGTTTCTGATTACTCATCGACTCCGAAGGCGGCATCCCGGGCTCGCTTCAGCGTCTTGATCATGTCATTGATCTGCTTGCGAGTCAGACCCCTGGTGAAGAAGGATCGTGACGAGACCAGATCACGATCTTGTTTCCACTCCTCCATGAAGAGATCAAGCTCAGCCGCGTTCACATCGAATCCGATCTGAACCGAACCAAGCTGCTCCTCATCGTAAGCGGCCGGAGCATACTCTCCCGGCTTCGACCAGTAGATATCCACACTCGGGCTTCGCGACAGGCGGTTGCCAGTCGGAAGCTTCTCGGTTTCGCCGGTATTGGGGTCAATGGACAACCCCTGGAATGGGAGTTCCTCATAGTACCCGCCGTGCTTGTCCGTCTCAGGGACGGCATTCTGGATGTACTGGGTTCCCCAGTGTACTCGTTCTTTTGGCATTGTCTGCCCTTTCTACTCTCAGGCATCACGCCTGCTACCCAGCCTCGCGCCGGGGAGTCTACAGACAGTATAGCAGAAGAGCCCCGCTTTCGCAGGGCTCTTCGCAGTGGACTTTCAGAATCCTCGACTGAAGTCAGCGATCAGGCTCGGGGTTGCCGAGTCGAATCCTGCCAGGTCAAGGCTCAGGTTGTCCTTAGGGTCCGCAATGGAGTAGTCCGTGGCCGTGACAGCCAGAACGATCATGCGGGCCGGAATGCCGGACTTCTGGCGGTACTGCTCCAGAAGCTGGTAGACATGGCGACCAGTGTTCACCTCGTTATCTGTGATGACGATGAACGTCTCCACCGGGATGTTCTTCTTGATCGCCTCCTGGATGAGTGCGCCCGGGTTCGTAGAACCGAAGGCACGCTTCGAGGTCTCACGAAGCACATCGTTCAGACGCATCTTCGGGCTGATCGGAAGCTCCACCAGGTTCGTGGCGAATCCATAGACCACCGAGTTCTCCTCGACATTCAGGGTCACCAGGGACAGGGCTGCTGCGATCTCGGCCGGAGAGAGTCCGTTCGCGTTCTCGTAGCGTCCAGTACGGTAGTTGTACATGCCGCTGCTGGCCATGGAGCCAGACACGTCCACACCGATCATGGTGTTCTTGCCCGAAGGCTCGACCGTCTGGAATGCCAGGTAGAAGGCATCGTTGAGGGCATCAACGATCTTCTGCACCGGCTTCCAAGTGCTGTCACCACGCTCAGACCGGCCAGACCCGTAGGTCTTATGGGCGATCAGAAGGTTGATCGGGTGAATGCGTGCACGACGCAGTTCCTCCACGTTCGTCAGTCGCTTCACGACCTCAGCCGTACGTCCACCAAGCTCGGGCAGGAACCCGATGCGAGTCAGACGAGGAAGCTGACGGATCAGCGCACCAAGCGGCAGGTTGGACTCGTAGAGTGCCTCCCAGGCCTTCACATCGTTCAGGCTCTCGGTCGGGATCATCTCCCAGGACAGCCCGTACTCACGAATGAGGGCCGGAACGTCCGCGCCAGGCTGCTTGGCAGCCACGAAGCCCTTGATGATGGCCGGAGCCTCATCGGAGTTGCCGCGGAGAATCCACTCACCAAGCCCCTTGAACGCTGCATCATCCGTGACCGGGTGTGACAGACGGAAGAGATCACGGTGGCTGTACCCCTCTCGATTCTGGTACTTGACCGTTTGAAAGGCAGCCTTGTCAGCCCCCTTGTCCGTGTACCACTCCGCGATGGCACGACGCAGTGCACGTCCCCAGCCTCGGAACTGCTCCACGTATCCTGCGAACAGGAAGAGGTGCGTACCGGTGCGGGCGACCGCCTGAAGCTTGCTCAGTGCGTAGGCACGGGACTCATCGTCACCGTGGGATGCCGAGATGGCAAGCGCGAACAGTGCCGGGTTGGCCTTCGGCGCGCGACCAGCGGTGCTGATCTCGACAATCAGGTCAACGAGAGCCTTCGCGGTCTCCGGGTTCGAGGCAAGCTCGATGATGTTCTTCGCGTTCGTGGCGGACATCTCCTGACCGGAACGGTAGAAATTGCTCTCTGATCCGAGAACGAGGAATCGCTTGGCCTGCTCGAAGCCATCGATCTTGAACACGAGACCACCGCCGTCATGGTTGACGATCTGGTCCTCGCGTGTCTTGGTGCTCACATCCTGCGGACGATTGTCTGACTTCGTTCGGCTGCGAACAGTCTTCAGTGAATCTGTCATTTTGGTTTCCTTTCTTCGGCTCGCCGGACCTTCCGGTGAACATTTAGGCACTGACTACGTTGTCAGCAAGTTTGTAGATCGAACATGTATCGGCCACGGAGATTCCCCTCTTTCGGGGATGTCAGCCTTTCGGCATTTTTCTCATTCAATGTGGGATTTGTGTGATAACCGTGAGCACTTCGGCTCGATCTTAAGTTGTCGGTACGAGCATGCTGTGAAGCTCGGAGTTGGGTCTTTCCCTCGGTCATCCAAGTCTTTTCTCGGATGTCATCGCTAAGGCCCGAAGGCCAGTTTCTGTAGCGATACAGTCTAGCATTGCCCGGCTAGCGCGGCGTCAGGGCTTAATACCTGATCAATAGATAACGGTCTTTCGACCACCTATTTTCGAGTTAACCGAATTTCTTCGGCTCGTACCAAGTTTATTAGATGAACATGTATTGCGCTCGATGTTTTAGGTGCTACCACTACACTACAAGCCCACGAGTGGGCTTGCTGGGACTCGAACCCAGCCTCTCTTTTTAGCAGAAAGATAACCAAACACTTCCGGCTCATCTAGAAGTCTATTGAGTTGTCAACCAACGAGAACCAGTCTAGCAGGTCCAGTGGATAAGCGCAAGTCCCTTTCGGAACTTTTTTTGAGTGGACCAGAGGAGATTCGAACTCCCAACTTCCACCTTGCGGAGGTGGCACTCTACCGTTGAGTTACAAGCCCATATGACGAACATGGAGGCGACTTCGGGGGTTGGGTCGGCTGCTCTTCCGTTGAGCTACGGGCCAGAATCTGGTCCGGTGGGATTCGAACCCACAACCCGCTGATCCTGTAAGATAACCGAATATCTGCGGCTCGTCAAGTATTGAATTGTGGGATGTGCATGTGGTGAGCACCTGTTGCCTGCCATAGGCGCTTTCCCAAGTGGCGGGAAAGATTAGAATCGAACTAATTGTGATAAAGGTATTCTATCGGCACATCTTGTGGAAGCTAGGGGAATCGAACCCCTGACCTATTGCTTGCAAAGCAATCGCTCTACCAATTGAGCTAAGCCCCCGTATGGAATTTGTTTGAACGAACATGTGGAGAACTCGACCGTTTGTAACGTGGGGATTCGAACCCGCACCTTCTGGTTTCCCAGACGCTCCCAAGAGCTACGCCTCGAATGATTGAGATAACCGAATTCGGTCGGCTCGTTCGTGGACCCTACGGGATTCGAACCCGTGACCTCGACTCTGCCAGAGTCACGCGCTACCAACTGCGCCAAGAGCCCATATCTATTCTGTTGTGTGGTTGGGATGGTGAGGTTTGAACTCACGACCTCTTCGTTATCAGCGAAGCGCTCTAACCAACTGAGACTACATCCCAATGTTCTGCTATTCTAGCACACCATTGTCAAACTCCCAATGGTGATTCGGGCACAATCCTCGAACATTCTCCGGTGAGTTGATCTCTCTAACGGTAGCTGTGTCCTCGAATGATGACACTGGTCGAATATGGGCGACTTCGACATGCTTAGTATACCCACACACGTCACAGGCATCAAACTTGTACATCTTGGAGGCAAAGAACCGAACATGATGTGTCCATCTTGCTTTGTTCTCCGCCTTGATCTCTGCTACTGTTCGATCAAGTGCTCGTTCTCTTTTCAGTTTTCCATGACATGATCTACAGAGTACTGTGTCCCAAGCAACCTGTCTACCACATCCACCTGGACACTGCTTCTGGTTGGCTTCTCGCCATGCCTTAACTCTATCATACTCAGTAGTCATGTGTCCAGTGTATCACTAAATAAATCAGGTGATTTTTGTAGAGATACATCGCCCCCCTAGAGAGATTCGAACTCCCGACCTTGAAGGTAGAAACTTCCTGCTCTTCCGCTGAGCTATAGAGGGATGGAGGTGGAGACGGGAATCGAACCCGCATGAACAGTTTTGCAGACTGCTACCTAACCACTCGGTCACACCACCTAGTTTAGTCTAGCACAGAGATTGAAACAAGGCAAGACTACCACGCAGAATCTGGAGCTATGACAACGGGAACAGTGCCATAGTTCCAATGATACCCGTAGTGCCCTGCGGCCCAACCAGAGCCCATAATCGCCGTAGGAGAGACAGCACCTGTAGACAGTTCCGCAGAAATCTGCCGATACGCCGGAACAGTATGCAGTGCATCTGCCACCTTCTCTGCCGCTTCGTATAGTGTAGGGTTTCGCCCCATATACCCGCCAGAGGTTCTCCATCCGTTGTTGAGGGGGTTGTTCCGCAGCCACCAGGATTGCGGGCTGTTCTCACGAGACATCCACTGCACAATCACCTGAATGCTGGTATCTGTGACAGGATATCCCCCATAGATCAGCACAATCTCGGCCCATGCATAATTTGTCCGTGCCTCCCCGATAAGATGCACTTGACGGGCAATACTAGCCTCAGAATCAAATATCCCTGTGCGAACAGCTAGAACCGGTGCAGCAGGTGCTGAAATGCTTTGCGTATCTATCGATCCACCCCAGTGCAGTGAGGAGGTGATGGAGTAGAGTGGGCTGAGGATCATGGGGACAGTGAGTAGCAAAACACCCATCATGTGGTGAGACTTATTCAAATCAGACTCCAAATCTCAATACCAACGGCACCTTCACGAACGACTCTTGACAACACCCCAAACACATCAGATCGATGCAATCCACCAATACCACAGCCAATCCAAGGCATCGCAATACGATCTAGGCCATGATCGGCTGCATGACGAAGTGCCTCTCTAGTGCCCGATTCAATCCACTCCAGACGAGCATTCGGTCCAGGAGCATCTTGCGAGGCGATATTGTAAATGAAGTACCCCGGGTATGGGTCAGGAAGTTGGTAGACATCTACTTCACCGGGAGTGAGAAGACCCGAGTGGCACTTCAGCCGGTACTGGAGATACATGCTGGGGAATCTGTCAGAGAATGTCTTCGCGATACCAGCACCCATGGACCCATAGACGTTGACACCCTGTGAGATGGCTCGGGCTTGAGAGGTGAACATGTCCCCCTTGTAGAGGACGATCTCACCAGTAGATGAAGGTGTTTCCATGATGTGTCCAATCATATCCTTCATCCCAGTCGTTGTCAACCTCGTCTCCGGCGTTGACACGCTTCTTCAGTTCCGTGAGCTTGGCCCGCTGCTGTCCCCGGTCATGACCGTAGAATCGCTCGTGCTCGGCGGCTCGTGCAGCAGAGGGTCCGTAGGACCACCAGGGTGCCTCAGCAGGAATGACCGGATAGCAATCACTCAAGTCAAAATGCCAATCACGACCTTCAGTGAACTTGTAGTCGTCACCACCACAGTAGGTCTCACCGATATAGACATCTTCGGTCTTGTAGCTCTGCCATGGAGTGCCGTATTCGATCAGGCGCTTCAGGTCGCCTTGCTGCTCGGCTTCAAGTGCCGCACGCTTAGCTTCGTCTCCGAAGGAGAACCAGCCATAGAATGTGTCATTGCGGACCTCCGCGAGCATGCGTTCCGCAGTCATCGAGTATCGATGGGTCTCCATGACCGGATTGCCGTCCTCATCGAGGACACGCTTCTTACGGTAAATCTTTCGCCCGAGTCGGCGGTGATCGTGCCGAACAATACCTTCTCGGTTGCAACGCACCCAGTAGGGCACGTCCTTGTCAGTTCTGGACATTGTTCCTCCCATAGTCGGAACCCGTCCGCAGGCGTTTCCTGCGTTCTTAACGAGTTACCTAACTATGAAAGTCATCTCGGTCCATCCAAATCTTGTTCGTGATCATGTCTAACATGTTTAAATCCTAGCATATGTAGTGCGGTCGGTCAAGAGGGGCTCCGGGTGCTGGGGTCGAACCAGCATTCAAGGGTTCAAAGTCCTTTGTCCTGCCATTAAACGAACCCGGAATATCGGCTTTGATGAGGAGCCGTAACCTCAGCAGTGGGTTGCTATCCTGTGATAGTTATCGTCGGGAGTACTTCAGGATTTCCCGGGCTGCTTCCAGCCGGTATCCATCGCTGTAATTTGATGACTCTACCATCGACTTCAGGAAATCGATAGCAGCCTCATCTGCTTCTTCTAGGGTTGCCATTTGTTTCTTCTTTCTCCTCCGAGGAGTCCTTCTCCCCTTAGGTCTTTGAAGCTCTTCAGCCTGGACTCGAACCAAGACGAACAGGGTCAGAACCTGTCATGCTGCCACTACATCACCGAAGAATAGGAGTTCAACGTACAAGGAACCTGAACTTCAAACCGTACCTGGCTGGCTACCCTGGATTCGAACCAGGAATTTTCTCCTTCAGAGGGAGGCGGGATGCCGTTACCCTAGTAGCCAAAGTTATTCGATTATAGTGGGTCCAGGGAGAATCGAACTCCCGTCTCATGGGTAAGAGCCACGAGCTAAACCACTCAGCTATGGACCCATTGTGCCTCTCTCCGGATTTGAACCGGAGACCTTCTCGATAGGAGCGAGCTACTCTTCCGCTGAGCTAGAGAGGCATCTGCGATCAACCTGTACCCCGGATTCTGTCATTGAAGGACGACATCTACCTATGCCACAACCCGTCCATCGCCGGGGAACAACGCCCTAGGACTGTTTGTGTTGCACCAACCTGCACCCTACTTCTTAAGCTGGGCTTAGTGGTACAAACGCTTGCGCTCCCACACGGCTGTTGTTCTGGTGTCCGGAAGTTCCTCAGCTTGCGCCGCGTCGTCCCGATTGATTGCGTGCCCCCAGAGGGATTTGAACCCCCGACACCTTGGTTCGAAGCCAAGTGCTCTTCCGCTGAGCTATGAAGGCATGGGGCCAGTTGCGCTCTTTTTACATCGTTCCTGGCTGTTGGATGGTTTCTACATTCTGTAGTCTATCTAGATGCATGTTGCCGGATGCTCACACGGGCACCGCTTGATCTGGTAGTGATCGAGCATCTCTCTACTACCTCTACTGGCCATCTAGTTGGCCATCGTGCGCCCGAGAGGATTCGAACCTCCAACAAACCTAGGTTCGTAGCCTAGTGCTCTGTCCATTGAGCTACGGACGCATTTGGTGATCTTTGAATGACGTAGGCCGGAGTCCGCGTCTCATTCTATCTGGTACTGGGGGCTCCGAACCCTCATGTTCCCAGCCACCGAGAGATCACCTCTTCTCGGTTCGCTGCCCCTGTAGGTGACGATCCTACTACCTTGTCCTTAACAGGGACCTGCTCTGCCAACGTGAGCTAAGGGGCAATGTGGTGATGTACCTCCAAGATATCATACAGGAGCACATCCGTCAAGTCTTCCATTCACGCCACGTAGACTTGCAGAACTTTTGTCGCTGACTACGAAGGACTCGAACCTTCAACCAAGCGGTTAACAGCCGCCTACTCTGCCATTGAGCTAGTAGTCAATATGCCCGTTCTGGCTCGGTGGGCTTGCCGATGGAAACATCACGGTGTTTCGTGATTGCCGTGCTCCAAGTAGGATTTGAACCTACGACCTCTTCCGTGTGAAGGAAGCGCTCTTCCCCTGAGACTATTGGAGCATCGCCTAGGACAGCATATTCCTTCTGTTACGCACACATAGGACTAGTCGGTGCACCTAGGACTGAATGAGGGTTGCAACTTCCCCAGCCGGATCACATGTTACGGCGCTATACAGGGGACCTCATTTTGTGCACCCGAAGGGACTCGAACCCCCAACCGCCTCGGTGTAAACGAGGAACTCTACCATTGAGTTACAGGTGCATATGGTTCTTGACCGGCGACGCCTCCGGAGGTTACCACCCTAGCCAGCGCTTGAGAATTCTGGCCATTACTCGTCCAACTCCTCGCAGGATTTAACCCCTTACTCGAAGTGCAGCACTCTTGGACTGCTTGACATGTTCTTAGTCTACCAGGCCTGTCTCGTCTGGTCAAGAGGTGATCTCAGGTTCCGGTGGAGATCATTCCGGGCGGGCGCTCACTGCTTTTATAGGATTTCCATATGGATTTGAAGTCGCCCCTCAAGCCCGCGAGAGGTTCCCAACTTGTGATCCTGATCGGACTTGAACCGATGGCCTCCATCGTGTCAGGATGGCGCTCTACCAACTGAGACTACAGGATCATTTGTAACTACGTGCCTCAAGCGGGAATCGGACCCGCGACCTCACCCTTACCAAGGGTGTGCTCTACCACTGAGCCACTGAGGCGTGGTGCCAGAGGAGAGAATCGAACTCTCAATCCACCGCTTACGAAACGGTTGCTCTACCATTGAGCCACGCTGGCAATGACAGTCTGAGTGCTAGGCTCTGTCCGCATCTGTTGATCCGGGCCTGCACTCAGTCAGTTCATGATCCCGTATATCGTGGAGATGGGGGCAATCGAAACCCCGTCCTGGTGTCTGTTTTCAGTCCTTCTACGCGCGTATCCACTGTCTCCGTGGCCGAGTCTTGCCGCTTGTCTCGTAAGCCGATACGACACGAGGTGTTTTACCTCAGAACTCGTGATGAGGTCTTGCGTCCACCCTTTCTTTGACGAGTCACCTCTCGGCTGGTGGGTACCGGAGGTGTACTCGGATCACGCTACGAGAGCGAGATCGGACTTGGCGTAGTTGCCATTTGTGTTTGCGATGAGTGATTTACGGGCTACTCGTCACCGAGCCCGGCGCGCTTCTCCTGGAAGCAAAGACAACAGTCGAAACCTGTCATCCCCGTGCCTTGCACCGGACTCGAACCGATCACATCGTACTTACAAGGTACGCGCTCTACCTGATGAGCTAGCAAGGCTTGGTGCGGTAGACCAGAATCGAACTGGCGAGACAACCTTGGCAAGGTTGCATGATACCTCTTCATCACTACCACTAGCTCCGGAGGAGTCTCAGTGCCTCCGGACACTGCTGATACTGAGCCGATCAGGGGCTTGGCAGACGGATGCGCATCCCCTGCCACGTCAGGTTTTATAGCGGTCCTGCAACCCCGTAGGCCCCCAGGGACTCGAACCCTGCACCCGCGGATTAAAAGTCCGCTGCTCTAACCAGATGAGCTAGAGGCCCATGTTCAGTTGTTGGTGCGGTAGACGGGATTCGAACCCGCTCTCTCAGTTTGGAAGACTGATATGCTGACCGTTAAACATTACTACCACATGGAGCGGATGACGAGACTCGAACTCGCGACAGCATGCTTGGAAGGCACGTACTCTACCAACTGAGTTACATCCGCAAAACTCCGTGTTTCCTCACGGTAGGGGCGAGTGTACGCCAGACGAGGCTATGAGCCTCTCGATGTAGTTCATGACTCTACACTGCTACGCTGTCTCTATTCTGAGCTTTCACTTTCCCGTTGTACACCGATCCGGTTTCCACTCATTGTGCCCCGCCTGGGCGACGATCCCAGCACCCTTCGATTAAGAGTCGAATGCTCTGCCAACATGAGCTAGCGAGGCTTATGTCATTTGTGAGTGTACATCTCACTCACCCGGATGACTCCGGGAGGTCATTTCTTCGGCTTGCCTGTACCTATCTCATTCGTATTGAATTTGCCAAGTCACCGGACTAGGCTCCGGAACCTTGTGGTGTTAACCCCACATCTAAAGACTACCGAACTCTCATTCGGTTGTCAAGAGCGGATAGTGAGAGGTTCGAACTCTCGCCAGATTTCTCTGCTAACGGTTTAGCAAACCGTCCCCTTGACCACTTGGGTAACTATCCATATTATGAAGCAATTAGTTTATTCTCTGATTTCATGGTTAGATATTTTTGTCCTACAAAATACTTGTATAGATATTCGCCCGACTCTTTACTGTACACATATAGCCAATCAAATGCATTAGAAGAATACAGTTTAACTACGTATCCTTGGGAATTGGAATGAATCTTACGAAGATCAACAATATTTCCACTAATGTACTTGCACTGAACTCGATGAAGTCCGTCACCATCATCGACCACGATATCGTACTCAGCAGATTCAGTTATAGGAAGAAGAACATCATAACCAAGTTCGGTCATAGAAGCGACTGCATGCGCAACAGCAATGTCTCCTTTCCTCTGAGTGTCTCTAGCCATACTTCATTTTACCATAAGTATGGGCAACTGGCGCGGGTAGCAGAGTATTCGAAACCCATCCCTTTCGGAACCATTCGCTTTCAAGGCGACTCCGGCACGCCTGTCCGGTTTACTACCCATGTATTGCGCGGAGCCCGGAGAACTCGAATCCCATACCTCTCGGTACGATCCGCTTTCGAGGCGGTCCCTGAGACCTTCCAGGTTCAGACTCCATTGCTAGTAGATTTCCCAGGTTCAGGCAGTCCGAAGATACATCACCTCCGCTGGTACTTTCATGACCCATCTGGACCCTAGCAAGCCCAGATGCCCTTCTTCCTGTGGGCGAAGGGACCCCACATAGGTCCACGGGACTGACACCCAAACCTACCCTCTGCGTCTGTCAGAACGCTTTACGAGCCCGTGCGGAGCGAGTGGGATTCGAACCCACGGTACCTGTAACAGTACACATCCTTTCCAGGGATGCCCCATAGTCCTCTCGGGCACCGCTCCATAGTGTCCGCCTAACGAATGCCGGACGCGCCCATCGAACGAGTTTAAGGTTCGCCATGGGTTTAAGCTTATCCACTGTGGAATTCTGAAGTTCCGCCTGTTACTAGCAGGTCTTTCGCCTAGTCTAACAAGAAAGCCCGGTCCTGTCAAGGTCCGGGCTTCTCTGAGAAAGGCTTGAGTCAGAGCAGCCCGAAGAGCCCGGTGCCATTGGCACGGACTTGCTTGGACTGGGATGAACTCATGGGAACAGTGTATCACACAGTTTCTGGCTCTGCAACCTCATTCTCGGATTCCTCGGGAATCCATGGCCAGTACGGATTCTGAAGAATATGATCCACCCACCCTAGAGCCTCTTGGTGCTGCTCATCGTTCAGAATCTCGATTTCATGCAGATGCTGAATGAGAGAAACGGTGGCTTCCACCTCAATACGGCGCGTAAGGTTGTTAATGGCCCAGTTTACTCCCTCTAGGAAGTCTCCCTGGCTCCGGCCGAGCTTGGCCAGTTCTTCTAGGGCAGGCTGCAACAGATCAGGAATAGGGGTCTCGATATCGTATGTCATGGTGCAATTCTACCATTCTTCACGAAGGCCTCGTAGGTGTGCGGCATCTCCTGGGCGAAAATTGCTTCCAGCTTCTCGGCACCAATCTCTATCTCCCGCTGCGGCCGGGAGAACGCCAGACCGCGCTCTTCTGCGTCGGGGATACCGTGGGTGCGTGCATCGGTCCGTAGTGACAGGAAGTTCATCAGGGCACGAGCGTTGACGGTCCAGTACATCTGCGAATACACGGCTACGGGAAGAGCCAGCCGAGATACCTCATTGGCCACACCGCTGTCGATCAGGAACTCGTACGTGTCCCAGGCCTGCTGATAGATGTCAGCGAGTCGAACTCGCACATCGGCCACCTGTCCTGCTGTGCCGGGTGCGAACTCGGGTCGTGCAGAGGTTCCAACGTTCACGAGGTTGCGATCTTCGGCCGGGATGTAGAACTTCGCCGGGAGGATCGAGTACCGGCCGCTCATCTCGTTGATCGAGGCGATGCGGTGCCGATGCCATTCGCGGAAGACAAAGATCGGAGCCTCCACGAAGAACGTGAAGGTGGCATGCTCGAATGGTGAGCCGTGTCGCGAGGACAGCAGGTAGTTGATCAACCTGGCCGAGTCGGTGTCCGGGTTGTTCTCACCCTTGACGGAAACCTGGGCTGCACGGGTGACGGCGAGATCGGAGGCCATCGAGTCGATGAGCTTCACGGTGATCTCAGAGGATAGTTCAATTTGCGTCATTGTAGTCTTTCTCATGAATAATTCGTTCAATAGTTGATATTTGCTGATTGTTCAGGTCTTCCGGCATGGCATGGTTTATGGCAAGTTCCCACCATACGGTTTTGTCGATGGGGCAACTTCCACAGGTACGAGGCCCCACCACAGTCCAGGCTCCGATGAACGGTGGGTAATCCCACCCCTGATCAAAGGCCTGTTGCTCAGTCAGTTCCTCCTGTTTGTCACACACCTCACACTGGTATGTGTGCAGGTCTGTGTCATCTAGCTGTTCGTACATCGTCATTGGTATAGAGGTCGAACTTGGATGCGATCTTAATGGCTTCCTCAGGGGAAGCTCCTGCGGATAGGGCTCCTATAGCCCAGTCTGCTCCTGAACCCACGGCATAAATGCCTTCCTTGTTGCGAATCCAGGAACCGTCTCCGCCGTGTACGCTGTAGACGCGGCCGAGAAGGGACACGAGCACTCGCGATCCAGCCAGTGCATTCTTGTCGGCTCCGGTGGCATCGAATGCTTCTCGGATGGCTGGTACGAGTTCTAGGGTCACGTATCGGTCGATGAGGTCTTCGGTGGCTTTCTCTGGGAGAGGAGACAGCTTGGCATAGGCGAGTACTTGAATCGCTCGTAGGTATCCGGCAGCCGCGAAAGTCACCTCACCGTTGTGTACGATCTTAGACACCCAGCCGTCACTCTTAGACCATCCAGTGGTGATTCTGGTGTCGGCTGCGAATTTGACTTTCCCGTCCTTCTCGACGGCTACAATCGTGGTCAAAATACTTCCTTATTTTCCGGAACAACGATCAGGATTCGCATGGGCTTGCCTTGCCTCTCCCAGATGTTACGAGAGATAGCCGCGACATGACGATTGATCAGTTCACCCTCATCGTTTTGATCTCGAAAGGTGAAGACAGCTTCGACCTCGCTCAGACGATCAAGGTCTAGGAACAGTCGGTAGGAGTTGGTTTCGTCCATCAGAAGGCCCTCCCGTGCTTGTAGGGTCGGGAGGCATTGTACTGCTTCTTGACCTCGAAGGCCTGTACGAACTCATCTACCAGGTTCAGTTCACCCACAAGTCCGAAGATACGGTAGACAGCATCCGCTGCTTCCACCAGGAAGCCTTCGGGCTTCTCGTCGTTGAAGTATACCTCGTCAGTGGCGTGCCCACTGCGAAGTTCCTCTTGAGCCTCGATGAGTTCTCCTACGGCGAGTAGCAGCTTGCGGTCGATGTACATTCCGGCACCCTCAGGCCCGTAATTGTTGAGTACTTCTTGATAGTCATTGAAGCCGTGGTCCCCGTTGATCTGGGTGACCTCATCAATCAGATCGTTGTTCAGCAGTGTCATCTGTCCAGGATACACAAAAATACCCGAAAACTCAAGAGCCTCCGGGTGATATTTGGTGCGGATAATGGGACTTGAACCCACACGTCCTTACGAACACATCGTTCTGATCGATGCCTGTCTGCCATTCCAGCATATCCGCGTAGACCACCTCGGGCTCGAACCGAGAAACCAGCGGGTTTAAGCCGCTTCCATATGCCAATTCTGGTAGTGGTCCGTAGCCCCCGAGGGAGTCGAACCCTCACACCCTTCCGGATACCTCATTTTGAGTGAGGCGCGTCTACCATTCCAGCCAGGGGGCCATAGTCTAGTTCTCTACAATACGGAGTCGAATCTTTCGCTCGTTCTCCAGTACCTTCTTACCGATCTTGGCAAGCCATCGAGCACTGTAGGTGAAGGCCGAACCGTCCTTCTGGGTGATGGTGTTGCCAATGAAGTCTTGTAGTATGAACATGAGTCCAGTCTATCAGTTTGTGTTCAGTTCTGCAAGTGCCCTCGGAGGGATTCGAACCCACACTGTAACGGTTCTAAGCCGTTTGCCTCCTGCCATTGCGCTACGAGGGCTTGGTGCACAGAAGGAGAGTCGAACTCCCATGCCCTAGGGGCACTACCACCTCAAGGTAGCGTGTATGCCATTCCACCACCTGTGCGTGGCTAGAACCGGGATTGAACCGGTGACCTCATGATTTTCAGTCAAGCGCTCTACCAACTGAGCTATCTAGCCATATCCGGCAATAACGGGGCCGGGGCCGTTCTACCTCTACTCACACAGCAGAGCATCGTAGACGTGTTTCTGTTCTGGTTTTTCTTCAATTCCAGTCTGTGCGTCCCGGTGGAGAGAATCGGACTCCCTTAGCCATCGGCGTCTGATTTACAGTCAGATCGATCTTCCAAGATCATCACCGGGATATGGCCTCTCCCGCTAGTTAGCCTTTCGGCGTTTCCATTCTGGGGAGTCCGGCCAGCCTCTCCCCTTTCAGTCTCCTCGCCTATGACGAGTGTAGAGGTTTCGGGTGTGTACACTCTACCAAGACACTTGTGACCCCACGGAGAGTCGAACTCCGGCTACAAGATTGAAAGTCTCGCGTTCTAACCGCTAAACTACGGGGCCTTATTCTGTTATGCTACGACACCTACCAGACCTGGCTCGTAGCTCTAGGCACGTAACTGCCTGCTCTCCGGAACCCTCCCGAAGGAGGGACGTAGCGTGTACGGGATTTGAACCCGTGATCTTCTCCTTGAGAGGGAGACGAGTTAACCACTGCTCCAACACGCCATATTGAACAGTCCATAAGTGCATCCTCAGTCCAGGTACGCGCCCACTGGCTTGTCCTATAGGCTTCACCGCTTTAGCGGGCGGTTACTCGGTTATTTCTTGTTCTCAATCATTTTCATCTTACCTTGCCGCATGCACTACGTCAAGGCTTGAAGGGATGATTCCCTAGCGACCCGTATCGGATTTGAACCGACGACATCCTCCGTGACAGGGAGGCACTCTAACCGCTGAGCTAACGGGCCAAATGAGGAGCTTACCTGAGGCCTTCAGTTCGCCAATTCCAGGTGATCAATCCTGAAACCAGTACACTCCTAGTCGTTTCCAGAAATCCCTTCGCACGCTACCACTACGCCACACCCGCCTTCAGCAGGTGGAGGGAATCGAACCCCCGCCTCCCAGTATCCTGGTCACTTCCGCGCAAATGATGGGACTCGAACCCACTACTTCTTTCTTGACAGGAAAGCGACTCTACCTTTTGTCTTCAAATGCAAAGACCGGGAAGACTTACTGAGCGGCAACTCATGTTGCGGCTCCCCGGTTGACTGGCCTTGGTACGAGCTATTTCCAGTCTGGTAAATTCCTCACCCTTGCCGGGGTGTCTCGATTGTCTAGACTCTATCATAGGTTTGTGCCCTTGTCAAGAGTTTATCCGGGTGGTATACCGGATTTGAACCGGCGCGTAACAGATTCACAGTCTGTCGTGTTAACCAAACTTCACCAATACCACCATGTGAGGGTTCCTACAAGGAAGTCACCCACAACCACCAGTCAGGCTGGCGGGATTTGAACCCGCGACCTTCATTTCCCCAGAAAGACGCGCTACCAAACTGCGCTACAACCTGTTGTTGAATGAGTGGAAGCCAGCTACCTTTATCTTCCCCATGAACTCGTATCGATCCGAGGCAAGCCTCCGGGCGGAAGCTAATCATGTGTGACTCTTTCGAGCCGTGTCACATCAATCGTCGGGACCGCGGGAGTTGAACCCGCCACCTCACGCTTCCAAAGCGCGCGACCTACCGCTAGCCCAGGCCCCGATTGGTTATGGAGTTATCAATTTACAGTGCTTCTGCGTCGGGATGGCGGGATTTGAACCCGCGACCTCTTGAATCCGAATCAAGCACGCTACCAAGCTGCGCTACACCCCGAGGTGTCTATTCAATTAGTAAGGCCTCCTGATCCTGTGATCTGGAGGCCTTGGCGTTTGGGCGCGTTCGACCTCTAGCTGAGGTAATCCTCATGCAGGGGGAGTTCGAACTTGCTCATCATGTTTCCTAGTCTATCACAGTCCTAGACGGTTGTCTAGTGGTAGCTCGGGCGGGGCACGATCCCGCCTGCACTCCTTATGAGGGAGGGCCGGAACCATCTCCGGTCTACCGAGCCATCGTTGCGGGGGCGGGATTCGAACCTCTTATATAATGCGACCTCTGGCATATGAAACCAGCGAGCTACCTAGCTGCTCTACCCCACAATGGGTTGTTAAGTTGTTTGGCAGGGTGACCCGGATTCGAACCGAGATTGATGCTTTTGGAGAGCATGAGCTTACCGTTAACTGATCGCCCTATATTCACTTCTTCTGATTCTTGGAACCGAAGTTCAAAGTCATCGTGTGACAATGGTAGCACAAAATTCGAAGGTTCACAAGAGTGTGATTCCGATTGTTTCCATCGATGTGGTCCAAGCATAGTCGAAGAGATCGTGGTTGTCCAGTGAATGGATCAAAAATTTCTTGACCTCGGAACGGGCAGAAGGGGGCAGAACACTCTCCTGGCAGTAAACCTTCGGCAATCAGTCGTCTACGCAGATAGTCGATGTTAACGAAGTCTGAGTTTTCTACAAGAATCTCTGAAAGATCACGCTTGGGACGGTGACCAGGCCGAGGCTTGTGGGCGTACAGTTTGAGGTGGGTGTCTGATAGCCCTAGCGATTGGGCTGCATCTCGTATGATGCCGTAGGCGCTTCCAGAGCCGGAAATGCCTAGTTTCTCGGCAACGTCTCGCATACTGATGCTAGTTGTCCATGCGTGTATAAACTGTTCCTTAGTGTAGGAACGACGATTCCACTGAACTGGCATACATAAAGTATAACATGAAGTTGCCGTACCTGATACTTTACTTGTACCCGATCAGAGAATTGAACTCTGCTGGACCGCTACGGTTTCAACACGTTATAAGCGTGAGCCGATAATCGGGCACCGATCAGTCTATCACATCTGATCGGACATCTCAAGAAGTGATCCCCAGTTCTGTGAACCGGTCATGCTTCCGTAACTCGGAGACAGGCTGTAACCAGATGTCACAGTTCCTGACGCTCCATTCATCTGGAATCCGTAGAGCACCGCACTCGCACCCATTCCCCGGATATCCAGACCACGTTCACTGATCTTGTTGCTGAATCTGATCTGGCTGAGTGGACGCTCTCCTCGCATCTCAGTCCAACTCTTGTACACCGAGTACAGGTTCTTGATCGGAACGCTGCCAGATGGATCAAGGATCGTCTCCTCCTCCAGGAAGAGTCCCATACGATCCTCGTTCTTGCGGTAGATTTCGGCGGCATCGTAGACCGCCTTGCACCAGCCGAGGGCATCAATCTCCTTCGAAGCGTTCAGTTTGATCGCGCCTTCTACTGCCCAGGATAGAATGGCGGGGAGACCGCCTTCTGGGTCATGCAGGAATTCCTTCAGGGTTGGGTCAGGTGTGCCGGGGACGTTCACCCACGGAATCGGTCGCAGACGACGCCACATAGCGTCATCATTGATGGCTGGACGGTGGTTGGTGGTGATCCACAGTTTGACCTGGCTGTCGAAGGTGAACGGCTTCTCACCCGGGGAACGGGCGCTGATCTCCGCAGAACCGGTGAGTTTCTTCACCGAGTTCTCTTTGAGTCGCTCCGATTCAGGAAGCTCATCCACCCACGCCATGCGCTTGCCTCGAAGCTCCGCCCAGTAGTACTGATCCGAGGCGTTGCCCTTACCATCGCCCTGTGCTAGGACGGAGGAGTCCATAGGGAAGGCGTACTGCTTGGTGCCGAGCATCTTCACCAGAGATTCCACGATCACATTCTTTCCCGAACCTGCCGGTCCGTACACGAGGAACAGGATGTCGTAGCGGCGTAGACCGGTCAACGTGTACCCGAATGCACGTTGCAGCCAGTCCTGGAACTCTCGGTCTCCACCGGTAGCGAAGTCGAGGAACTCCTGGAATCGGGGGCTGCTGAAGCCTGGGCTGTAGGCAACCGGTGATCGCCGGGTGAGATGCAGGTCAGGTCGGCCTTTCAAGAGGTCTCCCGTTCGAAGGTCGATGACCCCGTTGGCGACTCCCAGAAGATATGGATTGCCATCCCAGAACTCGACCGGCACACCGATGCGGGGGTCGGACTGAGCCGATTCCAGCGTAGCGGACTGGCGTGCATTGGACTTGGCCTGCTTCGACCAGTCATAGTACTTCTTCTGAAGGTCCCCATCTTCCTGAGATGCCGCTTCGGCTCCGATGATGGCCGCAACGCGCTTGGCCATCTCGCGAACCTCTAGCTCTTCCACGTCCGGCTTCCAATACTCGCCGGTCCATCGGAACCAACCGAGTCCTGGCGTGTATCGGATCGAGTTACCGAAGGCATCCACGAAGCGACGGCCATTACCTGTATCAGTAAGCGTACGTGAGTCTCGGTCGGCTCCATCAGACTCAAACAGCGCGTCCGAGTCCTTCGAAATCGCCACACTGGACAGCAGTCCACCGGACTCCCAGTCCATCAGGTCTGGATCGAATTCTGCGGTGGCCTGACGTTCGGAGACCATCGGGGTGGCCGCATCTCGCATACGATCCGCCACCGGTTCCGGCTTACCCCCTGTGACGTTCTTGAGGAGGGTTTCGCCCATACCGGCGTACTTCTTGTTGAGGTCCGACTTCGGGTTTGCTGCTACGAATTCGATGGCTCGGTGGACGTGTCGCATCAATTCATCGAATTCAAGCGGAGGCTTTACCATCTCGAAGTTGAACTTCTGCATGGTGCTCTCAATCATCTCACGATTGAGTCGATTCAGATTCGGCATTTGGTTTGCTAGTGCGCAGGCCATCCGATAGATTTCAACAGCCCGAGCCCCTTCGACAATGCCCTCTTCATAGAACTTTTCCAGATCAAGTTTGTCTCCACCCCATTCCAGGTCATCTACGAAGTCCCACGTTCCTCCAGTACCAGAAGTCCCTGAGGCTGAACGTGGCTTATGCTTACGCAATAGAGCCAGCATCTCAGGACTGGGCTCCGCCATATCCATCTCCCAAGGGGCATGTCCCGGCTCCCATTCGTAGGACACACCAGAAACATGCCGGGAGGGTGCGAGGAGCACGTATCCATTGTGCTTGATGTCAATACCAGGCAGTCCAGAGAGCTTACCCAGAAGCACTTCACCATCAGGAATCCTGAAGAATAAGTGTCGGCCTCGCTGCGGACCGTACTGCCCAGTCTTCGCGGCAACCGTGTCGGGAATCTCTCCCGCAACAAGCTCTTCAAATCGGGCGAATGACTCGTAACCACCGGAACGAGGGTCGATGTCCAGGACGAAGAATCCTGATGGCTTGCAATGAGCAGCAACATTCAAATCAGGTGTTGCCGTCCACCAGGTCATCAGGGTGTTCACGTCGGACGTAGCATCATCCTGGCCGTTACGGCTAGCTGGGTGCTTACCGATGTCTTTGGGATCGGTATGCGTCCCGCGACAGGTGCAGCGACCGTTGAGGATGCCATGTACTGGAAGAATCTTCCAGCCTAGTGATGCGTAATATAAGGCTCCCTTAAGGAGTTGATCGGTTGTTGTCAATGGAGTATGACTTTCATCGTGAGAATGGTGAACTGTGCTGTGAACATCCAGCCAGTATAAGTCTCAGAGCGGCTAGCCGCAAGAGTGTGCGGAGACTGCCGAACCGGACCTCCATAATACCACGTCTTGGACTTGAAAACCAGCCCCAAACGAAAGTCGTCGTACTGAGCTACCCACTAGAACGATAGGTATGTGTTCTACAATAGAATCACGCCGATCTCTGACACCCCACCGCTATCGAGGAGCGACTCATGCGAAAGAGCACCTACCAGTGGGACTACTTATTTGTGTATACAGCAAGCTTACTGTGGTCCATCTCGACGTTCATTCTGCCTATAAACAGCAAGGATACTGTCTCCCCGTTCGTGCAGTTCCTCTGGTCTGGTATCGCCGCAGTCGGCTCCATCATTGCCATCATAGGATTGATCAAGCAGAACAATCTACTACTTGAACGTCTCGGCGTCTCCCTGATCATGGCCAACCCGATCATCTTCATTGCACTGGAACTGGCACTGTTGATCTATGACCTGCTCAACCCGCACCAGGCAACTGGAACCTGGTACAACAGACTCAACGTGATGTTCCTCGGCCTCTGGGTCGTAGCCTTCCTGAACAAGCGCCGTCGTCAGCTTCGGCATGCCGTACTTGAGGCTAAGAAGACCCCGCTACGTTCAGAAAGGATTGCGGATAAGTGAACGGACTACTTCTTGCGGCACTCATCTCAGATACGGGTTCTACGTCTACTGCGGCTCCCGATTTGCTCAGTCTAGCCACCACTGCGGGTATCTCCGGGGTGGTTGCTGCCGCTATCGTCACCGGTATCTTCCAATACATCAACAATCGACGTAACAGCCGAGTCACTGAACGCCGAGACATGGCGGTCGAAGAGAATGAACTCATTCAGCGGTACAAGGAGTATGCCGCGGAGGAGCGTCATCGCAAGGAGTCGGCCATCTCCGATGCCGAACGATCTGTACGTCTGTACATGGATCAAGTCGAATCTCTCACGAACACGATCACACACCTCAACCATACGATTGATTTACTCCAGAAGAACGCCATCATCTCCGAAGAGACCATCGCAAAGCTGACGGAGGATCGAGATAAATTGCAGAAGAATCTTGAAGAGGCTCAGGCTCTGGTAGCCCGCCAAGAGGATGAACTCAAGCGTCAACAGGACCAGATTGTCGAGTTAACTCTCCCATAAACCTGGACCTATCCGCAAAGATGCGGTACCATGGTAGAGATGTCTGAAAGACTAGGAGAGAAAATCCATGGCTGACTCTGTATGCTCCGCCTGCGTCGCAGCGCACAAAGAAGGAATCACACTTGATCCTGAAGAGCACACCAACGTATTCTATGCCGAGCTTCTTGATGTATCAGAAGCGACCATCCGACGCCATTATAAGCACGGACCTATCCCACGGCTTCCTGAGACGAAGGACAATACCTTTGCCACCGATGAGCCTGGTGATGTGAAGGAATCTCGAACTGTATCGGAGCAGTCCAGCACAGGTGCTCGGTCCTTCGAAGCAGTCGAGAATCGGCCCGTCACATTGGAAGATGCCCGAAACTGGATCAAATCATCCGGAGACGATCCCGATGACTACCACTACTCTGCCCGATCCATTGTCTACGGCAAGCCCAGTGAGCAGCGGTACTCCAACAAGATGTCTGCCTGGCCCAAGCCCAAGCGTACTGTGGATGCCTCAACGGGAGACACGCTGGACATCGATCCAGTACGGCTTCTTGCAGCCCTCCGGGTGACCGAAGCAACCTATACTGATACGACTGGCGTCTATGGCCCTAGGGACGGAGACGGAGCATTTGTCCTGTCACTCAATGACACCCAGATAGGCAAGGATGAAGGCGGTGGCACCCCTGCGACGATTGAACGAGTCTACAGGTATGTGGAGCAGGCCAAGGATCGAATTGCGGACCTGCGTGCACTGGGTCGAGAGATCGGGACATTGGTCGTCATCGGCGGTGGTGATATCGTAGAGGGCACCTGCATCTACCCGAACCAGTCATATAACGTAGACCTGGCCAGCCGACGTGATCAGATCAATGTGTCTGTCACACTCGTACTGCATGTCATCGACACGCTTGCACCTCTATTCGATGAGGTCATCGTACTAGCAACTAGAGGCAATCACGGGGAGAATCGTAAGGATGGGTCTCGCACCACATCCTCGGACAACGATGATCTGCTCATCTTCGAGATCGCACAACAGGCGGTTGATCGAGATGATAACCTCGCGCATGTGAGCTTCATCATCGCAGATAGCGAGCCTGCGGTATGGGTGGATGTAGCTGGGTGGCGTCTGGCTACCACGCATGGTGACATCTACGGCAAGGGCGTCAGCGGACCGACACAGGACAAGAAGGCACAGGCGTGGTTCAAGAACATGGCGATGGCTCGTAACCCAGTCGGTGCCGCTGATGTACTGATCACGCACCACTTCCACCACGACAAGATGGCGGACTGGGGGGCATGCCTGTGGCGTCAGACCCCGGCTATGGACGGTGGATCAGCATGGTTCGAGCAGACCACGGGAGAGTACTCGGCTCCTGGTATGCTCACGTTCGTGATGACCCCCGAGCACCGGTACCAGGACGAGCAGGTTTTGCGTTAGCCTTTTCCCGTAGACGCTTCTGCTTCTTAGCCTCACGCTCATTGAAGTACGCTGTCACGGCATTAGCACTGGATCGACTTCTCCATTCGAAATCGCAAACAGTGCAATGTACGGCTTTAGCTGTGCTCCATCGTCCCCCCTCAGGGAGATCGATGATCTTCACCTCAAGGCGGCTTGTTCGGGCTCCACAATACGGACATTGCGGATATCGGCCACGGCGAACCTCATTACCATTCAGGTCTACGGATAGAGTCCGTCGTATTTCATCCTCGTCCCGGCCTCCCCAGATGCCCCAAATCTCTCCGGATGTCAGGGCATAGAGAATGCAATCTTTTCGTACATCACAGGTGTAGCATAGATTCTTAGCCTTGTACCGGTCAGCAGGGTCATCGGAGAAGAACAACGGGCGGTACTCCGCGTTCTTAGGATTGACACACGCTCCATTGTCCGCCCATTCTCGATCATTCGACATGATTCATCTCCACCCATGTAGCTGGCGCTGGCTTGCTGTGATCCTCATGAATACCCTCTTTGTCATACTTAGACAGATACCGGTCCTCACCCACGGTCGTGACCATTCCATAAACGATCTTGGCAGAGTGCAACATCTGAAACCCCTCTCCGAGAGAGTCTATGATGCCGTCTTGTTGCAGTAATCTCACTAGATCGCGTGCAATAGCAGGTTTTGACGGATTAATTTGGCCTAATGAGAAATAGACTATTTCTCGCTCAGCGGTATAGCCATCGCCATCCCATTCTTCCCAGGTAATCATGTGTCTCCTCTATAATGACTATTTCATCATAACAGGAGATTAGTCTTTTCGCTGGGTATAACGAAAAAGGAGGGTGATTCATTCGAATCACCCTCCTCTAATGTGTCTATTAGCGGGGACGTATCTCCAATACTGATGGTGAATAGCGAGCATCGTCACGACTCGGTGTCAGTCCATCTGTGTGCTTAACGATGATATCACCGTAGCGTTTTGCTACGACTCGCCCGATTCGTCCATTGTGGATCGTACCCAAATCTCCTGTGAATGCATCACTCTTGACTCGTACCTCGTCTCCCACGCGGAGCATCACTCCTCGACTTTGTACGGGAACCCACTCGGAGGATTCTGGTGTGATCAAGTGCCCCTGGGCAAGGGTCGTGAACATGTCAAGAGAGTCTTGGCGCTGGCTGTCATTCGTGAACGAGATGGTCTCCCAGGTGTGTAGAAGAGTCAATACGGCGTCTCCTGTGACCTGGCGCACCTTGGCTCGGGTAAGTTGGGTTCGAACCCAATCAAAATTTACGTGAGGCATCTGTCTCTCCTAAATGTCTGGAGGGAGGGGAACGAATTCCCCTCCCTCATGAGGTGGTTGCTGCTCAGAAAGGCGGCATCGGCGGGGCCGCGAAGGTACCCGGCTGCGGTACTGCCGGGGCCTGAGGCAGGGCCGGTGCCACGGGGGCTGGAGCCACCTGGGGTTGCTGCGCGAAGTAATCCATACCACCGGCCGTAGCCTGCTGCTGGTAATTCGCCCACACGTCACCCTGGGGCTGTGGTGCTACCGGTACCTGCGGGATCGGGGCCGGGGCCGGTGCGGCTACCGGAGCCTGCGGTACGGGCGCAGCCGCAGGTGCGGGTACTGCTGGGTATCCTGCCGGAGCACCGCCTGTAGGTGCTCCCTGGACAGCCGGGAAGTACTTGGTGATCTCGTTGGACTGCTTGCCCTGGTACTCACGAGTCTTTAGTTCCCCCCGGAACTGCCGACCGACGAGCGCTGCCGCGACGGTAGCATCATCCGGCTCACTCTGGAAGAAGGCAGTGTTGAGGCCGAGGGCTCCCATCTTGCGGAAGAAGAAGCCCATAGCTCCGCTGCTCTCCTTGGACACGACGAGTCGATCCCAGACGAGACGCTTGGCGTACGGTCCGACCTGTACCTCGGCCTTGAGTTCGAACATCGGCTTGCCGTTGCTCGTGGCCTTAGCGGTCGCGTCCAGAACCTTCAGTTCATAGACACCATCCGGAATCGGGGCAAAGTTGCCAGTACCACTGGACTCTGCATCCTTGAGAAGTTCGAGCCAGTTTGTGCTGCTCATTGTCATTATCTCCTTGTGTTGTTCTTACTGTTGTGGTGCCTCGGACGGTGCCTCGGCGGTGGGTAGTGCTGGCTTCGGACCATACACTAGGTTGAGCATCGTTTCGATGTTCAAGTTCTGTTGTTCGACTACAGAGCCGAGACGGCCCTGTACTCGTTCTCCGGCCTCATACTGGGGAGTACGTTCCACATACATGCGACGTACCTTGTACGGTGGCTGGGTGGGGTCAGGATTCGGGTAGGTCTCCACAGAGATCGCACCGAGGATGTCGTATAGGTAGGGTGCCACTACACGAAGCTGTCCTTGCAGGTACGGTCGGTAGATACCATCTTGCCCCTGAATGGACATCGCAGTCAGTACCACCGCTTCCAGTGGGTTGGTTGGGTGGGTGTTGAGGTCACGGAACTGACGGAGCAGGGCACCTAGCTTGCGCAGGACTTCTCCCCACTGCTGCATCTTCAACTGCTCATTACCGGCGATCTGGTCAAAGAGCTTGACCTGAAGCTCGGAGATCGAGTCGATGATGACACTCTTGAAGTAATGCTGACCACTTCGGAGCCATTCGTAAGCCTTGAGTACCGTGTTGTAGTCATGTACTACGACTACAGCCGTATCCCAAGTACCATCAGGAACGGGGGGTGCTTCCCGGAGTGGGTCCCAGTATCGAACGTTGATCGGTAGAAACTTGTGCCCGCCCTCGACATCCAGCATGAGGCGAGGATAGGGAGCCGTTATTGCAGTACTGCTCTTTCCCGCCTTTGAGGCTCCGTGAATGAGGAGACTCAATGAACGGACAACTTGTGTGTTAGTCATGTATCCTTCTTTGCGTCGTTGAGGTATTCAGTCTACTACGAAATCTGTATGAATGCAAGGCTATTCGCTAGCCTCTTTTTCAGCATATCGGGCATTAGGATCACTGATTTCATACAGGTCTTCGATGATTTCGTCAACCGGCCCACCATCATACAATGCTTGTACCAGTGGCAGATATTCGGACATCTTCCATCGCCAATCTTGGGAGGGATTAGGGTAAGCTACGAGTCTGTGATCAGCACCCGCATCCAAAGCCTTCTTGACATTGATGAGATCGGTTACGGTTCCGAGTGTCCTTATCCAGAAGGAGTTCAATTCGAATTGATTGTGCAGAATCTCTACTCGATCATAGAACGGTGGATTGGCTCGGGCGGTGCGCTTGTTCTTCTTCAACAGAATGAACTCCATACCGTCCGAACGATCCCCGTCTCGATTATGGTAGGCTTCGAGCATCAGATAGGTGAGAGCCTGCTCATCCCAGGCCAATCCCGCCGAGTATACCTCGAAGCTCTGACCTACGGTCTTGAAGTCACGGATGAGTCTGGTCCCGTCGATCTTTCGACGTACCCGCATGTCCATCTTGCCTCGGAGCACAACTTGTTCGCCATTGTAGTCGATGGGCAAGGGCATCTCCAGAGTCTCCTCATTAGAGATGATGTCATACCCCGCATCTAGACCTTCCTCCGATGACCATTCAAGGAATCCTTCGAGCATGATGCGTCCCATCTCACCTTCAGATTCTAGCCCTTCTAGGTCAAGAAACTCTTCGGATGCAATCAGTCGGTCCACATCCAGTAATTCACCATATGCGGTGAGCAGATCAGTTCCGTTATAGTAGGCTTCTAGAGCCCCGTGGACGCGGGAGCCGAGTGCCAATGGACCGGATACTCGTCGTTCTTTTCGTTGAAGACGACGGTAGTACCTCAGGTACCACTGGAGACGGTCTCCCTTGAATGCTTTTATCTCAGAGTTCGAGACCCGATAGGGTTCCGTCATCTTCCACCTCTTCCTTCTTTGCTTTCTTGACTCGGGTAGGCTTCTTGACCGGAGCATCCTCGTGCAGAATGCGCAAGATAGTGGCTCGGTCATTCATGATCTCATCGGAGTTGTTCTCCTTATCCTCCAGCACATCCTTGACACGCTGCTGCACCGTGCCGCGTACTACATAGTCGGTGATCATGATGCTGCTGTGTTGTTCAGAACCGATTCGGTACACGCGATCATTGGACTGACTGAACTCAACAAAACTCCACGGAAGAAGAAGTCGGATAAGTCGAGAGGCTGCTGTCAAGGTGATTCCCACTCCGCCAGCTTGAGTCGTGTAGAGAATAAACTTGATCTGCCCGTCCTGAAATTCATCAATGGACTTCTGACGCACATCCGGAGATACATCTCCGGTGATCATGCCATGTCGGATGCCTTCTTTCGTCAGTCGAGCACTAAGCAGGTTAAGAAGTTGCTTCGCCCCCGGGCCTCCGGCAGATACTGCCACCGATTCCCCATCAAAGTCTCCGGACTTGATATCATCCAAGAACGCATCTATGGTGGCAGACGGATCGGAGAGCACGATGTGCTCCTCCCCGGTAGACTCATCTATGAAGGATTCTGCATGAGCCACGGAGAACTGCAATAGGCGAGTCATCTGTACAAGCGGCGAGGTGGCTGTAACAATTTCGCCACTTTCGAGTTCTGCGATCATCTTGTCACGCATCTGCTCATAGGCCTTCTTCTGCACCGTACCCATCTCAACCTCTCGCTCCTCATGAAGGATCGGGGGCAAGAAGGGTAGTACGATCTTCTTCAGCGTACGCCGGAGACGGGGATTCACACCCGCGAAAAACTCGTCTCGGGTCTGAGGTTTCAGTCCGAGAATGTGAATGCCTCCGAAGGCATTGATCACCGTATCCACCATCCGGTCGATGAATCGAGAGCGTGAAGGCCATTCATCCGGGCTGAGCCAATGCAGAATGGTCCACATGTCAGCCACGTTTTGTGCAATAGGAGTGCCGGAGAGTGCGAATCGATATTCCGCATCGCCAGTGGCAGCCCAGAGAGCCCGAGTCTGCTTGCTTTTGGCTTCCTTAGCTCGGTGCACCTCATCAGCGATGACCGCACCAAATTTGATCTCGTTCAATTCACGGAGATGGACTTCACAACGATTTGCACTGATTTTCTCGTCTTCACCACCGTGTTCGACGCACTTGGTGAGGGCAACTCCACCATAAGGAGCTAGCCGGGAATGAGCCCGCAGGGACTCCCAATTGATGATAAAAACGGCTGGTTTCTGTGCCCCATCCACTGGGTGTAGGTATGTTTCAAATTGCTTACGACGCTGAACAGCACTTCCATGAATCACTTGAACCGGGACCTCTGGCCACCACTTCTCGAATTCTCGTTTCCAGTTCGTCTTCACAGTATTTGGAGCCACAACGAGAACCGGGAACGGGTTGTCACCTCGGCGTACGATCTCAGCTAGTGCCCGGATTGTGGTTGCGGTCTTGCCGGTACCGGCTTCATCAGCTAGTAGGGCCTGCTTGGCGGTGGCGAGGAATTGCACTCCGGCTCGTTGGTGCGGGAATAGATCGAGATCACCCACAGCTTCAAGCTGTTCACGTAAAGCGTTAGAAGGGGACACGCGCTTGGTCAGTTCCTCATTGGCCCATTCAGTTAGCTTGGGGCCAATCTCCAAATCGTTGCCGAAGGTGCCTCGGAGGGCTAGGCATCCCGCCCACGAGATCGGCATGCTCCAGACTTCTTCCTTGGATCGCCAGTTGGCCCCTGGAATGGTCTTGATCAGGTCTTTGTACCGCCATTCTGAGGATATCAGAATACGTTCACCAGAGCTATCGAGTTCTACTTGTACTGTCATTCAATGTCTTTCTTTGTGTCAATTCTACCAAGAACGGGTTAGGATGACAAGAGTTTCGTGGGTTTCCATCCGTGACGAACGAGGTAGAGGAGGCCATGGCGTACTGCATCTCGGGCATGGTCCTTACTGCCTGGGACCCAGAATCCCAAAGTGTGCAGAGCCGCGTCTGGGAAGAGGTTCTTGGCATCGTTGGGAGATTGTAGCACGATCTCTTCGATCTCTCTGCCTGCATCCCACATGGCACGCTCCAGGTCTCCGATGCGACGAAGACTCTCCCCATGACTGGCTTTCTTGGCAGTAGCTATTGTGATTTGGAACCGTTCACAGACTACAGTAATATCTGGATGTTCAGCAAGCTCTTTTCGAATCGGATAAATGTAGGACTTCATATCCAGAATGTCTGCCCACTCCAACTTGGGCTCGGATTCACGATCCCAAGATAGCACGCACTCTCCTGTGGCAAGACCAGGATCGACAGCAATGACTCGCAATGATTCAGTGTCCATGATATTTCTCTCCCCAGCTACTAGCAAAGGGTCCTTCTGCGTCAGATGTGAGCGGGACGGTCCAACCATCTCGTGTGGTCATACACTCTCGCACCGTGGTCTTCACATCCAAAGCAATGTCCTTGGGTACACTCAGCACTATTTCGTCATGTACTGGAACCACCATGTACTCAGTGAGGTCAGCCTGATCGATCTTGATCAAATTCTTCTTGAAGATTTCAGCAGCGCTACCCTGAATCATGTAATTGACGAGTGCATACATGCGATCATCATCCGCAGGAAGTCGGCGTCCTTCCTTGGTAAGCACATACCCCACCCCCTCAGACAGGAGTCGAGCCTGCCCTTCCTGTTCAATGCGGCGCTGGAATAACTTGACACCTGGATAGTTGGATTCGAAAGAGTGGGCGACTTCTCGCATGACTTCCTCCGGAACACCAGCGGTAAGAGCCTGTTTGGCAATGCCAGCCCCATACAGTGACCCGTACACGTAGCCTTTGATGAGCTTGCGTCGTGGGTCACTCTTCTGAAGCCCATCGTTCTTGTATACCTGGCGCATGATGCTGGTGAACACATCACCCCCGGAGGCATCGGCGTCTAGGAATAGCTGCATCAGCTTTGGGTCTTCGGAGAAGTTTGCCATAAGGCGGAACTCAACCTGATCCAAGTCGGCTGTGACAAACACTTCTCCATCATGGCGCGGGATGAATGCATCACGTACGAGCGGGTCACCAGATGGGAGCGTCTGTAGTGCAGGTTCTCGTATGGAATTCCCGGTAAGATACGGCCCTGTTGACCATGCGGTAAACGTCCCAGTATCTGTAGATACACACCAGACATCAGAAGTTGAAACTGTTTCATGAGCGTTACGAAGACCAAATACAGGATTCTTGAACCTTACACTGAACCTATTGCCGTTCGACCATTCACTGGGGGGCATTTCAAACACAGAAGAACTATATCCTAGCCTATATCCAGCGATTTGGAAGACGAGGCGAGCCACTTCTGACTGACTGGCGATGATCTTATGCCGATCTACAGCCGTAGACCCGTCACAGAGGAATGCTGCTCCAAAGAACGCAGACACTTCATTAAGTGGTAAGTGAGAAATCCAGGAAACCAGAGAAAGAGAGTCTTTGAGATGCCCTCCACCCATTGAGATACCAGCAGAGGACAGCCGAGGTCTAAGCCAACGAGCCTTGATTCGCAATTCATGCAGCACATTATTGCTATCTGAAACTGGTCTACTTCGATCATACATGAGTGCATCCGTAGGAATAATTCGTAGAAGTTCTTGATAAAACTTATTCTCGGTTTGATACACCGTGGCACGAAGACCAATACCGTGACCATAGTCCCTACAGGTGCCATCCGTGATGAGCATTCCGATTAGTGCCGCAAACTGTTCACCCTCAGTCGTAGCATGTACTACTTTTGCAGTGAAATCAAATCCTGGCGCAGTGAGTGGCGCAAGTTGCAGCAAGTGGTGCTTTCCGGCGTGTGTAGGTTCAATGTGAACCCGATTCCTATCATCATATTTCCAAACCCAGCGGTGTTCTCGTGTGCTAGCAAGTGAAGGGGACCATGATACTATTTCTTGGCTTTCGTATCGATGCACTGCGCGGACAGTGACCCAGTTACCATCCTTATCCAGGGTCTTGTCTCCGACGTGAATGTTGTCCACCGGGACCACTCCACGATCTGTCAGCAAGCCGTGACTGGTAGGCAGGCACATACGCCCGGTCCGGGCCTCGGAGGTCATAATGTTCGGGTGCAGCAGGCCATTCACGTTGCGGTTGATGAAGTTTTCGAAGTAGGAGGAGGCGATTTTCGCGGCTTTTCGTTGGTTAAGGATCGCTTCAGCGAGATTTTTTACTTCTGCATCTCCGTCACGCTTGAAAATCTCCAGTTGTTCTTTGTCAACGGACGGTGCACCACTGGCAGTTCGCTTGGTGATCGGGGCTCCGAGCTTTTCGAAGAGTCGAGCCATCTGAATCGGGCTGGTGATGGAGTATCCATATGTTGATTCCGACCAGATACGCATCTGGTTGGAGTACTCCATCAGTTGATTGTACTTCTCTTTGGAGTATTCGAGATCGACTCGGGCTCCGTTGACTTCCATAGTGGTGGCGATTCGCCGGACGTTCATCTCTAGCTCATAGGCGAGACTGAACGGGGTACCGGGGGCCACTTTGGGGTAGAAGTGATCATGAAAAAGTCGTGCTGTGATTACCGGGTCGAGGGCACCATAGTTTTTATAGGAAGGCCAGTCTTCTGGGATGGTTCCCCAGGTCCAGCCGTTCCGAACCATGTCTTCTTCGAGTTGCTGCTGTAGCAGTGGTGCAGCAGGATCGATGAGACGGGAGGTGAGCTTCTTCAGCGCATGGGTTTGTGCGGCTGGGTCGATGATCTGTGACATGAGCATGGTGTCATGCATGCGCTCCCAAGGGAATTTCCATCGATGTCCGGCGTGGACGGTCATCCAGGCACCTTCGAAGGCGATGTTGTGGGCGATCATGGGTCCATTGAAGTCTTTCATGACTTCGAAGAAGACTCCGGACCAGGTTTCCCACGGTATGGCCCAACCTGTGTGGGCATCTCCTACCTGCATAAGTCGAATTCGACCGTGCCAGGGAGATAGGGCGTCGTTCTTGTCATTGCCGGGAAACTCTCCCGTCTCGATGTCGAATGCGATAGCGTTCAGAGGGCGTCGTTCGCCCATCCATCGCTTGAATCGCAGTGCGTCTTCGAGATTGTCTACGTAGTTAAGGTCTACGCTACCCAGTCCGCTCGGAGTCTCCGTCATCGTCTTCTTCCTCGTCATCGTCTTCGTCGTCACTGTACATGATACGGTCTGAGATCATGTTCGTCAAGACATCTCCCAGAATGTGCAGAGCCTCACGGGGTTCGAATCCGGATTCTTGCAGTTCCAGGTAGAGTTCGTGGATTTCAATCGTCAGTTCGCGCAGCGGACTTGTCTCAACGCCGAGAGGAACTGGTGTGTCATCCATATAGGTATTCTACTGGATATATTCGATACGGTAGGCGTCATCCAGATCGGAATCATGCTCCGCAGCTTTTCTGATGAGCACTTCAGCCACTCGTGTCAGGTATCGAGCGTTGAATTCATCATATCTGTAGAGTGCTTCTATGACAGCGGTGGGGTCCGCCGTGGTAAGGGTCCAGTGTCGGAATTCTTCCGGATATACAATGGGGTCACTGGGTCCTGGCTTACATTCTGGACAAGGTACTGCGTCGTCTTCTAGTTCGTATCCTGGTTCTTCATGTAGCCCATATTTATTGACGAGAGGGCAAACGGAGGAATGATAGATCAAGCTGGCTCCGACTCGGTGGAGAACATAGGTTCCTCCGGTTGTTCGGTATAGGGTGAATTCTATCCATCGAACCGAGTTAGAGTGGTATGAGGAGGATTCTGCCAGCTTAGTGCCGTTGAATCGGAGAATTCTGGCTCCGTCGTCTATTTCGTACATAAAGGATTCCTGTCATTTTGTGCCTAATCGGCCGGTCTCCTTTAGTATATCATGTAGATTTATGCTGATTCTATGGGTTCTTCGGGTGTGGGCACTTCTGCTGTAGCAGGAACATGAGGATATGGTTCGGGATGTTCCTCAACAGAGGTCGTAGTCGCGGCTGGCACAGCTTCGGGGACAACGGTTGCGGCTTGTACAGATGTGTCTTCTTGTGCCGCCGACACTACATCCAGTAGTCCAGCGAGTGAGGCTGGGTCGAACTCAATAGTGGTTACCGCCATAACAGGACCATCACCATAGCCAGAGATGGAGGTTCTCACAGGATCATGACCGTCCACGCTGGCAATGAAGAGGGTCAAGGCGGCTTTGCCGTTCGAGACCGTGAATACGGCCTTACCATTATCGGACTCGATCAGAGTCCCTGTGGGCTGATTTACTGTTGCCATATCAAGATTATAACAGAACTACGATGATTACTCAAGCTGTTCTTCGCCAACCGTACACACCGAATACCGGATGAATGTTGTTATGAGCCGCGCCTCCACCGTTTGCATAGATGGAAATTCCAGTACCGGCTCCTCGTGTAGTAGATTCCTCATGGGCTGAACCGTTGGTGGCGAATCCAATGGAGTTGGAGCCGCCACGAGTGACGAAGTTATAACCAGTGGGAGAATAGTGAGAGTGTCCAGGGTCATATACGTTGTGGGCGTGGCTGGGCATTTCGGCAACGGTGGTGGTGTGTGTTGCCTCTCCGGCTGTAGCTCCGGCTGAAGCGACTGTAGTACCAATGATCATCGGAGATCGATCTGCTGGTAATGTGCTCCAGGTGCCACCCAGGAAGCTGGCGGGACTCGTGTTGACATAACTGTAATACACGGCTCCGACAGGGTACGTATAGGAGAGGATAGCGTCCTTCACACTATCAGTGTCTATGACTTTATTTCCACCTTGGTAGATATCTCCAGCAACATCCAGCATTCCCTGAGTTCGGTAGTGACCGACGCCAATTCCGTTATCCTCATCGAAGTCGAGGAAGACTGCTGCGGTGTCTAGTTTGATCACTTGATCCGTGACCGTGCCGATAGAATCTCGTGCATAGAGACGAACATATCTCACAGTCGTTGTGTCGGTCACATTGATTGGTGTGGATGTTCCTGCCCATGTTCGGGTTCCGACAACTATGGTGCCCGGGGAGTACGATGGAGTACCGGTAGGTGGATTAGATGTGGCTACCACATAGGCGGTCTGGATACCATTCTTCTCACCACTATTGTTTATTGAAGCCACGGTTGCGGCATTCGAGCTTCCCGAAGACGGCGCAATCATGATATATGTGCCGCTTGGGTCTGCTGTGCCCGAGCTATTGGTTCGATAAATCTGCCACGTCAATGCCGGGGCTGTGTACGCAAGGAAAGTTCGCGTCACATCAGCCGTAGTCGTACGTCCTCGGGCATCCGTAGCCGTTAATGTAAACGTAACGGAACCGGTTCGATTGAACGTGGTGGAGAACGCTGATCCGGACGGCGTGGATGCGGAGGTTCCCTTCAACGTGACGGTTCTTGTGGACATCGTAGTTCCGAACGGAGCCGTTGATGAAACACTCGGAGTCAGAATCGATTGGTTCTGAAGAGACACACCAGAGCCAATGATGCTGGATTTACTATCCGCCCAAGACACAGTAGGTGTGCTGGGTGCCAATGAGGAATCCACAGTCAGTGTGACTGGCTGTGTCGATGTACTTCCGATCTGTGTCGTATATGCACTGCTGTTGTATGTGATCAGACGAATTCTAGCCTGACTGCTACCACTGACCACCGTTGTCGTAGCATTTGGCAACAGACTAGCATCCGTCACCCAAGTCGTAGACGGGGTAGACAGTGGACTACCTGAAGAACCCGCAATGTTCACCCAAGTAGACCCGTTATCCAGTGAATAGTCAAACTTGTAGTAGAAGCCACCCACAGCGGGTGTTCCCGTTAGGCTGATACTGTTACCGTTCGTTGTACCAACTAGTGTGAC